TACCAGGTTAACATATACCCAGCCATAGAACTCTAAACATCAAAACCAACCAATCTTCCTAAATATTCTTCCATTCCCCCTGAACATAAGTTATTATAACACATCTAGTAATAAAAGTAAAACATTTTGGGAGATTGGTTGGTTTTGATGTTTAAAGTTTTCTGTCTGAGTAGCAAGATTCGAACTTGCAGCCTCCCACCGTCTAAGCGGGCCGTCTACCAGGTTAACATATACCCAGCCATAGAACTCTAAACATCAAAACCAACCAATCTTCCTAAATATTCTTCCATTCCCCCTGAACATAAGTTATTATAACACATCTAGTAATAAAAGTAAAACATTTAGGTGGGTGGGCAATGCACGGTTTAGGCTTTTTGAAAATCCTCAGTAAGTACCTCGGTGCACCCATCAGTGACTGTATACGAACCTCAACAAATATTCAAAATTACTACACTACCCACCTAAATATTCTTTCGTTTCCTCTTGGTATGTGTTTATTATAACACATCTAGTAATAAAAGTAAAACCCCCGGGTCCTTGTGGATTCCGGGGGTCTGAAGTTGATCTTAGATCTGGTTCAGATACCCGGAGGTCCGGTCTCATAATGACGTGTATTTAGGCTTGCCGGTGCCCACACGATGGTCAGCTGATTGCCGATCGCATCAAACCCGCGGAGGCATGTGGCCAACGATAAGGTTTTTGTGTGTTTCATCGAAGCAAATTTCATACAATTTTTCTATCTAAATCTTTTTGTTTGTTACATGTTATTTATTATTTATATAACTAAAACTTCAGGTTTTAGAAAAACTTATCAGGTAATACCGTGGAATCGAACCACATACCCAGCCCGGCGGGTAACAACCATGTTACGGTGATCAGCCGTTATACTACCTGATAAATCATCCTAAGTTTCTATTATAACACATCTAGTAATAAAAGTAAAAATATTTTTGTGTGGTAGCGAAAGGATTTGAAATTTCTAATCCGACTGAGTTAACTGCCTAATCTCCAGTTCGTAATTCCCTTGTCTTCGCCATAGCCCATTGACTCCCCGACATAATCCCCGACATAATCTCCGCAATCACCTTCGTAGCCCATATCAGCTGCATCAGCGCAGGCCTTAACGATCAGTGCAGCAAACATTTCCTTATCAAAGTAACCGGTATTATGATTGGTGGATTTGTCGATAAAAGATTGAATAATTTTGTTCATAAGTTATTATAACACATCTAGTAATAAAAGTAAAATCAGTCTTGAACAACTTCGAAAAAGACAGACACATCAAGATTGGTTTGCTCTGCTTCTAGCATCAAGTCCTGTGCGTCTACTTCGGACAGGGAATCAGCAACAACAGTTCTGGATAAGGTATTGTCGTTGAAGGCGATGACTGAAAACATTTTGTGATCCTTGGTTGGTATGTGTTTATTATAACACATTCAACAATAAAAGTAAAAACATTTTGGGAGATTGGTTCGAAGCTGGTGACTAAACCAATCTTCATCCTGTTGTGTTCTTTTTAATTTCCAAAAATATTAATTAGTATAAGCAAAGACGGCATAGAAAACGATAATGCTAGTGACCAAAATAAAGAACTTTTATACCAAGGAGTATATTCAAGTCCAAGAATGCCACATAGTTCTTTTTCAGACATCTTACTAACATCAATATAGTGTATTGTTTTCATATTCTTTTTCCATAGTTTGTAATCAGGTAATAACTTTTACCTATTGCTTCTGTTTCTTCTGCAATGCTACTATATAACACCATCATATTCAATATGGTGATAGGAATACACGGCGCCAACTCTATGCCACAAGGGCTAAAACCTAGCTTGTTTGATTACGTTGTTCATGATGTTTCCGTGTTGGTTGGTATGTGTTTATTATATCACCGCCCAGAATAAAAGTAAAACTTTACACAAGTTCTGCTTCAAAAACCTCGGCGTATACGCTAGCATAAAGCTGGTTGTCGATAATCTGACCGCCGTAGCACACTGCATACAACTCTGCACAAGCCTTGACCGTAAATTTCATGACTTTGCCGCTGGAAGTGATAAGAATGTACATTTATGTTTCCGTGTTGATAAGTTATTATATCACCGCCCAGAATAAAAGTAAAATCATGTGTGAGCGTCGCTTGTAGAGTGTCTAGGTCAACATCGGCTAAAGCATAAACCCGCTTAAACAGCGGCTAAGACTGTCCTAGGCATGCCTCAAGAATACTAAACATCTACCCAACAAGGTAGAATGACCTTACGAACAACCAATGACTGGAGAGCATAATATATTATATTCACCAAATCTGGCTAGAAAAATAAACAGACACCTACTTAGAGTAACTCTTTGTACATAAAAAATTTAAATTTTTAACGTATTAGCTCTAGCCACTTTATCTGTTTATGTTCTTTTACTTCGGCCATAAAAATATTATCTGCGTAGTATGTTTTTGTTTCGCCATTTGCTATTACCACCTTCCAATAACCAGTAGGTATAGGAATCGCGCCGAGCATGTAAGGTGGATCTTTAGAGTAAATTGGAATGGTAACAACGAATACATCCAAAGTTGATGCATAGAAAATATCTCTAATATTATCCTCTAATACCTTCCAGGCCTTTCTATTCAGGGTTGGTACTTGCGGTGTCATATTTGTCAGAACAAATGTAGCGCGTTGTTCATCTTTTGTTGAAGCATTCGCTGATGGTGCCAGATGTCCACGGTCATAACCAGATGCAGCATAATCAGCATTTTCAGGGCTATTTTTAATGCGTGAATCTTGTCTAAAAGAATTTACTCTTTCAATTTTACCAACATCGGTGCCTTGTTTTAGTCTTTCTGAAACAAATTTTGGCCTAGAATTGACCTCATCATATGAAATTACAAAAAAAATATTGCACAATTCAGTCGACTGCTTATGCTTTTTAAGCCCAGCAGCGTATAGCTCTGGGCATGAAGCATATGAAACCGAAGAGAAAAATGCCAATACAAGCAAAACTCTCTTCATTATTTAAGCCTTTTCTAATTCGGGTAGATTAGAAAATTGATCGATACCTGTAAAAACATAGTCATAATCGGATAGTTCGGAAAGGCTTAGACTTCGGGGCTGCCCATCAAACATGCAAAAAACATATTTTGGAGGAAATTCATCTTCTAGAAACCTACCAAAAATATCTTGCATTGTTAATCGTTGGCCTTGCTTAAATTCTTTTTTCATAGTATACCTTTGTTGTTGAAATGTTATTTACATCTTAAAGCCAGAGAATTTTTCTGCGGCTGCTTTACCTAATCGTTGTGGTGCATTACTGGGTTGAGGGGCCAATGCAGGTTTGGCCAAAGTCTGGGCACTTGCCTCTAGTTCATAGAATTTCATTTTTGCTTTTTCAAGACCCACAACAAATTTATCAAGTTCACCATACCGATTTTTTAACATCTTGATGATAATTTGATCCATCTCTGATAATTCATCTGTGGCAATAAGAGTAAAGGCGCTATCCAGGCTCATTATCAAGCCGATACTATCTGCGGTGTCAGCCATTGACACATCGGAATTATCATAAGCACCACGATTTAGTTGATGGCCTGTAAGAATCGGTACGTTAAATTCAATTGCCAGTGATCGTAGTTCTTCTGCGATAGTCTTAACATATGTATTGGTGTTAGTCGACCCACCCATCTTGATCCTAGCAGAAGCACAGATACCTAGATAGTCAATAATAATTAGATTGGGAATAAAATTCTGTTTGGTTTTTAGTTCTTCTAGTAGGCCACGAAAATGTCCAGAATGTGCTGCGCCTGTAGGATATTCCTTAACATATAGTTTGCCATGAGTCTTGGATGAAATCTTATCGATTTTCGACATGAAGACATCTTTTGGAAGACCCTTAATACTATCAACCGTGATGTTCATTAGGTTCGCATCGATACGTTCGGAGATCCTAATTTCAGACATCTCCATGGTAATATACAATACATTCTTACCGGCGGCCAATGCGACTGCGGCATTGTTAGTCATAAAAATTGATTTGCCGGCGCCAGATGAACCGCCTACTGAGTTTAGAGTTTTTCTACTCATTCCACCCTTGGTCAATTTATCGAGAGCAGTAATACCAAACGAAATCTTATCCTCGACTAGATTATATTGATCAAAGCGGTCTGAAGCATCGGCCAAATAAGCATGGCCTACTGATGAATCAAAGTTAATATTGATGGCATCAGCAAGAAGCTTGGGTATGGCATCATCAGTTAGTTTCGATGAGCCATCCATGATGCCAATAGATTCCATGATGGCAAGATAGATAGCCCGTTTTTTACAAAAAGTTTCGGTGGCAGTTAGCAGCCAATCAATATCAGTTGGGGTAGTAGAAAATGAATTAACAAGAAGCTGGGCAGTTTCTAATTCGGCATCTGAAAGTCCCTTGACATTTTTTAACTCCAGTGAAAGAATCTCTGGAGTAGTAGCTCTATTGTGTTTATTGAAAAATTCTAGTGAAAGTTTTAGAATTTGGCTTTCAGCTTTATCGCTAAAGTAGGTATCCTTAAGAAAAGGAATAACCACACGGCTGTATTTTTCATTAATTAGTAGATTGGCTAGGATGCTGGTTTCAATTTTCACTTCTGACATTAATACTCCGTAGGTTTATGTCCCATTATATATGGGGACCGAAGTCCCCGAAATAAATTACTTCATTGCCTTACTACCTTCTGCCGCAAGCCGGTTTAGAAAATCCATAGCATTTTCCTTGGGTTTTGCTACAAATGCACCCACCTGTGTATTCAATGTCGGAAATTCTAAGCCAGTAGAGGCTTCTTGAATTAGGCTGTTGATCTGACCTTTATCTGGGTCTGTGCCACCAGTGTATTGAACCTCTCCAGCCTCCAATTGTTCTACAATCATTGTATGAAGTAGAGTAGCAACATCATGCTCAAACGACTTTTTATCTACCGGGGTCCCTTGAATTACATTGTAATCAAATTGTAAAGAAGGATTATCTACATCATCCGTATTCACCCATACGCGGCCGTATTGATATACAATTCCAGAATCATCGCCTTCAAGAATAGTAATATTGGCAAGATAGGATTCGGTATAGTCAACGCGGGTGTTTTGATTAGTTAATTTCATGATATATCCTTATTCTTAAATGTTGGCTAGTTCGGTATCGATTGCATCATCTGTTAGTAAAGCTCCATTGCTTACCTTATACGTTAAGGTTAGATAATCCTTGAATAGATTTGTTTTAAGGACCGGTGCCCAGAAGTCTTTATTATCAATATCCTTGGCTCGAAACTTTTTATCTTCCATAACACCATCATCATCAACTCTAGAATACCATCCATTAGAGGGTTTTTGAACAGCTTTACTATCTAATGCAATTTCAAGTAGACCGGTGTATTTTGATAAACCACCCTCAAACTTTACAGTAATAGGAATAGCAGATTTTTCTCTTACATATCTAGATTTTTCGATGCGGATAGTAAAATTATATCCAGATAGTTCCGTACCGTCCTTGTCCTGTGAACGTCCGATTAGCCATACATTATCGCTAGCCAACATTACACCAGTGCCGCCACTTAATACGGCCTTACTATAAATTTCTTGGGTCATATAAATGTGACCAATTTGTACTAAAGGAATATCCAAAATACGTAGGTACGGGGTAATGATTCGGTAGAAGCTTTTAAGGTATTTTGCCCTCGACATATCGCCCACAGATTTACCATCGATAGCATCATCTTGTTCTTTTAAACTCGCAAGATTTCCTATCGAATCAATCATGAAGAATACCTTTTCACCCCTAGTAATGGTAGTCAATTGCTGCATCATTTCAAACTTTAATTCTTCCAGATTTTTCACCGGAACATGCAGGACTCTAGAGGTATCAATTCCAACCGCTGAGAAGTACTCTTTGGGAGATCCAAATTCCGAGTCCATAAAAAATAAAACTGCGTCCTTATGCTTTTTAAGATATGCAGCCGCAATGATTAGACCATACATAGTTTTAAAATGTCGACTTGGTCCAGCAATAGTAAGAATGCCCGACTTCATCCCGCCATCGATGCTGCCGGATAATGCAATATTAATCGCTGGGATATCCGTAATAGTTTCGTCGACATCGTTGAAGAAGGTGGACTTGTCCAAGACCGATGCGATCTTGATAGTTGAATTTTTCCGTAGCTTATCCATTAGAGACATCATGTTTTTCCTTGGTGTAAAGATTAATTATATAACGGTAATATGAGAAGCGAAATAATCTTATTTCTTTGGGCCAAATCGTGGCAAGGACCCATGTGATCTTGGGATATGTCTGAGATCCAATAAGGTATCAAGATCTCCCGACCAGATTTTTACTACACTCAACAAAATATTCTTGATATTCTTGCCGGCATGTGTTTCAATAGGATCGAACGTTTCAAACATATAAAAAAGCTGAGTCTGCCCGATATGTTTTTGACTATTTTCCACATGTCTGGCAAAATAAGTATCAATATCAAAAACCCCCTGGGTCATTTTCTGGTTATTAAGGAAGTTGCTTTTGGCTTCTTCCAGGGAAAGGCCCCTAAGAAAATCACCACATTCAGGTTTGGTTTTATCAAGTTGTGGTTGAAAAAGTTTGGTAATTTGTTCTAGATTCATAAAGTTCCAATTTTTAAAAGAATTCAGAGAGATCACTAGTAGTTTGCTTTTGGAATTCAAAATTACAGAATATGTATTCGGGATTGTCCACTGATGTATTATCCTTTCTTGGTTTAGTACTTGTAGTCCAAAGATTATCTAGCTTTACACAGTTCCATGAAGTTAATAAATGGGCATTATATTCATGAATAGTATCTGTGTAAATTACATTGCCATGAAACTCTTCTATCATACCAATAAAGATTTTTGTCTTTAAATTGTTAAAATTAGATTTGTAATTTATCGGGTTTTTGTAATAGGGTGGGTCTAAAAACCAAGTGGTATCCTTATTATCAAGAGCACCCAAGTTGAAGAAGTCGGCCTGCTTAAAGTCTATATTCTGACATCTCTCTATGATTTTCTTAAGCATACAAAGGTCGAGCATTGAATGGCTTCGACAACCAAAGCTTTGATTAAATCCATTAGGGCCCCATCTAGCAAGAGAATTCAAACAACACTGGAATAGTTTTTGTTGATGAACTGCCTTTTGTGGTAGATTCAAAGAATCATAGTTTAGGTTATAATAATTCCTATAGCTATAGTATGATTGATGATCATTAGGGATAAGTTCTGGGTCTTTACAATTATAGAGTTTAATATACTGTTCGATGTTTATAATCTTAAAGCCATTAAACAAGTCTATTAATCTTTCATTATAGTCAAATGCTAAAGTTTTATTGTTAACATTTAGGGATACTGCGGCAGAACCCAGAAATGGCTCTATCAGATGTTTTTTTGTATCTATTAGAGGTAGTATAATATCCAAATATTTGTTCTTACTACCGGCATATCTAAACAGCTTTAAGTGACTCATTAAAAGAATTCAGAAAGATCATTCCTGTGCTCGGCCTTCCAGTTCATGGGCTCGATCATAAGTTGAACAGCATTCAGAAATACCTTTTCAAACTGAAGATCAACATCGATATATTTGTGTAGACCGAACTCAGTTGGTAGCTTGTTGTCCACAGGCCACCCGATGATGTTTTGGTGTAATGGATTTGGTTCTGCTAGGTAGATAAACTTAAGTTTGTTCCCTTCTTTTAAAATTTCATATTTTTTGGTTAGGCCATTTTTTTCTAGCAGATGGTTGTAGAGTAGGGCTGCTCTAACATGAATAGGTGTCTTCTTTCCGAAAATAGTATTAGGGTCAGAATATTCGGCTAGGTTAGACAGCCCACGCGGGAAAGCAATTTGTTCAACTGTCAAGTTAACAAAATCTGCTTTTACCTTTGCGATGTATTCTTGCATTTCTGATTCGGTACTGTCAAGAATAATTTCAATTGAGTCTTTTAAAGCTTTTTGGATTACCTTAGGGGTAGATGACTTAATAATCTCCATTCCCATAATTTTCAATTTTGGCTTTGCATAGGATACACCTTCAGAGGAATAGACCCGCGCGAAGTATTTTTTCTTGCCAAGTTGGACCAGATGTGATGCTGCCATCTCAAGCTTCATATTAAATGTATTTTCATACACATTTAGTTTGGTCGCAATATCCTGAGTAATTTTTGTGATAACCGGCGACATTTTATCATTAGCCAACTTCTCAATTAGCTTGATATTCTGCTCAACAGTATTGTTGGGTGCATATTTTTTGACTACCTTATCAAGTGTCATTATCGCACTATCGGTATCGGCATAGAACATAGTACCAGTACAATCTATCTTCATTACATCAGAAAACTCTTTGTCAAACCTAGCCTCTAAAGTTCGAAGTAATAGCTGACCAGTTAAGGTAATTGATTCTGCAATATCTGGATTAAAGTAACGAAACCCGGCGTTGGCTAACGAGCCATAAAGTGAATTTAAATTTAGCTTATATGCAGTTTGAATGTTATTCAGCTCTGAATAACGCTGTGATAAGATGAAAATTTCTTTTTTGTCATTGGTAGTTGTCTTTAATTGTTCAATCTGCCGCTCAATGTCAAGCATTAAGTTTTTAGCGTCTCGCCGCTTTGTCATATACAGTTTAATGACTAGAGGAATAATACCTAGGGACTTTTTTGAATACATAGAACCATTAGGAGCAATACAGACTTCCGAATCTGTCTTAGGATAAGTTCCAGCTAGACACGACTCAACCGTGCTTTCTGTTTGCCCCAGATATGTTTCTGGCGAAAGATTTAATGCGCGCATAATGCTAGGATAGAGCGATGAAAAATCAAAGGAAATAATCTGCCTATACATACCAGGGACCGGAGTTTTAACATAGGCCCCCTCAATCTGTGAAGTTATACCGCTACTCTTCCTTGGTGGTGTTACAATCCCCATACTTAAAAGTTGATTATGCATGATAGCATCCCAAGTTTTAACGGGGCTGTATACATCAGTATAGTTAATCCTAGCTTCATAAGCCATAGTACATGCCAGCTGGATTAATTTTAGTTTATCATTAATCTTGCTAACCAATTCAGTATCAACAATGTTGTACTCTACGAATTCATCAAACGCATTACGATAGAATGCATCAAATGATTCCTCGGGATTTTCGAGTTTTGTAGTACCTAATTCTTCCTGGGCAACCGAGCCAAGACTCCAACTCTCACGAGCATTGGTGGTGAATTTTTTCATTAACAGCATCATATCTAGGACAGACACACCAACGATAGAATATTCACATTCTTCTCGGCCCTGAAACATTCTCAATTTGAAATCAACCTGACCCCAAGGAGATAACTTCTTGGTAAAGTCGGGACCAAGTATGATATTAAGTCGATTAACCAGGTACGGCATATCGAAGCCATCACAATTCCAGCCAGTAATAACATCAGGTTGTTTTTGTTCCCAGAATATTAGGAACATTTTCAGTAGTGTTTTTTCATCTGAGCATTGAGTATAAGCCGTTTCGACCTTATGCTTTCCAGTCGGTGTATATTTCTTAGTCCCCCAGGTATAGCAACGCTTGGTGTGCATATCCTGAAGAGTAATTAGTTGAACCTCACCGAGGGCATATTTTGGGTCAGGAAAATTTCCGTCGGCCGACCCGGTTTCAATATCAATTGAGTATGCTTTAATATGTTTGAAATCCCATCCAGTAAATTGGTATTCATTCGCATATTGCAGTATTTCATTCTGTTGACCAAATACTTCTACGCCAGAAATACCGGTGTACTGTTTGCACCATTCCCTGGCTTCATACATATTTCCTGGCTTAACAGCCTTAACTGAATCACCATAAAGCGTCTTCAGGCCAGAATTATTGCTTGCATCTTTAAGATAGTAGGTAGGTGACCAAATATCTTTTCGTAGAGAGTGAATTCCATCAACAACCTCGCGAACTAGAATATTTTGTCCACTTTTGGCAATAGAAGTATAGAATCGGTTATTTTTCGCAGTGTTCATAATGTATCGTAAAGAATACATTACTGCGCCAATGTATTCTTTACGATACATTGGCGCAGTAATGAAAAGTGAGTGTCAGAAGCTTTATTATACACCGTACTTTAGTGTATGAAAATAAACTTTTAGTCTACTTCGCCGGCTAGCATCATAGCGATATCACGAAGACAATCCTCGACCGGATCATGGGCTACAAGTTTATCTTGATTATAGTCAGTACAAACTGTGGTATCTACCTTGATATACCCTCGTTCGGATTTTGGATACAATACCTCGATAAATGTGCGAATATCTCTAAAACCGTAGTATGGAGCCAGAGGCTTCATATCTGCGGCTTTGAATAGAGAATCTGTAATCATTTGGTCAAAGGAACCGCGGGTATAAATTTTAGAGTTTTTCGAACCACCACGGCTATGATAAAACTCAGTAAGAGCAGATAAACCATCAACCACAGACATATCAGAGGAGGATGGAATCAGACTCATTGCTTGAGATGCTTTGGATTGCTCAGACCACCACTTCAATGTGTCCTTACTGACAGACCTATTATAGATGGTCTGTTGCTCGCGAGCATTAAATTTTACAAAAAAGGAATTTTTTCTTAAACCCTCTACGGTGAAAAATGGCTTGGCTTCAAATGGTACCAAGCCGATTGAAAGAATTACAGCATTTGCTTCTGTGGCAAGTGTTTCAATATCAAGTGCAAATAGTGAGTAATTCATTATAATCCATAATTAAGTTAGGGTCTTAGCCCAGTCATACGCCTTGGCTTCGTTTACAAAAAACCTAACGAAAAAATCGTAATCAGCTTTTTGTTTACTAGCTATTACAAGAACGTTTTTTTCATTTGTAATAGAAATACTATAGTTCCAATTTCCTCGTCTGAAGATAGGAAATTTTGCTAGTTTGGTAATTTGCATTTAGATTTTCTTGCCCATAGTGTACTTTACAGTCAAAGTCCACTGAGACTTCTGTGCGAAAGGAATAATTTTAATACAATTGGTGGTCAAAATCAAGTCTGATTTTTGTACTACCTTACATAGGCCCCATTGCTCTAGGAGATTTGCGATAGTATTCCGTCTGGCAATATCATTGTATTCAATATTGGTTGGTTTACCGTCTAATGCAAAAAGCTCTTTGAAATTCATAATATAATATTTGCCACGGCGGTGTAAAATATGGCAGGTCTGGCAGAGAATCTTTTCTTTTTTTGAAGCAATTCCTATTCTAGATAAGGTTTCTTTTATTTTTAAAAAGGCATCAGGATCAGGAAGGATAATTTCATAGAGACATGACTCAGTCCAATGATAGGAGTCGGTTAATAGATAAGTCATAATAAAGGGGCGTGTTGGTTAATCCCTTTATTTATGATTTTTTATCGCCCACCTTTGGTCATTTTATTTTCAAGTTCCTTAATATCATCTTCTGTTAAAATTAGGTTATATTGCTCTGCTATAAGCTTACTGCATTTATAAAACTCTGAGATAAGTTTAACACGTTCATCCTTGCGCGGTTTCGCCCAAGTAGAAAAGCGTTTCTTTTTATTTTTGATTGCATGATTATAGAAGTCAAATGCCCACTTTTTGGGTATTTTTGATGCAGCCAGACTGTTCATCTCATTGGCAATCATAATCGTATCATAAAAATTAGAAAATCCCCTATTCACCATGAATGGCTCATATAGTGTTTCACACTCAGACCAATCAGAAGTTTTGGTAGAACTTAGACTGTTGATAACATCAAACACATTCTTCATGTTCTTCCTCTTCTTTAGAACTTACGATAATGGTACGATCTGAAAACATTGCCATTGCCATATCAATAATTTCTTGTTTTTCGGTGCTCTGACCAACAAAGGGGCCTAAGTTTAAGATTCTACCGTAATAGATACCTTGCAGAAGTTCTATCTCCAAATTAACAGGGATATGCTCGACTAACCTTTTGAGTTGATCGACAATATTTTCATTAACTCCTGCAACAAGGCCGCGCCAGTATGAAAAAACACCGACTACTAAAGCAACAATAACATATTCCATTTTAATCCTTAATTGGGTCAAGTAACATAATTTCAATCATAGCAGCCATTAAGGTGATAGTTTGATCTACGGCAGCAGTCGATTTGTAACCATAGTCGCTCATGATTAGAATAATCTGAGGAATGGTTTCTGGCTTGAAATAGTCATTGGAATTATCGTAGAAGTCACGAAACAGAGTTTGCATTTCAATGTCTGCATTTTCACCGACCCATCGTCTGACTACTTTAAAGTCTTTAGTTTTGATTCCATTCAATAGTTCTGCAAAGGTCTCCTTGGATGAGCCAAGGAGAATCCCAGAATCAATTTTGCCGGCAGCCGAGTACCGCTGAAGCTCGTTTAAAGTTTTACGAAAATCGGGAAAGAATTTATTTACGATCTGAGCAACTACTGCTTTATCGAACTCGATATTATTGGTAGTTAGAATACCCAGAACGCGCTTAAACATCTTCGAGGCTAGTTTTGGCTTGTCCGATGCCTGCGCATTAAAATCAATTAGCAAGGCCCGAGATTGAATAGCCGGAATGATCTTGGATAATGAATTTGTAGTAAAGAAGAATCTGGTATTAGAAAACTCTTCAATCACACCTTTAAGTGATAAAAATGCCTGGTTAGAAAGTGAGTCTGCCTCATCGAATAAGACAATCTTAATTCCACCATTCAGTGAAACCGAACTACTGAAAGATACCACGCTGCTACGGATAACATCAATCGATGGTGTTAGTCCACAATTGATGCTAAGTAGGTCAGCATCCATGTCATTGGCAATTGCATTGCAAATCGAAGTCTTACCGGTTCCTGGTGGACCAGATAGAATTAAATGCTGAAGACTGTTATTTTTAATAGCAGAAGTAATCATACTGGCAACCGAGTCTGGCAAAATGCAGTCGGCTACTGTTTTTGGGCGCCAGGCTTCTGCCCACACTTTTTCACTCATATATCTCCTTGTTAAGGTAACATTATATCACATCTGCACATAAAAGTAAACCAGCCGAAGCTGGTTTGTGATTTAGTCGAAGCTGCTGGTCGACTCAAGTGCAATGTAGAATACCGCATCAAGTGATGTATTTTTGAAACGAGAGATCTTTTTTGCTGAGATACTAACGTCATATTCTCCTGGGATAAGTTTTAAGTTTTCAGTCTTAAAATTTACCTTAAAAGTCTTATCGGTATCGCCAAGCGGTACAGTAAAAGAATTAGAGGTTGCTGATTTCAAATCGGCAACTTCAAATGATAGAAATTCACCATCTGCAACCAGTGACACATCTGAGCTTCGAAGTACACCTGCAGTACGAAGAACCAATGCTAGTGTTTCCTGCGATAGGGTAAAATCAATATCGGATGTGGGAAACTTGATTGCCTTATTAGGCACAATCAGGATACTTTCATCAGCAGCATAGTACTTAATTGCATTGCCGTTTTCAGAGATTAGTGCGTATTTACCTTTAAAAGTAACTTCAGGATCAGAGAATAGGCTTAATGCACCTAGAAATTCTGACAAGTCATAAATCGGCATAACCGCTTCAAAATCTTCGGCAATAACAATATCAGCCAGAACATTTTTCTGAGGAGAAATAGTCGAAACCACTTTACCAGGCTTAAGGATTACGTTTTGATTGATAGAGGAGAGGTGCTTAAGAATAGCAATAGTTTCGCGGCTGATTTTCATAGAATTTCTTTCATAATAAAGGCAATATTGCCTGCTTGATCAATTATATCAGGGTAACACTAGACACAAAATAAACTTACTCGGGTAGATCGTTCCCCGATTCTGCTGCATCAAGAATGAAGCTAGCACAGCAGATAAGATGGGCCAAGTGATTTTCGCCAGTCTCAAGATCTCGTTCCTCGCCAGACATAAAATGAAAGGCATGCCGCATCATAGCATCCATATAGCGCTGTTTGGCAGATGGCACGAGCTTCCAGTTATCTTTGCTATATTTCTGGGCACCGAATGTTAGTACCCTACCGACTGCTAGCATAGCATGTGGCGGGAGTAGCGACATCATTGGTTTGCCAGAATCAAATTTACTACCCTTATCGAGAGTAGTTAGTGTGGCATTAACTGGACCTGGACAAAATATTCCGCCGACGTACATACCAACCATGGGTGGTATGTGCTTATCAGACATCTAGACTGTATACTGATACTGGGCCCTTGCGGGTATTTTTCATAAAACGCTGTACGTTAAATCCATTTTGTCGGGCACTGTATGCTGCGTCATAAGGATTGGCAAAACCCATTTGCTTTAGCTGGGGGATAGTTAGGGTCTGGCCTGCACTCACACGGGTTTCGAACTTGGTTTGCATTGGAACGGTTTTCATAATTTTTCCTATACCGAACATTGGGTTAAGTAGGACTATCGGTGTCGTCATACCTATTATACCATAAACTTTCAGCGACCAGAATAAACTTTTGCTCGGTAAAACATATCGGCTTCTTGTGTGAGAATGTCGTTTTCATCGCATAGAGAGCCAAGACACTTTCGAAGTGCTAGAATGATATTAGCCTCTTCGGTTTCTAGAATTTTATTAGCCGCTTCAAGCTCAATCACTCTAGCATTTAGTCTAGAAATCTCGGCCTCATATTCTTCATAACGAAGTACCTTATCCGGTTTAACACCGTAACCTTCTGAACCAGTTTTCATGTTTTTTCCTTAAGATGATGTAGCAGAAGTCACGGTACCGATTATAACAGAAATCCAAAAAACAAATGAGAACCAATTGGCTATCTCCGGACCGCGGGTATCAAAGTTATAGCCGCTAAGCCACGCTATAATGGCACAGAGGATCGATGTACCAAAGAAACCGAAACAGAAGTTTTTATTAATCATTTGGATTTTTTGATTGGGATTCCATACTTAGCGAGTTCAGCCTTATAGAGTTTTTCCATCTCCGTATCCTCTACCATTGGGGCATCTTCATCTGCTAGTTTAGAGCTAGGAAATTTATATACACCCCGAGTCATGGCATTATTTGTAATAAGCCAGAGTGCTTTAGAGATTTTATACTTAGGATTATCTTTTCGCTTCTCGGTAAAAAAGTTATGTATGTCCTTGATTTTTTGATATGTAATAGTTTCGCTGATATCGGGGAAGCAAAATTCTACCAAATCCACCCATCGCCGTTGGGAGCCAGAAAGATCAGTATACAGTAACATTAAGCGCTTTCTAGAGCAGGAACAGATGGAAGAGGTTCAACATAAATCTTGTCGAAAAGATCCCGGAATGCAGCTGATGTAAACGAATCGAATCGATTGGTACAGAGTTCAACAGCTTTCGTAATATTTCGGTAAATAGAATATGCCACCACAATATGATTCAATCGCCGAGTCGAGATAACATCTTCGATACCACCACTTTTATGGGTTTTGCGGACTGCATCAGTCCATTTCACCAAAGCCGCGGCCAAGGTCTCATCGACACAGTCATGTTGCTGCATCCAGTTCATTACCATTTTTTGCTCGGCGATCTGATTAGGAAAATCTTGTTCAAAGGTGCACCCGAATCGCTCGAGGAATGCAGAATTTTGCAGATTAGTACCAAGATATTTGCCATCCTCTGAGCCAGAGCCTTTGGTGTTGCCGATGGCAACAATGTTAAAGCCAGGAGCAGGAATGATATATTCTCCCGTCAGAGCAAAGAAAAATGGTCGACCCTCGAGGATACCTTGCAGGGTAAGTGCCAAACGCGTGTCCAGAGCATCAGCCTCTTCTAGGATTATCAGAGCGCCGGTACGGAGTCCAGTAACAATAGGCCCGTCAATAACTTTAATGTCGCCGTTCACCAGAGTTTTTGAGCCGATTAACTTTTCCTCGTCAGATTGGACCGAGCAGTTAATACGAATCATTGGGATCGAATTCTTGGCGCAAATATTAATGACCATACTCGACTTGCCGTTACCAGAAGGACCAGTAATATACACCGGAAAAAACTGGCGACTAGAAATAACACGCTCAACATCACGGTAATTACCGAAGGGAACATAACCAGCTTCTGCTTTTGGCACAGATACGGTGGTCAAAGAAATAGCCAATTCGAGGACACGCGGGGCTTGGGCTGGCATCGAAACCAATTGCAGCGGTTGGATCTTGACAGTAGCCTCCTTTTTGATGGGTGTTGATTTTACTGATGCGACCCCCAGTTTATAAACGCCATGACGGAGTTTTTCAGATTGACCAATCAGGGCATTCTGAACACTATTGTCGTTGGCGATACAAAGACGGGCGCAGACATCACGCACCAATTGCCGCGTGTAGATTTTAGTGGCGCGGAAAGCGTCATCAAGTTCCATCTCATCCAGAACTTGGGAAGTATCGACGATGATAGTCATAATCTTTTAAGCGAAAGTTTCGGCGAGAAATTCGTCGAACAAGAGTTCTTCAGTCACGGCAGACTCAACAGTTTTAAAACCACGGGCATTGAGATAGTCGGTCATATCGCAAAGAAAGTTGTAGTAACCATCAGAAGTCTTGAGATTTTCGTGTGAGTTCATAATAATATTTCCTAGTGAGTCTGGGTTGGTATGTGTTTATTATAACACGCCACAGAATAAAAGTAAAATTTCAGGCTACCTCAGCGATCAGCTTGCTAGACATGACACGAGCCATTTTCTGAGCAAGCAAGCGGCCGGACGTGACACGGGCGATCTGGGACGCGGTCATGGTCGCGACCACCTTATCAAAGCCAACATTTTCATCGGTCATATCGACCGGTACAATAAAAAATTTGTTATAACCACGGACAACAAACTCATAAAAGCCTTCTTTTTTCATAGCATACCTAGCATGTTTTTTAGCATCAATTCTTTCACTAAGACCTAAGGTATGAGTATAATAGTCAAAATTATTGCTGAATGTTTTGGTGCCAGTAACAAAAATACCAACGAGTTTTGTATCTGGGTGATCGCCGGCTATTAGATCGATCAATGTCTGCTGTAGTTCCAGTAACAATACATTTACGTTCCCATGTTTAAGATTAATGGAATACTGAATGTTATTTTTCTTACTGCTAATAAAAATCTTTTGTGATTTACTAGGCCACACATAGTCCAATCTTCGCGGACCAGACATGAATTTGGTATCGGTAGGAAACCCGTCTGTTAAAATAATAAGTGTATTTTTTTGAGTATTATTCTTGGCTTTAAATACATCCAGGTAATCATTAATATACAGTAGAGCTTCGACCAAGGGTGTTGCGCCCATTTTGTAATTTTGATATGTTGAGCCCACCCCCTTTCTGTGAAACACATTAATATAGTTATGTAATATACCAGAAATTAAGTTAATCTCAGATTTCTTCATTCCACTTTTATAAAATTGAAGCATTGATACCCTTGCATGACTAACGGTATAAAGCTCATCAAGCTTTAGATTATGTGTACGCTTTTCTAAGATCGATGCTCCGTTTAATAAATCTTCCCTGGTGTACTCAAATGAATTAGTAAATGCTAGGACTTCAAACTTAATATCGACAGCCGAGCAAAATTGTACCAATGTGATCACTTGCTCCATGACAGATGAAAATACCATGGTCATGGATTTAGAATAATCCAATAACATGACAAAACCATGATCAGTTGATGCAGCTTCAATTTTGTATTGCTTGAAAATTTCATCTGCAATTTTGTATTTGAAGATCTTTTTCATGTCCAATGCGCCACTATTTGCAATTTTGGACGATTTAAGTTTTTCGGCTGATTTTTTTCGTTCGAACTCCTGTACCATGTGGGTAACAAGTTTTGAATTTTTTGCCATAAATCCCAGATATTTCGAGGATGGTAAGACATCTATGTTTTTAAACTCTTCTACAATAGTTTTCAGTGGCACAAATTTGACAAACTGAGCTAATTCAGGCTTCAAATTATAGACCTTCGACTTAGAACTATCTACCTTTGAACGCATACCTTTATCCATCATATCCTGGGTAGTTGGAACGATGGACTCATTTTTTTCTGAACCAGTCTCCTCAGGTAGACTCTGGGGTGGCTTATCATTCGCGCCCGAGGGTGTTTTCTCGGACATAGACTCCGGGTCATTTTTCAAATCATCGGCGGAAAGATCTCCAAAGTCTGAGTCCGAAACATTTTCTGAGCCCTCTTCACTTGGAGAAGCATTATTATCATTTTGCTCAGGATCGGAGGTTTTGGATTTGTCTGGAGTCTGCTTAGACTTTGACTTTTCAGCCATGTCATAAACAAGTTGGGCAATTTTTAGAACCTCGTCCTCAGTTTTAACCGTAGTAAGACGGGTAACAAGTGTCTGCTCTTCGGTAGAAAAGTCGATCTCTACCCGATTCTCAAGTTTGAAGTGTAGATTAATACGATCAATAAAGTTGAGTGTATTTAAATCCTTACCCTCGGTACCGAAAAAATTACTTTTCAGAATCTCATTGTAGCCAACAAAGAAGTCTTTTTTCAGACCAGGGAATTTTTCCTTAATCATGCGCTCAATACGAGCGTCTTCACAGATATTAGCATACCCATGAAAATGAGGGCGAAATGGATCATTCCACAGATTCAAAAACTGCTCTGTGGTCCAGATCGCGTGTCCGACTTCATGGGCGATCAACAAAGTTTCTAGTTGCTTTGAGATTTCTTCCCAAAGTGGAAGCGTGAGCTCTCGGGTAAAAACATTAAAAGATGCTGTATCGGCTTTTTTTCGAACGATACGAATATTTTCTGAAGCCAGGAGTCGCCCCAGAAGGTCTAGTGAAGTCTTGTCTGTCATAATGTATGTCGTGTTGGTATGTGTTTATTATAACACAGACAAGAATAAAAGTAAAATTTTATAGCTTAAGTATTTTCAGCCAACATTTTCTCAAGTTCCTTGATGCGCCGCAACAGAGGCTCCGCATATGCTAGCATCTGCTCTTCACCATATGCTTCCATGCTTGAGGTCCATGCATCTTCATACTGCTCAGCAGCAAATTGAACAAGGCCGAGAGGGCATGGCAAAGTTGGGTAAGTAAGTTCTGACATGGTGTTTCCCTGGTTGGTATGTGTTTATTATAACACAGACAAGAATAAAAGTAAAATGTCAGGCTAGGTACTCAAGCATGCTGAAGTCGTTTTTCTTAGAGACACTGATCACCTGGTCATAGATGCTACTATCCGGAGCATTATGGCTGATAACAAAATTATTTCCGTTCTCAAGTTGAGTCAAAATTTCCACAAATGCCTCCTTGGAGTTCAAGTCGAGGGCTGATGAGGCTACCTCATCAAGAAATAATAGGTTAACCGAGGCACTGTTTTTTATTTCAGTTATCTGACGAAATGCAAACAAAATACTCAAATCGATCCTAGCTTTTTCACCTTCGGAGAAGGAATTGTAACCAAATTCATCCCTACCTCGGGAAAGAATCTTTTCATTAAAATGTTCGTCAAGAGTAAAATTTACAAAGAAACCAAACTCGCCTAAATATTTGTTAATGAGTTTGTTAAGAATAGGAATGTACTCATTAATAATTTTGGACTTTATGCCACCATCCTTTAATAGACCCAAGGAGATATCCTGAACAGCTCTTTCTGTTAGTAATAACTTCTTTTGCTCTAACATGGAAAGTGCATCGGCTGCAACTGACTTTAATTTTAACTTTTCCGTCTCTAGCCCATTTGTGTCTTGTTCTAATAAGGCAATATTTGTTTTGTAAGAGAATATATCTTTCTTTTTTAGTTCAATCGAATTGCTCTTAAATTTAGAGCCGGAACTTATAATCTTAAGTTCCGCTTCGATGTCGATATTAAATTGAATAATAGAATTAAAGTGCTCTTGTTCTACTTGTAAGAGTTCTAACTTGGCACTAATTATAGAAAGACGGTCCTTAATAATTAGTTCCGTAATCTTTTTGTGATCTGCGGTAACACATTGCATACATGTTGGACAAGATTCCATAACATCAATCGATGATATTTTTTTATTAGCCCGGTCCATTTCATCTTGAAGTAGAAATATATCCTTGGAATTGTCAACAGTAAGACTCTTTTTATTTTCTGTTAGATTACTTTCCTTAGCATTATTCACAGCAAGTTCAATGGCAAGCTCGTCTATATCGCATTCTGTCTCTAATATCTGAGCTTTCAGACTATTGATTTTTTCCTCATGATGACCTTCCATTAGTTTGATGATTTTCAACTGATTCTGCGTATCTTTTTTTGCACCATCCAACATACCGTTTACAGATAATAGACTGTCCTTGCTATCCTGAATACGCTGTCGTAAAATCAAATTCATTTCAGAAAATACTGCAATATCTAATACATCTTCGACAACATCACGCCGCTGACCTGCTGGCAATTGCATGAATGGAGTGAAACCAGCGGTACCAATTAAGACAATCTGGCAAAAGGTTTTCATACTAATTTTTAAAATAGTATTGGTCAGATAGCCTTGGTAATCACGTGTTGCTGCTTCTTGATCGAGTAGAATACCATTTTGGTATATTTCAAAGATGTTGGGTTTCATACCACGAACAACTTTATATTGTATTGAGCCAATAGAAAACTCAATTGTGGTCAGCATTCCCTTTAGATTAATCGAGTTAATCAGCTGAGGTAATTTAATATTACGATATGGCTTAGAGTACAATGCATAACAGACAGCATCAACCCAAACAGACTTACCTGAACCTGAGCTAGATGCAATCAAGGTATTTCTATGCTTATCCAAGCGCAATGTCGTAGGTACATTGCCATATGATAGTAGATTGGTGACGGTTATTTGGTGTAGTGTAATCATCGATTATTTGCTTCTTGTAACAATGATTGAACATAATGTTTCACTGAGTCTTTATCTATGTTATCTGTCATACCATCAATATATTGATTAATGATGGTTTCAGTATTTTGTACTTCTACTGATTCTTCGATATCACCGCCGCTTAGGTCAATTTTATTATCAATGATAATCAGATCATGAGGATCAGCAAGTTTAAGGCTATTGAGATAGTTGTCAAAGTCTACCAAATTTTTCTTATTATCAACAATCAGTTTGACATATTTTCCAGTAATAGACTTGGGATTCGTATAGCATACATTGTCATATCGCAACTTTATAAACATTTCTTCTGGATTAGGAATAAATTCTGTGGTCAAGGTTTTAGTGTCAAATATGTTGAAGCCCCGTTGATCGTTGCAATCGCCCCAGTTCATGGGATATGGTGTACCTACATACTCAATCTGACCATCATTCAAAAAATTTCTAGAGTGATAATGTCCGACCTTAACTGAAGAATAACGTTCAAACAATTTAGTCGGCATGCCGCCATGACCTGGGATACCTTTTTGCATCATGCCGCCGACGATCTCAAAGTGACCAATACAAATATCACCAACAATCTTACGTGTCATAAACTCGCGTATTTCCTCTCCGTTTTCATTGCATATCCATGGAACTATGTCCACTGTAATATCATCGAAAGCCACCGCGGTTGGATGTGAATATACCCTGACATTAGAATATTCTCTAAGTAATATTTCTGAGGTATTAAGTTTTACAGACTCCCTGAGTTGCATATCATGATTTCCTACCAAGGTGTGAAACTTGATATTTCTTTTTTGCATTTCATCAAAGATATGCTTTTTAACAGGATGATATGATTTTAATTGTAATTGTGTTCTATGGTCCCAGAGATCTCCTGTTTGTATGATAGTATCAATCCCATGCTGTTCCATATAAGGAAAAAGTTGCTCATTGAAAAATCTAATCTGGTATTTGGCAAAATGGGAAGAACCAGATTTAACACCCAAGTGACAATCGCCTACAATTGCAAATTTCATTTAATCGCCTTACACAAAATCATCGAACATATTAGGAGCATCATTATCTGATTTTTTTGGTTTTTTGCTAACCATCGCTTCAACCTCATTGGTACCTAGACCAGAAATAAATTCATTTAGATTCATTCTAAAATCGCCGGCATCTTCATCATCTTGAAGACTGAATGAATCAATATCGGCAGAATATATCATTGCACGCTTAATTCGGCTTTGCTTTGCCTCTATATTAATACGGTTAATGAAGCTAAAATGAATTGCTTGACTGAAATAACTCAAGGGGGATGTTGGCAGCCCTGTAGTTGCATTTACCCTTGCAGGGTCATAAGACCGAACGTACTTTAGGCAAACGTGTACCCCATCCGAAATCATATCGTTTAAGAATGAGTAGTTGCGAAAGTTAAATTTATGACCAATGCCTCTGGCTATAAGCAAGAAACACTCGCCTAGGTAGTTTGACACCCCAGGCTGTTCCTCGCCTTTTGCTAGGGCAGCATCACACTGCTCTTTGTACTCAAAAAGAGCTTCACGCATTTTTACCTTGTCTAGGTAGTAGCGGGGATTCGCAGCATCGACGGTAGGTTTGAGTTTAAGTTCCATATTTCTCCTAGTGTTGAGTAATTATAACACATATCTGGAGTACAAAAAATAAACTTATGAGACAGACCTTTACATCTTATCTCACAAGTTTATTTTTTAAATCGAATTTTATGGATATAATAGATTATGTCTTCCAGTTGTTCGACATAGTATCTAGCTAGGTTTGTGGAGATATACCTAAGGTCTAAGCCTAGGAAAGTCACATTCACCGATGATTTTTACCAGCATCTAGCCCACCATCATGCAGACGTTGCTGGTCTCTTACCCACTTTTGTAGGGATAAAAGTTGAAGTTCTGTCGCGGTGCATGTCAAGTAATTATCTACTATTACTTTTGTCGCGGTAGAGAGCTTAATTCCTGAAGCTTCTGTGGTGATTTCATCAGCGCTTCGGGTGGTGTCGGGAACAAGGCCCTTTGCGGCTGAATCGTGGAGCATGATGAAAGTATCAGGCAAAAAACCATACTGATTATCAATTTCGGTCGTGATATACTTGTCAACATAAACTGTCCTATATTCGGTTTTGAGTTTTTCAACTACTTTGACTTTATCTACATACATAACTACGGTTTCAGTAGTTATATAAGCGGCGGCGGCTTCTAATTTGGCTATTTCAAGTGCCTGCTGGGTTTCATGAAGCTGCCATTTAGCTTTCCACTTTGTCTCTGAAGTATATTTACCAGAAAAAAATGTAAAAAATACTATGGCAACTACACCGATAATAAAAACATGTTTCTTATAAGCAAAGTTTGGCAGAAACAAACTTAAAATAATTGCACCGATGCCCAATAGAAGCCCGGGTAGGATCAGTGCATAAATGAACTGATAAAATACTGTTGATAAAAATATTAGCATACTATAGTATTTTTACCTTGTAACGATATATCAAATGGGAAATATGGAGTATTTTTCTCAAAAGCATTACTGGATCTAACTCCTGGTGGATATGTAAGATTACCAGATTTCACTGGTTCAACAATGGGGCCGAGAGCGGAATATAACTTTTTAGCATCTTCAAGACTAAGTTTTAACTTAGTGCCATTGATATCAAGTTCGATGATTGCCGTAACCTGCACGGTTTGGCTAACTGAAAATATACTGCTATTCATATAAAGTTACCTAAAAACTTATTTAAGGGAGTACTATAGCTTTCCACTTACGTCGCCTCATGGTAAATAGACGTTCTAGTGGAATGTTTGTGCTAACTGCAGTTCCAGTGGCATTAGCCGGTGCATCTTCCTCAAGTATACTAAGTTCTTCAAAAAGTGTTTCTAATTCTGGGCATTCGGCTTCACATAACCCATTGAATCTAGATAGACATTGCTCGTTTAACTCAGCTTCAGACCAATTATTCTCAACCGCCTCTTTCATTAAAAGAAAAGCCGCGGCAGCTGAACCGATTCTGGTACTTCCACCCGGTATTAAACCAATAAGTCTTTTTAGATTCCAGGATAATCTGTGTAGCATTGAAGTAGATTTCTTCTCCTCTCGGGTAACGGCTTTTCTAACTGTCTTACCATCGATATCAATTAGACCCAACTTATATGCTGCAGTATTTTCAATTGGATTAATAAGAAGGTATGCTACTCGAAGAGCTGCCATACTGTCTAAAATTGATGCTGCCATTATATCTTCCTTAGTTCGGTTATTGTTTTTTCGTCCAATTCAATCTTGTGGTACTCTATCACATCTATTGGCAATCGATTTAGATATAGTAAAAATGGAAATAATACTGATAGTTGATATGACGGTAATTTGTAGATAAGTAGCTCTGTAGCATGATTACCAAAGTTATTATAAAGAATAACTAGATTGTTCAATACCAACCGATAAGAACAATTGACATCAAGTTTGTCAATAAGTTTTTTTACACCCATTATTCTTGATAGATCCGAGTCGAATTCCTCTACGGAAATACATTGCGCATTACTGTATGAGTGTAATGCGACTCTGAAAAATTCTGACTCGGACATTATCATAATTAAGCGACGGTTAGACTTGCACCGCGTGAAGTTACTTGGGCTGTACCACCATTACCACAAATTACTCGATAACGATTACCATTTAAACCAGTAGAGTTGGTAATGCCAAGTGTGGCTGCAGTTGGTGTGGTATATGGGGCGCCTATCGCGTTAATATATGAGCCTACACCACCGACCTGTACCTGCCATTGGAACGTGGTAACACCTGTGCCTACAACTGTAAATGAAGCCGCACCAGGAGCTGTAGCAGATTGAGCCTGAGGTTGGGTGGCAATAGCAATATTAACATCGCCAACTACAAGATCATCACCTTTGCCATCAGTTGACACGGCAGTCGCAACAGTCATTGCAACAAGACATTCGCTTTTGTATGTAATATTACCGGCAGATGTCATTTTTTCCACAATACGATACCAACCTGGTGAACTAATTCCTTTTAGTTTATTAGATACAATAAGGGATTCTTCTAAGGAAACAAACACGATTTCTGAGTTAGCGTAAAGATTAGCGGCTACTGAAGCTGATAGTACCGCACCGGATCCCACAGGTGCTGTAACTGTTGGCGCACTAGTGTAACCAGCACCTGGATTGACTATAATTACTCCAGTAATAACACCCGCTGTTACCAAAATAGTGCCAGCTGCTTGGACACCGCCAGTAGGCGGGGCTGAAATAGTAAGTACCGCGCCGTTTGCGTAACCACTCATTGTACCAGAAAGGGCGATACCCTTTACTTGACCAACATCAAGGTTTTTTGGTTGACCGGCTTGTGAGTCTTTATTTGTGAATAACATATTATTTCCTTATTTATTTTTGGCTTCGTCATCGGCTTTTTTGGCCAAATATTTAGCATGGTTTAGTAGAGACGCATTCATTAGATCCTTGAAGTAGGTTCGATCCTCAAAGCCTTGAGCCTTTGCAGCACGAACTTTTGCAGATAAAGCATCTTTATATTCTTGACTGTCGCGAGCACCCTTGTCAATTTTATAAGCACCACCGTATGCGCCAGCTGGGCGACCTACAGATTGCTTTTCCTTTGGTGTATTTACAGAATTAGGTGCACGGTGATCTTCTGAACCGTAAGTTCCCTTATGGATTAGGCCACCTTCAGATTTTTTCGTATCTGACTTTTTACCCTTACCAAAAAACCTTGATACATCTGGCTTGGTTTTACCCCAGTCGAATGCGGCTTCATGAATCTCGACATGATTGGCTTTTGGTGCACCGCCGCTGTGGTGTGCATTGTACCAAGAATCACCCGGTGTATCCCAGTAATGAGTCTTCTTTGAATCCACGGCCTTCTTGGCTCGCGCCTTAATCGCCTCGCTAGTTTTTTCCTTGGTAGAAGCAACAAGCTTACCATTCTTTACAACAAGGGCGGTGTGATGACCGTACTCGTGTACGGCAGTGTAGACATCAGCTCCTGCGCCATCCTTACCATGGTGCTTAACACTGTTATATTTTGCGGACCGGTCGTCCCAGTCGGCACTGTGGTGGGTCAGAGTAGCTTCTTCTAGATCGTCGGATTCCTTAACCATCGCTTGACGATCAAAGCCGGAGGTGTGTTTTTCACCGGTTTTAGATAGTTCAATTGCTTTAGCACGGGCCGCATTTTCTGAGTAGGCGGTATGAACTACTTTACCGGCGGCGTTTTTTACAGTAAATGATTCTACAATTTCCTCATTCTCTTTAAGGGCTCTAACCTTTGTCATATGGTGATCGCCAAGATCTGTATTGACTGTGGTACCATTATGACCGGTGACTGTAGCAATACGATTACCAGAAAGGACGACTTTACTCCCCTTTGGGTGCTTAGCCTGTGAATCTTTAGTTTCGTCCTCAGCCCGTTTCATGCCACCAACATGAGCATCTCGAGCTTGTTTCTGAGACATCATTTCTTCTAGTTGCCTATCAATATCTTCAATTACCGATTCATGTACCACGATGTAATCCTTGAAGGAAGTTTTGCTTATATCTGTCATGTTAATACCTTTATTTGGTTACGGCTTTGTGGGCCAATCTGGATTTTTCAATATTACGAATACGACTGGTTAACTTTAAGGCCAATCGACCCACTAATTTAGAACGCTGTTCAATAATTTTTTCAATACGCATTTTTTCTGGAACACTCATGCCTGCCAATGGTTTACCACGTGCAAGTTTGGTTTTCATTAAATTAATTGCCAAGCGGCGGGCTCTAGTATTAATAGTCGCATTAGAGCTATGGCGCTTTAGTGCAATTCGAGTAGCACGTTGACGCTTGTTAGCAGTCCTGGCAAATCTAATCTTGGCCTTAATTCGTTCGGCTCGTGATAATACTTCGTTTAATTCATCTGACTCATTTAGATCATCAGTTAAATCGTGATCAAGAATTTCACCCGTCTCGGAATCGATCATTACCAATTCATCATTATCATAGGCATGGATAATGTGTTCCCAGTCGGTGACACCATTAACCATATCTTCTAATTCTGCTTCAGACTCGTCCTCTTCGGTTTCAGGGACTTTTGACTCGGTTAAAACAGGCAATGCTATATTAGAAACATCCACACCTACCGACTCTGCTAACTTAAGCATTTCCTGGAGTGTTTTAAGCTGATTCTCAGACATTGATCCAGAATTTCTTATGGCGCTATCAATAGTCTCTTGAGCCGATTCATTTTGCTCTGGTGTATATTTTAGTGATTGTGCAATAATCATTGCAGCCTGAGTCTTACGTAGAAAGGACTCATTAATAGGTGTATGAATAGATTCAGTTACCTTTACTGTGACCTTCCCCATTACAATAGATTCCTTAAGTTGCTTAGTGGGTTTTGATGCGGCAATCTCAACTGTAGGTTCAAATGTAATTACATCACGAAGTGGCACATACAATTTATTTTCTAATACAATTTCTAGTCTGGCCTGATAATCTCCGGCCCGAAGAATATTTTTTAGACCCTTGATTTCCACTTCAACTCCCTCATTGGTCTGAAAACAGGGATATGAAATACTAAATTCTTTATCTTCAATAATAAATCTAGCTTCTGGGACACCGGATGCTCCGGTAATAGCCACATCAAATGTTAGAGTTGACGGGGAATCTAGTTTAAGAGTTGCAATTGTCATAGGAAGCCTAAGTTCTTTTATTATTTATCATTACTGAAATCGCAGACTCGTGTATTTGAATACCATTAACGGCAATCATTATTTCATTTTCCGTGAAGTCTGTGATTCCACGAAACTTGGCAATCACTCTAGCTTCAGTATCATCTACTATTAATTCGTCCTCAGACCACACATTATTTATTTTTACCCGAACTTTAACTCTATAACGCTCTGGTTTACCTTGGAATGATGGTACATATCCACCCCCGCCAGCTGCGCTAACCACCGGGGTAATAATTATCTCAAACTCAAATAGCCCCTGACTGGCTATAGAAGCAGTTGTAACAACTCCAGGGTATAATCCCTGAAGGGCTGCACTTTGATGATAGAACATTAAGTTCTTATTACTACTGTATTACTTGCTGTGGACTCAATAGTCTGAGAGATATTTCCTGCTGTTCTGAAATTTTCTGTGACCAAAAGAGGTGCACCAATCTGTAATCCATTTAATATATGTAATTCATTTACCATCTTAGTTACATCTATCTCTATAGTTCCATTCCAATTGAGTGTACCTGAGGAATTTATATCTCTTGTAGTAACATCCAAAATTAGAACATCATACACACCTTCTGGGGTACCAATAGGAACTGTACCAGAATAGTAACCTGGAACATTTGTCTCGGTCATACTAATATCGCCTAGCAAAGAAAGCCCATTACGGGCAAGAATTGCCACATAGTTTTTATTCCGATCAGCAACGGCATTAAGTTCATTCACTTTACAATACTTCCGATGGATAAGCAAATTGCTGCTAGTTGATGGGGACCGAAATTAGAAGATGACAAAAGAAATGGCTTGGATACCCACTCATTACAGAACCAAGAAATTGCATCTTCTTTTCCGGGTAATACCGTAGCAATAGCACCGGACCAATCATATGGTTGCCCACGGGTATTATTTAGTAGTTCAAGTGAACGATTAACATCCCACTGCGGTACATCAACTATTATCCATTTTGCAAGATCTAGCTTTATTTTTTTGGATCTTACACCTCGATATCGATGGCTTGCCCCTGCTATTAGAACACACCCGTCACCATACTCAGCATGAATAGCCTCACAGTGTGTTACATGACCATATGGCCCCTTTTGAGCAAGTTTAGTTAACCAGCATCCGGCACGAACTGCAAATGTGCTATTAGAATTGTTGCCGGTATAGAATGCTATTTTCATGAAAAAAGACTTTTCTTAATGCGAACTGCTCATCAGGTGTTACTGGATCGGTTAAAACTGACACTTTTAAATCTTGTGTTAGACTGGGTACTATAGTGCTTATAAAATTAACTGCTTGAATAACCTCTAATCGTGTCAGATCCACCCACTGACGGATATTTAAATCCCGAATAATACCCTTTATAGTAAGATCCTCACTAGTTAATATGGGCATTTTAGACTTTGCAAACCGGTCGTAAAATGGCCCGATATCGATTAGACGTGCCCAAGGTGGTTCAGGAAACAGAGTATAATTTCCTGGAAAATTATCGCTCATAAAAGATTCTGTGGCCTCAATAGGCATGCCGTTACTGGTCACTATGTATATTGGCATTGGAAACACCCAGTGATTAAGTCATATCAATATATTGGACACCTAGAACCCCGGTAATCGCAATCACCGCGGCTGCAGTTTTTACTGTGAGGTTAGAATACGTGGCAATGTGTGCTTGAGGAAACTGATCTGCTGCTAGTGCTGCTACTCCCGCCGTCGTAAACGCCGCGCCGGCTACTGCTCCGGCTGCACCAGTTGCCAATTGATAATCTGTTGGAATGGCTGCAATGCCAGCCTGCCGTACTGCCAGCACCAATACCTTGGAAGGAACACCGCCGCCGAATGGTTCAAATAATCCTCCCCGACCGGCTCCATTAGGTACCGTTGTTGAAAATGTTTCTTTCTTGAGTCCCGAAGTCACTTTGAGATATGTCAATGCGCTGGCGGTTGAAGCAATGGTATTGATAACAATGGCAGATGTAAACATTGCGCCGCGTGCGCTGGATGACCCAAACAATGCTGCTAATGTGGCATTGTTGCTAATGTAGTTGGTCATTGCAGCTTGATTGCCAGTCAATGCTCCGATTGCAACTGGTGTGTTTGTGGCAATGGCAAAGTTCCCACTATTATTGCCTAGTGCAGTGACTGCTGCTGAGTTGGCCGCAAAGGCAGTCATCACGGCGGTATTACCAGCAACAAACGTAAAGTTGCTATTACCAGCCAAGTTTAAAATTGCCGTGCTATTGCCGGCCAGTGCTGCCAACACAGGCGCATTATTTGCGATAATAGGAAAGTTAGAACTAGCAGACAATGCGGCCAAGGCAGCGCTGTTTGTGGTTAACGCATTAGAGGCGCCAGCATTTGCATTTACCAAAGTTAATGCCGCGGCATTAGCAATAATGGCATCAACTGATGTAAATGTAGATGTAATACCGGCGAGCTTAGAAATAACTGCAACAATATTGGCTGCGAAACTGGCACTCGCCTTGAATGCAATCCAAGCGTTATCATTGGCATAAACTGCTTGAATACCGGGCGCACTATTTGAAATTAAACTCATAGCTGTTGCTACTGGGGTAATTGCGCCCATAGCGGTTGGGCTGGCTGCAATAATAGTCATGGCACCGCCGTTAGCCGCAACAATACCAATTGCTTGTACTGATCCGGCAACATCGGCCATCATACCACCACTGGCTGCAATTGCCGTCATAGTAGGTGCACTCGCTACCGCTGTACGAATTGCCTGCCGACTACCAGCGACTAAATTTTGAGCCGTTTCATTGGCTATTAGTAATTGAATAGAAGCAAAGCTTTCTGTGCCGGCGAAAATCTGAATTACATTTTTTGAATTGACCTCAAAAAATTCACCTACCACCCACTGATTCCAAGTAATTGCATTCAGTTCTATTTCAGTCATGCTAGGTAAATTAACCGATACCGTTGCCACCGAATTCGCATCAGCGACGATAGCTTGATACATAATTGAATTTTTTGCTGAGGCGTCTTTAAACACTGTATTTCTAGCAATCTGACTATCGACAACTGCATCGACAACCGTCCCCGATGCTGCTGCCCGCCTAGCTTGACCGGGACGAGCAAATAGTACTTTTAGCTCGGCTAGTCTACCACTATCTGTAAGAATTGTTTGTAATTCAGAACCAGTGACTGTTCCATTCTCTAATGCGTTTAGTAATCTATAGCCGCGTAGTGTTGACATTATATATTTCCTATTATATTGAATTTGTGTAGGTAGAGAATCTAATCGATTCGGTTTCTTGAAATTCGTCTCGAATTTCATCATCAATTAAACTATATGCTGCTAATAAGTCATAGGCTGGTGTTTTTAAAATCCACTGCCCCGTTGTTCCGGCAGCAGTTATACATGTCTCGTCATCATCCGGTTCTAATTGAGTAGATACAAACATGAATAATCCAAGACCTTCAATTACAACGCTATCATCTAGCAAATATTCTGTTACGGGAATATCACGTAATGTTCCTCTACTATCGTAATCTAATGCAGTAAGTGAAGTAGCACCTCTGGGAATAATGACATTACCAGTGCCTAGTAGAGATAAACCGTTTACTGTTTTAATGTTAGTTGAGTCTAAAATATCCTGTTTGAGTGCAATAGATGCTGCTGTTGCTGTACTAACAGGTTTATCAGCATCGGAAGTATTTTCTACTTCCGCAAGGGCATTAACTCTACTGGTCGTCGATGCAATTGCAATAATTGCATTTGTAACTGTCAATTGTTGAGAAACAACAGCAGATGTTTGCGCCTGTACGGCACTAGTTAATAGTGCAACTTCTGCTTCTATGCTCATGGTCTTTGTCCTACATAATTAATAAAATCTGTTTGCGACTTTATGAACGTCGTCGAAATATTTATTAAGGGGATTTGCGTAGCATTTTCCGAAAGTAATACAGCCGCTGCTATTTGTGCGGCAACTCCACTTTTTAATTGAAAAACCACATCAAGCAATTGTGTGGTCTGGTCGGTCAATGCGGCTAATTCAGCTTCTACGGTCATGTGCAGGCCTTAATAAGTTGTTGTGCAATAATTCGTTGAGTCTGTATTAAAACCTTAGCCTTTTGTAACTGAATTTTCAGATCAGATGCACGGGTTATAGGAACTGCTAACATTTCATATTCTTTAAATTAGTAATCATACTATTACTTATCTGGTAACACCCGCAGAAAGATAGTGCCGTATAGTTTCCATAGCACCAGAAGCTAATACAATCATTAGGCCCGTGACCAACCATGTTATTATTGTTTCAGTGATTCCTTTTTTATAATTTTCAACTAAATCAGCTTCCTTATCCATTTGGATATGTGACTTTCTATGACCATCATAGTCGGGTTCACCCAAGTCGTTTTTTACATATGCGGTAGAAAGGGCTTTAATGTTCTTTTCGATGTCACGAGTTCTCTCATTAATCTGAGTTACCAATGCCAGTAGTTCCTTGGTCGATTGATCCAATAATCCTATATCTCTGTTCAATATCTGTCTGTCAAGATCATTATTGGGATTGTTTTCTTGCATTTTTTATACCGTGGTAGAGAATCATGGGCCGTAACCATACCCAAATTGCGCCAAACATTAGCACTATTTCTCCACCTATTTGAGATGGCGGTGGATATACGGAAATAAAAACAGACATTATTGTAATACACCATAGAAACGCACTAAAGCAAGCAAAGCCCTGGGAAAACTTACAGTGAAATTTTTCAGTAAAAATTATATAAAATTGAGTTAAGGCAAATACCATGAATATTGTGGCTAATTGTGTTTCATCGACATATTTGCTGATACTAGAATAATATGGCTGTGAAAATGAATCACCAGGCCAAAAAAGAAGTGTGGCCCAAAAAAATTCTGAAACCCCCAACATTATTCTCAACATAACTAATTCCGTATCGAAAAGAGCTTTGCAAAATGCATTGACTGTTTTTTGCTTTAGTGACATCATAAAGGAAAATTTTATAAACAATTAATAAAGAATAGCCTACAATAATATTTATTAAAAGTTGGAAATCAGTATCTGACCAAACATCAATATAGTAGCTTCAGTAGGACTTATCGCCATGAGTCTGTACACATATCTGCTTTTTACTAATAAATCTGTTTCTGCTGACTCTATAGAAATGACAACTGTACTTGGTATATTAGCCAATATGTATACATCTGATACTATGACTAATGGCTTTACTCCCGAATATTCTTTTATTTGCATAGAAAGGGCATAGCCTGTAAGATCAACAGAAGTACCATCATCTAACAAGTTAAACTCTTTAAAGTAGGACCCACCCTGCTCCATGTAAAGATTTAAACTTTTAGCATAAAAATTTAATAACATGTCTAGTAACCTTTGTTATTTTTCTATATTTTAATTATCAGAATTCTTAACATTGACTGATGAATTCCTATTTCTACTATCAATGAATCTATTGAGACTATTTGCCCCAGCCCACGAAAGCATATATGTGGTGAATAAAAACTCATTCAGTCTGCCAGCTCGTGTCTCATTTACTAAAACCCAGGTGGAAATTAACAAGGCCAATACCTGACCAAGTTTATAAAGTGACACATGCTGCTTTTCTGTGTCAATAATAATTTCTTTAAGATCGAAACGAGATTCTCCCTTGTGCCATACTACTAATGTAATAAGAACTAGTAGAACACCAGTAATTAATATTACAGTATCTATATTATCTATAAAATATTTGAGATAGTCCATAGGGTATTTATAAACTAAAATACAGTCTATTTTCGGGTAGACTGTATTTTAGTTGTTATTAATTATGCGAACATCTTAACAAAACGAGTCCACTCCGCCGTGGTGCCACCTTGACTGGCTATACCAGCACGGGTATTTAGACCACGAACTAATTGACGTAAGTTAACGGTCTTATCGGCAACCTTTCTACTTTTCAAAAGTTCTACTACCTCAAGCCGATCAGATAATGATAGAGGATAATCAACATCTAATTTGATCTTGCCTGCTATTTTTGTCATAAATTCATACATCTCCATATTTGATGGATCTATATTAATCAAGTATGCTCGGGTCCTTAAACTACCATCGGGATCTAATTTGTTAATGGCTAGGTTACTAATAAAGATAATTTTACCAGTAAAGATAAATGATCGTGGTAATTTACCATCATCTGCGTCTGGATCGTATTCATCTGGGTCAACATAGGCGCCACCACCTTTTAACCAAGAAATTTTACGTTTCTTAGAAGTATCGGCTGCTGCTTTAATTAAATTACGCCCTTCCACGTCACCCAATGCACTATCCGCGTCATCAAAAAGTATAATTTCATCCTTATGTTCGAACAAAATACGATACATACCAGCGGGTGAAGCAGAACCCGCGACCTTATAATAACCCTGACCATCTGATTTACCAGCAGCAGCCAATACATCTTCAACATTTGCTGTCTTTCCAACTCCCCCTCTTCCAGCCAAGAATAAGCCATTGGTCGCATTTGCCATCAACAGTTTAACTCCGGATTGAAGTGCTTCTAAACTTTCCTCATAAGTCATGCGTTCAATATCTTGCTCAGAAGCACCGTCGACTTCAACCATTTCTTTTGAACCAGCGCTGGCAGTGAATGCAATGGCATCATCACCACCAGAAATATAGGCGAGTACTGCGGCGGTGTCAATCTTTTTTACTTGACTAGGCTCAATAATATGCTTAAGACCCTGTTTGGTGAATAGATTGCCATGATTGCGTTTGATAGCCTCAATAGCCTTTGGGAACCGAGGGCCATATTTTTTTGTCCCTCCCATTTTAGTCATATCCGAAATCGAAATGCCCTGACTCAAAGCATTTATAATATTTGACACAGTCTTGTGTAGTTCACCAGAACTATAATTAGCCTCATTGATAGTATGAAGCTGAGTAAAATCAGTTACCATAGTTAGATCGTATGCACTAACTTCCTCATTGACAAAGATGCTAGAACCAGTTTTATCAATTTTACCCTGCACAAAATCTACGACAAATGGTAATACCTTAATTAAGGATTCGTTACCCGACTCAAATTTGACATGATGGCTTGGTGTTGGTTGTGGTGACTTAGAACCGTCCCAAAAATCCACTGATACCAAACCTTTAGAGATACCTAGATTGGTGCCAGCCCAATTCATACGAACTGCCTGATTACCATTTACGAAGAATTTAATACCCACACCTTTTGAACCGCCGCTAGGAGTAAACACCTCTGGCATTGGAAAGAAATATACCTTACCTAATTTACCAGTGAAGTACTTCTTGATTAATGCAGTAGCGCGAGGGAAGTCCTTGGAGCGAATAGCTTCGTCTAGTTGAACTGATTCAGAAATATGACCCGTTCCACTGAGTTGATTTACACCAGTATCATACTTGAATGAGCCTACTGACTTTGAACCGCTATTGGCAGTATAAGAACCACCAGAATATACGAACTCAACATGTGGGCCATGCTCGTTAATAATAGCCGCGGCCCATTGTTTCTTTGACTCGAATTGATACTCATCGGATTCCTTCATTGGCTTAACAATTTCACCAATTTTGCTAATCATCTTAAAATAACCTGCATAGTTTCCATTGCTGCGAGCGATATATGATAGTGCATAAGTTGGGTGGTCTTTAATACTAACATCTTGCCCATGTATTTCCTTAAGCTGCTTTTCCCAAGTACCAAGATCCTTATATCGCTTTTCAATAGTTTTTTTAGCTTCTTTTAAATCCGCGGAGCCCTCTATATTTTTAATATTGGTGCGAAAGTCGGCCAATAGATTTGTTACTTTACTCACGTTGTTCCTTAATGATCTAAAAGATGTTTAATTAATTGTTTACGGTTGGTTTCACTAGTAGGTGACATAGTGTGACCATTTTTTAGTCGAGCAGGAAGTTCACTATCATCAACCGTTGCTTCACCAGTTCCAGCCGAATGTTTGATAGCCGACATTAGTTCGGAATATGTTCTTTTGGTTGGTTCATCTTGACAGTCTTCCTCTTCTAATTTGGAGACATTGTGTTGATGATAATAACCTGTTTTACCATTTCTATATTTAATCTGCTGCACCGGACCATGAACCGCTTGGACCTTGCCATTCATTTTTTTACCGGTCTCGTTGGTAACAATGACTTTGGATTCTTTAAGCGTACTAACCTGCTTACCATCAATATAAAGATTGTGCCGGATATCGCTTTTGGGATTCAACTTACGACTATTATCATGATGCCTCTGAGCATCTTCTTGGGAGGAAAATGATTTTCGTGCGTCATGCATACCAGACTCAGAACCGTCTTTTTTCAATCTATGTAAATGTACTGTTTTAGCTTCATCGCCCCGGGCCTTACGCATCCTTGCAATGTCAGAACCAGCATTTTTCCAACCCTTGATTTCCTCATTAACTTCCGGGAGCTTAATAAGTTTCTCGTCATACTTAATACCAACCGACTTTGCCAGTTCAAGCATCCGCATGTCACTGCCTTCTTTTAGGTCATTGTCAAACTGCTTGCGGGTGGCCTTCATGATACCAGAAAAGCGTTTGTTGCCGGTTTTGAAGTCACCTTTTTTGTCCGCTTCGGAGGCGGCCAAGGATGCCTTCCTTTTGTAGGCCGCGAGTTTTTCGGTTGAGAGTTCATCCAAAGATTCCTCGGATTCCTCAACAACCTTGATAATTTTCTCGTCATACTTAATACCAACCGACTTTGCCAGTTCAAGCATCCGCATAATAATTTTAATACTCTCACCGCGAAGCATCATTGAGTTCTTGCGGGCATTCCTGAGGGCATTGTTGACCATCATCTCAGGGCTAGAACCACTAGACTCAACTCCCAATGTATCGGCGATAACTGAAGCTACCTTTAGTTTATCATTACTTTTAATATTATCAGACATAGCTTCCTTTAGATTAAGGTAATTATCCAGTTCATTAAGACGTGTTAGACTTGTCTTAAGTGACTCTACATTGTCTTCGTTATAAGCCTTGAGGGCTTTTAGAATTGCGATGGAGTCGACTATATCACCACTGTTGTATTTATCAATTAAGGATATAAAACATTCTTCTGCAATCGGATCCTTAATATTACTTTGATAACCCTTAAAGCATTGAAGTGTATCTATCGGTGCGATCTCAGAAATAGATTTTACCTCTAGTAGAAACTTTTTTACTATGCGGCCGGAATCATTAGCACATATAAGATAGTTTGTACCCCGATCAAGAATTTGATATTTTCCATTATGATCCTCCACTAGTTGACCAATATTCAATACATCCCCACGAATGAATTGCTCACGTAGCGGCAATGTTTTTCTATCTGTAAGATCTTTAAATGATAACATATTATTTTATGAGTAGTAGGACACTAATTTGGCCATGAGATTACCTTTTTCGACATAATTTCTCATGTATGCCTCACCATTAGGTTTAGTCTCTGTTTTACAGCGAACAGTAAGTAAAATCCCACCGAAATTATCCCTGAATTGCACTTCGGGTTGAGCCTTGGTGTTAATTACTTCTGCCGTAATTTTAGTATTTGTAGCCAAAAGAGCAGAATTTAATTTACCAAACTCATAGACCTTGGATTCTTTTCTATTTAGTTGAACTAGTGTTACGTTTTCTTCAAATGATGTGCCAAAGAATAATACACCCATCGACAAATCCTCTAATGCCTTTTTTGAAGGCTTAGAATTAAAGTTTTTTGCGCCTAAGGTGTATGCCAATAGGACTGCCTCAGATGGTTTTTTCTCCGAGAGCAATCTAACATAGTCATTCTCGATGGTCTTAACATTTATTTTAGCCAACTTATCCCACAGATAAACCTGCTTATCAAATCCAGAACCACCCACCTGACCAAACTGTTTTACATCACCAGCCTTTAATGAAACATTAACATCTGTAGATTTATCATCCACAAAAACACGAACATCTACCTTTGTGCCAGTTTGATCGCCTACACCATCAGCAATAACTTGTATAATATTTTTTTGATTATTTTTATACAGTAATTGGGCCCAATTTTCTACTGTTTTGGAATTAGCAAATTTTATACTAGATTCTACAACATCTTCCATAGATTCTCTAATACTTTTATTTTGTATGGCAATTAGGTTGGAAAGGGCTAGTCCCAATTTGAAAATAACTACATCCTTGAATTTACCGTTTTCATTGAAGCCTTCGAACTCATGTGATTGTTGCATCTTATCAGAGGTCAATGTATTCAGAATAGAATGTACATCGGAAGATAATATTTTCTTATTCTTGGTCATAAATCTGGCTGTAATAGCTGCTGCAAAAACAGCTTCTGCCATGTCTCCTCTATTACCTTTAGCGCCAGACGAGCCGCCACCAGGCGCTGGTGCTGATCCACCAAATTCAGTTGTCTTAAGTAATTTTGAAATTGGTATACCCATAGATCCATCATCTGGTATCATAATAATCTTTTTTGCATTATTCGAAAGAATATCTATAACAATTTTAGCTGAATTATCGCTATCTACTTTGAATATCTTTTCATCAATAGAGATAGAACTACAGACATGCGGCCCACTTTCTGTCCCAAAAGCAGATTTATTCTGCATCTTTGAAACTAAGGTTTGAAGCCTACCCGGCCGTTTCTTTAATTCTGAAAGGGATAGTCCAGCCATGATTAATCCTTTATCTTCATACCAGAACGAATATTATCCATCATAGCCTGGGCTCGTGTATTCATATGTGTCGGTAGACCTTTTTTGAATGAAACTAAATCATTGTCCTTAGCTGCATTTCGCATTTTAGTGGCGCTCATTCCAGAAGCACCATCAGCATCCGGGTCGCGCGCGCCCGCGGATACAACTTCAATTTTATCATACTTAAATTCAGTACCATTATATTTGTCTAGTAGGGCCTGGTATTCAGGGACCCTATCGCTGCCAGCGACCAGATAAAGAACTTTGTATTTCTGATTTAAATGTTTTATCATTTCAATAAAAGTGCGAATCTCTGCAGTTGCACCAGTAATATTGGCACCAGGAAACATCTCACGGGCCCATTTAACTTTATCCGTAATATTAAGAGGATTCTTTTTAGGATCTTCAGTTTTACTAAGATAAATTACGTGGTCACATTTATTAGCTTTACCTGTATCAACTACTTTTTTAACTAATAAGCCATGCCCGGTAGTAGGAGGCTGAAACCGCCCGAAGGCAGCAACCACACATTTAGATGTTGCTTCATTGAGATATTCCTTAAATGAGATCATTTTTGCCACCCTTTCTGGATTTCTGGTGAAAAGTTGGCCAACGAGAAAGTAAATCTATCCACAAGTTTGATAGCTTTATCCCCATTAATAGCAACAAAACCTTCTGGGTTGGTTACCTTATATCCATCCTTGGTTTTAAGATAATGACTCAAACCGTTAATAACTTTCATCTTATCAAGCATCAGATCCTTTAGCGCCTCTATTGATTGGGTTAATTCAAACATAGTAGCAATTTTAACTGTAGAATATTCCTCAAAATATTTTAAAGCCTCAATACGCTTTGTCTCAAGGGCAGATTTACTTTTTTCCGTCTTCTTTGAATCAATTTCTTTTTGATATCTAGCATGAATGAAATCATGGAATCCAGTTGCCATTTGCATTGGGGTAATTGACTTATTATTTTTTCTAACAAGAGAGTTAATATAAATCAAAACTAAACTAGACAATTCTGGGTGGGTAGAAATATTATTAACGAGTTTGGAATCTAACTTCTGAAACTGTTGACCAATCTCTTTTAATAGCAACTCAACCGTAAGATATTCACCAGCGCTCAGAGTAAATTCAGCCGTGTCATCAGTTAATGTGGCGTCAATAGCCCATACATTAGGAGTAGTTTTGAACTTTGTTACAATATTTTTGCCAAAGTTAGCTTTAAGGTTGGCAAAACTATCACCTGTGTATGTGGTGTGAAAGACTATACCCAGTTTAGATTTTAGAATCTTTTTAGCTAAATTCGAGGTCTTAGGCACCGCATATGCAATAGTGTTTGGATGAAACTTGACCATTGCCTCGCCATCAATAGTTTCAGTTTTTAAATCATCAGATGTATACATTAAATCACCCTGATAGATTCCAGAAGTGATACCTAATTCGACACCATATTTTAGTAGAGTACTAAATTTATCTCTAAGTTCGCCCGATAACTCAGAATCAATGTCAGCCTGTGTCTTATAGACTTTGGGATTCTTATTGAAGATACCTTTTTTGGCCACAAAAAAGACACCGTCTGCTGGATCAATCCCTAGAATTACGCTCGGCGCGCCATCCCATTTTACACTATACACATTCCTTGATGACTTGGAAAATATCTTTCGCATATCACGAAGGTAATCAACTGCCTTTTTTGTTCCGGCAATACCTTCAATGAATAGCAAATCCGAGAGATGCGTCATGTGAGAATTTACCTCTGACGCCTCATTTAGCCAACTTTTAAAACTTTGCATGATAATCTTAACTTATAATTTTAGTATTTATCAGCCAAGATAATCATATTTTAACTCTAGTCTACGAATTGAGTATTTGAAATCCTCTTTTACATAAATGGCTAGTCTATCATTAAGATGATTAAGAGTTATGTTATTTCTAGCTTTTGGTGAGGCTCGATAATCGTCGGCAATGTCATATATGGTAGCATGAGTCTTACCTTCTTTTAATCGAAGTGTTCTTCCAATTGATTGACGAATACGAATTGCAGATTTACCAGGGCAGGCAAAGATTAAATTTTCTAGACTAGGGATATTAATTCCTGTCGACATTAGGGACTCAGTGGCTACAACAATGGCACTCTTATCATTTTCCAAAATGAGACGAATTCTATCCCGTTCCTCTACTTCTACACCACCGTGAATAAAATAAACTGCTCTTGTGTCACCTACATTTTCTTTTATGAGATCATATAAAATTTGCCCATGGGTAGCAACAAAGCGGTATAAAATTAATGTATTACCAGATAATGATTTTGCGAGGTTGGCAATAAAGGCATTACGTGCAGGATTAGAGATAATCTGTTGAAGTTCTTCTTTGTAATCCATTGACTTTAACATCTTACAGAACTCTGAAGGATGTTTGAGAATAATAACTTTAATGTCGATTGGAACAGCCTGACCAGCTGCAATCAATTCGGAAGCAGATATAATCTCGTGAGCCGGACCCAAAAGACCTATTAACACTAGCTTATTACAAAGTGCATCGTGTAGGGTACCGGTGGTTCCAATTCTATGGCTTGTATTGACGAACCCTTCAATGGTCGCAGAAACAACAGCCGCTTTTAATGTGTGCGCTTCGTCGGCTAGCAATACATCGGTATTTGCAGTTAGTGCCAAATAGTTCTTTGAATCACTCTTGTGCATACTAGCCAATGTCTGCCAAGTTGAAATTGTAACAGGCTTATTAAAAATACGATCCTTGCCAGAATATAAGCCGTGGATATGTTTATCTACATCAAAACCATTAGCCGTACTGTAATCCTTAAAGTCGCTAACCATCTGATTCACCAAACTTACAGTCGGTACAATAAGAACAATAGACTGTTCTTTGTCTAAGCAATAGCGAATGATCGAATATAAAATCAATGACTTGCCAGAGCCAGTAGCACTTACTAGAATTAACCTCTTATTTGAAAGAGCCTTATAAACAGCATCAATCTGGTAATCTCTAAGTTGAATTGGAACACCCCGACCGGTTAGATTAAGCCCGTGCATGTAATCCGATACTTCGGCTCTGGTAATCTTGATCGTGGGATTTAACTCTCTGGCAATATCAATCTCATAACCATTGGATCTAGCAAATTTATGTACTAGTGAAATTAACCCAGTGTACAATAATTTGTTACGGGTGTTGAGTAGCTTAATGTTTCCATCCCATTGACCAGATTTAAACTTGGGTGTAAATTTAGCACCAGGGACACTAAAGGTAAAATATTCCTGAAGTTCCATTTCCACCCCGTAGTCATCACAGTTTACACGGACATGTGTTTCATTATAAGAAGTAACTGTGATTTTTGACATAATATAATTTGGTGGGGATCCCCACAGCTTTCGGAAAACGCGCGGCTAAGTTGTTGATTCTATTACATTATTTATGCGGTTTCTCGTATTCCAAGAATTCCTGACAAATGACTTGTACAAAGTGTTACATGGAATAGGTCGTGTTTATTTCGGGCTCGAACTTTTCTGGATATAATAAACTATGTATTCTAGTTGTTCGGTAAGTGGTTCAATTGCCTGCTCTGAACTTGGCCCAGTCTATAGCATTTCTAATATTAAATGAGCGGGCTTTGATCTCACCTAGAACTGAATCTAAAAAGCCGATAATGATTTTTAGATATTCCTGACGCCCCAATAGAATTTGTACATCAGGCGATGCTAAGATTAAATCACCAATATCCGCTCTAAGGGTTTTGTAGTGCCATTGTTCCCATTCACGTTCTTTTAACTCAGCACTTGGCATCTCGCCACGAAAGTATCTGCCACGAGCAACCTGAAGTGTGGCCACTTCCATTTGAAGTTTTACTAATTGTAATTTAATGTTAATATTTTCATTGATGTAAAATGAATGTAAATTACTTGTCTTTATGGCGGCGCCACCAAGATCATTTTCATCAATAATACAATCGCGGGCCCATTGCAATTTCAATTCACTAAGTGTCATAATATAAAGGTAGTCTTGTTAGACTTTATTTAGGGTATAATGAGCATATGCAAAAGTTGCTGTGGCGATAATTGGCTCCGAGTCAGAGTTGTTGCTATTAAAGTTCATGCCACCAATACTAATAGGGAATGCATCGACAAAAACGGCTTGTACAACTGGAACATTATAATTACCCATTATGGTTATAACACCATCTGTATAGCCTTTTGATAGCTCAGAAAGACTAGCGGTGTTTTTAGAATTACGTAAAAGTTCCTTATACATTTCATGAGATTCGGGGTAGCCTAGGCCCATTAGCCATTCATGAATAGCCATGTAGTTAGACATATCTTCGTCAACAATAAATGTAAATGATAAATCTGAAAAGGAAAGAGTTTCACCTGGTAATGGAACATCGTGTACACTTGTCGACATCATGGCGGTACCAAGCTGAATACTAGGTAATTCAACCGATTGAAGCATGAAACTTACTTCTGGAAACTTGACTAAGTTGAATGAATAATTACCTGGGCCGAATAGAGGATTTACTTTGGCGGGAGTGGGTACTGATAAAAATGACATAAGTTACTTTATTTTAGAGGCCCAAGATTTGTCGATTGCATCTATGTTATAACCTTTTAACATAAGTTCTGCACCCTTTTCAATGTTGTCTCTAACACAAGATAATGCAGCATTTTTATCTGCCATGGGAAGTTTATATAAAACCGAGATATGCGGCTGAAAGTCTGCATATGAATGCTTAAGACCTAATTTTTTTAGTCCAGAGTGAATCTCAGATAAAAGGTTAGATTCAATCTTAACTACTATAGCACACAATTCAGACTTAGAGCCATCATCCATAGGAGAATCAAATGCCTCTACAGTACCCAGGTTAATCTTAAATGGTTTGCTATATTTGGATAGAAAGGCTTTAATTGTCTCATCCGCAATATCTGTGGTTTCCGAATACATTAGGGTAGCATGTTGCTCATCGATACAGATTTTTGCAGTCGGAAATTTTTCTGCTAGACTAGGGATAATTAAGGGTCTATCGACATCAATAGATACATAATTGCCTTTAACTGATTCCATTAGATATTCTCTAAATGATAGCATAATAAACCTAGGTATTTGGTACAATTATTTATACGTACATAGACCATGCTACTCACGCATCTTAAGTTTATTTTGGAGAATATCTTACACGATATATAATGCAATAGGCACTTATACCAAAACAAGCTATGAAAACACAAATTAAAGATCTTCTGTTTATTGATGAAAAATTTATTTCTAAGAGATCGCGGAAGGAATATTTTGAAAAGCACAACCAGCCAGATCTTTATAATCAAATAAAAGCCGTATATGGGAATCCTATTCTCTGAGAGAATCTGTAATGATGATTCTTACAGATCAACCACATAGCGAATGTAAAATGTGCGGAGATCCATGTTTGGTTAATATTAATGGTGGTACTGTTACTATGTCCAACTACTGCTCGAACAAGTGTAAGAATAAGGACCTAGCATTTATTATGAAGGACTCCATAGCAAATAGAAATGAAAAATCATCACAGAAAAAACGGGAAGAGACCTTATTGGCTAAAACCGGTTATAGATTCAATTCTCAAAGACCCGATCTAAAACATCTTTGGAAAAAATCTAAACTTTCGGAAGAAGTACTCAAAAAACTATCGGATAAGACTTGGGTATTTGAGGAATATAAAACAAAGGGTAGATCATCACAAGAACTAGGTAAAGAACTTGATGTTCACTACGGGACGATTCTAGCATTTGTTGATGGGCATAATATCGAACGTAATGATGATTTTCAGAGAAGCTTTGTAGAAATAACTTTGGTCAATGAACTCAAAAAGGTTTTTTCCGGGGCTATGCTGTTAAATGATAAAACAGTAATAAAACCAAAACACCTCGATATTTATTTTCCAAACAACAATCTCGCCATAGAAATAAATGGGCTCTATTGGCACTCGGCTAGTAGCAAGGCGATTAGTAGAGAAATTAAACACAAACATCTACATAAAAGTGATAGTGTAGAAAAAAGTGGTATCCTGTTAATGCATTTTACTGATAAGGAAATTACAGAAAAGCAAGAACTTGTTATGTCTATGATTAACTCCAGGCTTGGTCTTGGTAATAAACTCTATGCTAGAAAATGTATTGTGCAAGAACTTACAGCCAAACAAACAAAAGAGTTCATGGATAAAAATCATATTTCTGGCAATGCAGTAGCAAAAGTCAATCTAGGGCTATTATTCGAAGGCCAACTTATGCAGGTTGTATCATTTAAGAAGCCGCGATTTACTGTGGAAGCAGATTGGGAGCTTATTAGATTTGCATCCGAAACAGGCTATAATGTTATTGGTGGCTTTCAGAAGCTTTTATCTCACTTTCGATCAACTTATGTTGGGTCTATTCTGAGTTATTGTGATAAAAGATATGGCACCGGTAAGGTATACTCTTTGGCCGGCTTCGAGCACATTAGAACAACCGAACCAGGTTATTTCTGGACAAACGGTGGTAAATGCCTAACCCGTTATCAGACACAAAAGTCTAAATTGAAAACTCTGTTAGGTTCGAAATTTATAGATGGAACCGAGGATGAATCTATGTTCGCAGCAAAATATAGGAAGTTTTGGGATTGTGGCCACAAGGTATTTCTACTGAAATAAATTCTAGGCATAAAAAAGGGACCTTGCGGTCCCTTTTGAGTATCATCTTTGTATACTGATCGGTATATTTCTATACCATACAATCACATTAAGTTGAGAATACGAATTTTACGGAAGTAAATATTGGTATTAGCAGCTAGCGAGGTGAATGGGTTTGCAACGAACCCATATCGAGTCCGGAATGCTAGTTTTGGTTGGAACGTAAGCGGGTCCGTAGCACGGTAGAGTTGGAGAGGTACGTATGGGCAATAGAAGGCGCCAGCATCAAAGCGGCTGGTGCCCTTGTAACCTACCATTAGAAACTGTTCAGCAGTCTGGTTTGCAGCGAATGGATCAACATACACTTTGTAGCGACCGTTAAGCACGCCAGCAAAGGTTGAAGATGCTTCATCTACATTTAGGTTGGTTGATAGCGCAGGAGCGTAATCAAGCACACCAGCCATCGCTAGGGCAGAAGCCACGTCTGAAGAACAGACAATGAAGTTACCCTTGCCACGACGAGTTTGTTGGTAAATTGCATTGGCTTCACGTTCGATTTGGAACAATAGGCCTTTGAATTTTTCAACTGACCAACGACCGTTAGAATCAACATCTAAGTCGAATGCACCAGCCACTGCGGTACCAACCTGTGCACCAATTCGTGCAGAACTATATACCGTACGAATAACTTCACGGTTAATTTCGTTGATAATTTCTTGTGAAAGAATGTTGCTTAGTTCGGCTTCAGCATCTAGACCGTGAACAGCCTTCAAGTCTTGAGCAAGCTCAACACTGTATTCTGCTTTTAGGGCACGAGACTGAGCAACCACTGAAGTCTTCTCGATAGAGAAGGCCATTTCGTTGAACGTACCACCTGGGGTGCCGTTTAGTGAGCCTAGAGTTTCTGCTTCAGCAGTTGACATACCGGTGCCGGTGGTTGAACCTGCAGCAGAACCGTCGCCTGCATGAGTACCCTTACCAGAGAAGTCGGTATCGGCTTCGTTGAATAGGGCTTCAGTTCCGCCCTGGCTGGAGTACTTTGACTTCATTGCGAAGATAAGACCAGTTGGCTGGGTCATTGGTTGAACACCACACATGTCGTAGGCGATCATTGCTGGCATAGCACGGCGAACCAGGCTAATTAGAACTGGATCAAACTTAGCAACACCGCCGGTATCTGGCATGGCGCCGGCTGAGTTGCCTGGAGCATCTTCGAATAGTACTGCACGCTCTTCACGTTGCGCACGTTCTTGGTTTTCTAATAGGACAGCGATGTCCATTTTACGCTGGTTATCAGCGATTGCTGGCATTGAAGTAGATTCCAGAATCGGAGCCCATTTCTTTAACAGTTGTTGGTTTGTTGACATTTTTAATTCCTTAGTTGGATATATTATTTATTAAATCTAGAAATTAGATTAATAGTTACTACGTTCGAGAGCGGTCAAATAGAGAGCCATTACTGGATCAATAGTTGATGATTCATTTAAAGTTTCTTCGATTGGTTCGTCGGTCATGAACTCTTCGGTCAACTGCTTTGAATGACGGGTCTTGCTGGCAGAGAAATAACTCTCTTTGATAACAGCAAGCTTCTTTTCAAAACCAGTATCGGTATAGGTCATTTCTTCTGCCAATTGGCGAAACTTCTCAGCATCAGTTTCGGCCATACCTTCAACAGCCTCATCGATCATAACCTGGCGGCTAATCTCTTTAAGAGTTTTGGTTAGGGAAACAGATTTTGCAACCTCTTCATCTAGACGGGCTTCGAGTTCTGTTACTTCGGCGCGGGATGCTTCAACGAGATCATACTTTTCATCTGGTACATCAATATAATGGCTCTCGAATACATTCTTCATGCCGGAGACGAAACTTTCGAGAATTTCTGTCTTGATTCCGCGGTTAATTGCTAGTTCATTCTTATCCATCCACTGCTCGACCATAAAGTCAAGATATCCATCAATTTTGTCGACTAGACTTTCTTTCAATTCAGTTGTCTGTTCATTGACATACTGATCAAATTTTTCCTGTAGGTCATCAATAGCCTCATCCAGCTCTTGATTTACACGTACAGTAACAGCAGATTCAAATAATTCTGCTGCAGTTGTTTTAAATTCTTCTGATAGGTCCTGGCCTTCAAATAGACCACCTAGATCCACAGATTCTTTCATGCCCTTCATCTTTTTATCCTTAGCGGCTTTGGTCATATCTTCTTCTTTATCGCCGTCCTTATCTAGGTCCAGAAAATCAGGCTTAGCCTTCATTTCTTGCATAGACTTCTTTTTCATTTCCTTCATGGGCATTTCATCCATGTCATCATCACAATGAATTTCCTTCATTGATTTTTTATTCTTCATGGACATGTTATCCATTTCTTTCATAGGCTTCATTTTCATTTTGCCCATATCATCCATGTCATCCATGTCATCATCACAATGAATTTCCTTCATTGATTTTTTATTCTTCATGGACATGTTATCCATTTCTTTCATAGGCTTCATTTTCATTTTGCCCATATCATCCATGTCTTCGTCACAAACTTCATCCATCATTTTTTTAGATTTCATTTTTGACATAGCCATTTCATACATTGATGATTTTTTGCCTTCCATCATCTTTTTATGTTCAGCAGGACTTAGGCTCTTCATTTGTGCCTTAAGCTTCATTTTTTCAGTTGCAGACATTTCGTTGGTGTCCATGTCTTCATCCTCATCGCCCTCAATTTCTGGATGTGCCTCTGTTTGAAGTTTTAGTTCTTCAGCCAATTGGGCGAGTTCATTTAGTTTGTCTTCAACGGTTTTCATATAGGTTATTCCTAATTGGTTAAGTTTATTTATAACAATTAAATTTCGGGTTTGTACTAAGATACTTATCGTGATACAATCTCTAGCATAAAATCACCGAATAATTTAAGTTTCTGTGATTCATTCATATATGGAGTTGTATTAATAATACTCTTTGTTTTCTCGAGTACCCGACCATCATCTGTAACAACCCACTCTTGGGATTCATTAATCGCATCAACGAAACAACTTAGTCCGCTGGGATCCAGCACGCAGTCGATTGCATAAAGGACCAGATCATCCTTAACATATGTAGTGCCGTTAGATTCTTGTACAGACCCTAGGCCGCGAGTAGATACACCTAATGCAACAGAGCCATTAATCAAACCCTCAATGATTTGACCTTGGGGAGTTTTTAGAATTCTGGCCTTTCCCATCGCCTTGTTACCGACCATTTTAAGTTCGGTAACAAGATGACTAGCCAATGCAGGACTCGGCATTGGGCGATTTTCTGGGTGACTTAATTCTGAAATTGCTCTATTTTTAGAAACATAGTTTTCAACATAAGTCCCTACGGCCGATTCCAAAATATTCTTTGGATAGATTCGACCGTTTCTGTTTTTGGTTACTGCCTCAGCAAAACAACCTTCGATGTACATATGCTTAATGCCGGATGTGTCTGCTTCGGTCAGATAATTCACATTAGATGGCTCTGAGAATTCTTTTAGTAAGATCATAATTGTCTTCTTAGCTTCCGACTACAGATGTGTCATCATATGAACTGAATGTTTCTGGTTCAATTTTTGACTTATAACCAGATGCTTTGCGAAGGGTGAAATATGCCTCGCCTAATCCAGTAATGGTAACAACAAGTGGGGATGTATTTCCTGTTGTGTCCGCATAACCACCATTACCACTGAGATCTATTTCACCTGCATTCTGGTGAAGATTAAGTACTGAGATACCGTTGCGGGTAACTGAAATGACATCAGCAGCTCCAGGGCTAATATTCCATTGAGCAAAGATAATATTAACTGTTGGAGTACCTTGAATTATCATCGTCGGCGACAGTAGGTCAGTATTTAGGTCAATGGTGCCGCCGGCGCCGAATACCTTTACTACAGCAATAGTCTCAGTTTGTTTTAGGATTGAAATAGGCATATTTAATCTTTAGCCTCATCTAGCTTGTCAAGGGCTTCCTTGACCAGACGCTTAACGGCTGAACCAACCCCAATGCGGCGTTTTTCGCCCTTGTCAAAATGCTTATCACCAACATTATTAAAACCAAGCTCACCAGATTTGTGATATTTGGCTGCAGCATCTCTACTTGATTTTTCAATATATGATCCCAGAGTTGACTTAGATAGTTCATCTAGTCGAGACTCTAGCACTAATGTAGCAGATTCGATTTTTCGTGTGTTTTCAAGTTCCGCAATTGAGCCACGAACTAGACTATGTTGTGTTAGACGTGCTTCATAGAGAAGGGCTTTTAACTGAGAGTCAGAAGCATCCATTAGCGAAACCGCAGACTCAAGCCGTTCCTTCCTCTGGTTTTCCAGAAACTGGTGTACTTCGTTGATTGATGTGCGGTGATCCATTTTTATTCCTGACTTTAGATACTAGGTCTACAACTATTATTTATCTGCGTTATCAGAGGTGAACATTGATTGGCTAATCTCCATTCGGCGCAAGTCAATAGCAGTTTCCATTTTCTCTTGCATAATAGCTTCGAATGTAGATTCCATATTACGGGTCTTACCTGCTTCGATAGCATCAATTAGGTCTTGGGTGGTCATTTTTTATCCTTCAGTTTCTGTTGGTGTAATTCTTCGGATTGCCGAATCTTTTGATCGTGGGCTTCTTGGCTTTGATCCATTTCTTGATCTTGTGCAGGATCTTCTTCACCGCCAGCGGGTGGTTCAATAGCCGGCATTTCTTCTGTGCCAGGTATCGGCCCATCTTCTTTAATCTGGTTTTCCATCTCGACAATTTCTTCGTCATCAAGCATTAGAACATTCTTCTGTACCCACTTCTTTGATACATATTTACCTAAAAATGGATCAACCATTTGAAGCGTGGTCATTCTATTGGTAATGATTTCTGCATTCTTTAACTCGGTAAAGTGATTATCCTTAATAAAGTCAAATCGTATCTTGGCTCTTATATCATCCCACTCATCGAGTCGAATTAGGCCTTTTGATACGAGTTGAATTTTCATTAGATCACTGAAAAGACCAGAGAATCGAATTCTTAGCCTTCCAACAAACTTACTAAACTTTAGTTCATCTCTTGTAACTTCGGATGATCGACCTAATGTAAAGCCGGTTTCTGGCTTCATGCGACCAATCGGAACATTAAGCGATTGATATAATTTATTCTGAAAGTAGTCGATAAAGTCTGACTGGATTAAAGATTGACTTCCCTGTAACGTAGTAATTTCAGTGGACTTAGAGTCCCTACGCGCAAGCCAAAAATCCTCAGTCATTGATAGATTACGTTTTGAATCTGCAATTTCGCCCGTGGCAGCATTATAGATAAGTTTGTTTTTAAACTTATTCATAATGTCTGTAACATATTGTTCTGCTTTAACTTTAGGAAGATTACCTACATCAATATAAAATACACGGCGATCTGGCGCCCGTGTCATCGTATAGATAACCACTGCATCTTCGATCATTCGAAGTTGGTTAGCTGGTTTAATAACCTTCTGTAGAAATCCAATTACACTACCACTTATAGAATCAATAGAACCAGAATGAATCATCACAACAGAATCGGCAGTTAACTTAACTCCCTGAATATTATTTTCTGTAACACCCTTGTCATTATAGATATAGTATTCCTCAATAGAATCAACAATATCTATACCACGATTATTTTTTGTACGCTTAATATTTTTGATCTTTTTAATCTTTAAAGGATCGATTAATCTAAGCTCTGCGATTCCCTTAGAAATATCATTATTGACAAAGAGAATATGGTAGTAGATACGCCCATCTACATACCACTGTCTAATAATATCATGACCTTCCAAATTGAAGTCAAGTTTGTTTAAGATTTCAATAAAACAATCATTGAATTTCTTTTTTAGTGCATCACTTACTTTTAAATTATCTAAAAATAGTTTAACAGGATGATCATCCTGATCAGTTACTACACATTCGTTAACAATATCAGATATTGCAGAATCAACTTCTGGTTGACCTGCAATATCCCTATATCGTCTAATCTGCTCGTTTTCAGTCTTAACTACACCATCAATATCGTATGCCGTACCGGTCCACCCACCAGTTACTGCACTATTATCAAGAACAAGCGCGCCATCGTTTTTAGCTGGTGCTACAACAGATGGAATTTGTTTTTCATTGTTGGTTTTAAAGCTAAAACCAAAAAGATCTGAAAAAGACGCCATAATAATAAATCAATAAAAAATTATTTATATCAGGCGGGCTGATGATAGTTGTAGCTGAAGGATACGGGGTACTCTTGAAGTTGACTGTTGGCGTCCCAGCTTAATTGAATTTCGCCGACATTCGTTGGATATGCATCAACAAACTTATACTTTTTAACAATTAGGTCTGATCGATCTAACTGATGAACTTCCATATCAACCTGATAATCCAATGGTGCCATTAGGCCATTGGTAGAATCTGCATTAGAAATAATATTTACCCATGTTTCAAATGCATTGCGTAATGCAAAATCATTATCATTATATACGGTAATATTCCATGGCTGAAAGGTCCTTTCACCAGCAAAGTGTACTGCTCGTCCTCGATACATCACCTCAATATCAGCTACAGTGCTATCTGGAATGGATGCAGATTTTGCCATAAATGTTACCTTATTAGAAGCCAGAGAGCCACCAATAACAGCTGCTGGGAATGTAATAATACACTGAAACTGGTTTGATCGAGCGCCACCAGCCAACATATTAGCTTTAAAATCAGAAATTCTTGCCATTTTATTCTACCTTTTATTAAATGTAAAGTAGGAAGTATACTTCCTACTTTTTAAACTGAACCAGCAATTTCTTCAAAACTCACACCGGTACGAACCGCCACGAAGTTTAGTTCAATTGTATTGATACTGCGAGCTGGTTTGATGAAAATACTTGCGATGAATTGATTTGTGTCAATAATGTTGGGTGTATTATTGGTCTCATCGCACACAACCCTAAACTCATAGATGCCCCGTCGACCTTGTACATCACGAAGAAATGGTGTGACTGTTGATACAAAGTTGGCACGAGTAATCGCATCATTGAATTCAAATAGTTGAAATTTTGCTGCGGTGGCAATTGATTTTTCAAGAGTAATAAACAGACGGCGTACATTGATACGATCAAATGCACTTGGCTTAGCTAGTCCAGTTTTATCACCATATAGAACCACGCCCTGACCTGGGAATGAAACAACTGGATTAATACCGGCTTTATATAGATTATCACGATCAGTCTTAACTGGAGAATATGCAAGTTTGACCACATTCTTAATAGAGCCACGATTCAGACCTGCTGGAGAGAACCATGGGTCATTGGTCTCGTCAGTACGAGCACATAGACCTGCAATATCCCCGTTTAATGGCACCCAACGATATTTGTCATTGTACTTGTCGTATTGGTATTTGTAGCCAGTATCAATAACCATATATGAACTTGATGGTAGTACATTACGGAAAGCAATTAATTTTTCTGCAATGTCTGAGGTATTACCAATAAGAATATTACCAGACAGATCGAGTGGAGAAATAAATGCCACACAATCTTTACGGGTTTCAGCAATATTTTGTACTACATAATTGGCTACTGTGGCTGAAGCCTTACCGCACATTAGAAGACTAACATCTAATGTTTCTGCATTACTGAATAGATCAAATGCACGAATCTTCTGGCCATCCGTAGAGGTGAAGTGATCCACACCGCCGGCTAGGGTTCTTGTAAAAACACCGAGGATCCCGAAATTCACGGAATTGGCTAATTGACCCCAATTGGTACCATTAACTGGATGATCCATCCAGTAGACATACTTGGATTGGGTATTCAATACATTTTTATAGTATGCGTTTGAGCCGTCTTCCTTTTTACCATCAGAAGCTTTTGAAAGAAATGCAAAGGTTTCTAGCACAGTTCCAGCGACACCAGACCAACGGCCATTTGTATCGATTACTACCGCGTGTAATTCGTCATTTGTAGATTGATTAGAGGAAGCAAACGTTGAGGTATTTGGTGCACCATCAAAGAAATTGTTATATTCCCAGATGGAAAATGGGCTAACCATTTGAACTGAAACAACCCCAAGGGTGGCCACAGTTGTAGGAGTTCCACCAACCAAACTTACCACTGGGGCGCTGGTATAACCGCTGCCTGCTGAAGTGATAACGATACCTGTGACGGTCCCAGTTGTGCTGCCAGATAATACAGCAATAGCTGTAGCCTGAGTTCCTGATCCTGCTGGAGCAGAAATTGTAACTGTTGGAACTGAGGTGTATGAATCACCTGCAGTAAGAACTACGATACCTGTAACGCGACCTGCCTTAGCGCCATCACAGACAGATACAGCTAAACTATTGCCTAGAGCACCAGGGTACTTGGCTGCAAACTCTCCAACTACAGCTTCGCCATTTGAGTAAAGATTTTCGTAATCACTTTCATTATTAATTTTTACGCCGCCCTGAATTACTTCAATTGCGCCAAGGGTCGCACCTGAACCAGAACCGTCATTAATAGTAATAGTTGGAACTACATCATATCCAGAACCAGGGTTAACGATATTAAAGCTGGTTATTCCACCATCTGTTACCACAGCTTCAACTACCGCAGTAATACCTTGCACTGGGGCTGCCACAGTAACTGACACCGCATTGGCGCCAGTAGAAGTATAACCTAACCCGGCAGTTCCCGGGGCTACGGAAAACAAACTAAATGATAGAGCTGATACTGCATTACGCTGGTTGGTAGTATCTGTACGAACTACTAAACAATTATTACTATATGCTAAAAAGTTGGCAGCAACCATCCATGAACTAGCATTGAAGTCATTGGGTTTGCCGTGTCGTTGAACTAGAGTTGATTCAGAATCAATAGTGGTGGTATCCATTACAGGGCCCCAGGCCGCATCGATTACTACACCACCTACAGAAGTTGAGGCAGCTGGCACAACTGAAGTTAGGTCTACTTCACGTACAGTTACAGAGGGTGATAATGAAAACATTTTATTCCTTTATTCATATAAAATAATACTTAGAAACTGTTTCTAAGGATTTATATTTGGGTTTGCATATTATTTATACAAATTATTTTTTGATTAAAAATTAAACACATCAACATCTTCTTCTAACCCATTGGAGAAAAAACCTATAGGTAAAGCAGATGCATCTTCTTCGGCCTGTCGCTCTTCAATAATTCTAGCCCTCACCGATATATCAGTAAGTTCCTCAAATTTAACTGAAGATGTCATGTATCCAAACATAACCAAACACATTGCCAAATCATCGTGTCCGGTATCTGCGGCATAAGAACTCCCCTTTACAACAAAGTTACTTAATTCCATAAGTATTTCAGCATCATTAATAATAAGCATATCTTTTTCAATCAACTGCTTAATATTATCACAACCAATACGTTTGGTCTTTGTAGTGGTTCTAACTCCAGGTAGAGAGTTTTTACCACCCCAGACAACAATAATTCCATTATTAGAAAAAATCACATTCTCATATTCCAGATCATAATAGACGGCGTTTGCTACTGCCTCACCTATATCATTGGTTTCAATGAATAAAGTTGCCATATTATACTCCATTGCAATTCTATGAATCACACCAGGGTATAACATACTTGATATAGTATTATTTCCATATTTAAGAACCACCTTATAGGGAATCGTTGTTATATCAATGACGATAAATGCAGAATAATCTCCCCCGGTTCCTCTAGAGGTATCAACCACGGCTACATAACTATTTCCAGGTACTGGTTTAGAGTAGACTGATGTGGTGCTATTAGAAAGAATTGGGCGCGTAATCGGTATAGACTTAAGTTTAGAACCAGAGATGAGTGTGTTAGAGGAACCAATAAAGTCACACGACATTTCCTGTGAGAACTTAACATCACCCAATACACGTTTCTGTTCATCTGCCCATTCTTGTGTTCTGGACGGAATAGAATTCCATGGAGCAAAGATCGGTATAAACCCGTTGCTATTATCCTGGGCTTCTGTCCACATACGATAGAAACTATTTAAACCATTCGGCGTACTAATTATTGCTATTTTAGAAGTTTTACCCGATGAAATAGTCGGATATACAGAAGCAAAAAAATCATCTGCTATTCCACTTGGTATATGGGAGAATTCATCCAAGAAAAGTAGGTTTATACTCTGCCCACGAATAGCACTACCAGAAGTAGCAGAAGCAATAATCCTACTACCATTTTCTAATTCTATGCTTGATTTATTCCACTCTGAAATACCCTGCTGCAAAAATCTCGGTATATGTTCATATGCTAGTTTTACTCTAGATAGAATCTCTCTGGCTAAAGATGCTTTGTTGGCTAGAATGGCACAAGTCTTACTTGAATTGAATAGTATATAGTAACAGAAGAATGCAGCCATAACAGTCGTATTATGGCTCAAGAATTCATCAGTATAATATCTATGATTAGATGAGTTAACTGAGAGATCATACATATTTTCATATATGCCTGTCGCGACAACTGAAACTACCTTATCGAGACCAGTTTTGGTTTGAACCAATATACCAAATGTATCCTTGGCGTATATCTCATCCATAGTTCTATCAAATAGAATATGGGTATCAGCACACTTTAAAATTCTGCCGGACTCTGTAGTCAGTTCATAAAGTTCATATTCAACTGTCTTATTGCTAGAGGATATATCTTCCCAACCGGTATCTGTTTCGACTTCCCACTCAGAAACATCGAAGCTCTCTATAAATTTACGGTTGGTTATATCAGATAGAACCATTTTTTAATTTAAACACATTATTAAACTCAATAGCTATTGAATCGGGATTATTAAGCATTATTAAAGCCTCATTTAATATGACGCTTGTATCTATGTTATTGAAAACCTCTGTCCAACCAAATGCGCCATAATCAGAGTTATTTATAAGCAACTTATTCTTTCGTTTAAGTAACTGCTCAATTTGAAAAGCATGATTGATACTATGACATTTTTCAAACAATAATATATTGGTGTTTTTCAAATCTATAATATTATATCTTTTTCTTATATCCGACTTTGATGTGACTCCAATTTTAACAACATTGGGGTATATCTCTATAATATAAAAGTAGCCCTGACTGTCAAGGGTTTGAGACCACAGCGATCTATAATTAACCTTCGATGATTTTTTGGAGTTTATTAAGTCTTTTTCTTCATCGGATTTACTATTTAAAGTATTTTGCCAATTGGCTTGTCTATCAGCCCATATTAAAGTACCTAATTCATCACCATAGTCATTTATACATTTTTCTAGACTAAATGTTGTTTGCCTGTTATGTAAAGCTATCTCAGAATCTAATTCCGACATCCCACGACTTGTATAGTAAGACAATCTAGTACTGTTATTATCATTAATATTTCTAGTATTGATTGATTTTACAAAAAGCTTTTCGACAATTTCCTTTGTTTCAACATTACTGAATTCATTATATTTTAAAAATTTGCTCGAAAATGGAGATAGTCTACCACCATGCTTAAATCCTGGATTTTTATCTCCCTCAACTCTCTTAGATAGTTCCATTGAAAGATTCACTGATAAGAGCTTTTGGTCTGGATATAATATCTTGATTTCTGGTATTGTCATACCATGAATCTTCATATGCACTGAGGAAATTTGACCCATTCTTAAGGAACAAACCGGGCAGATTACATATTCCTCTACGCTCTGATACTTTTCGACTGCATCAATATGTTGTTGTTTCAGATCATGTTTATTTTTACATATTTTACAACAAAAACTACTTCCTTTTCTTCCCTTAAAGACTATGTTACATTCTTTACAGGTTTTAATTTTTAGATTTTTATCAGCTTTATTTTTTTGAGTTTTTCCAGATGAGATGGTTCTACACCCAATGGAACACCACTTTTTTAATTTAATGGTTGGAGAAAAATCTGTGTTACATTCATCACAAGACTTAATATTCGTTGGGTGAGCCACTAACAATCTAGAGAAAAGTTTAGCTGCTCGTTTATCAGTTTTATCTTTATCATTTGAAATATCACGGCAGACATCAGAACAGAATGTAGAGCCCTTTCTACCAGTAAAAATTTTGGCACATACCATACAATTTTTTTCTGCACCAATATTACGTGCTACATTTGCAGCATTGTTGCATGCTGGGGTGCAAAATTTAGACCCAGCACGCCCAGTAAAATCCACTTTACATTGAATACATGTTAATATTGCTTTATATTGGGTTGGTCTTTTTTGTTTGCTCATGAAATTCCTGTGCGGTTAAAGATCTGATTTCACCAGTCTTTTTATTCCTTACAGTATATTTAGTGTTTTTATCGACGCACTTACCTAGCTGCCGGGCGCAACATGCGATGACCTTATTATTATTAACGATGCCTAGAATAATATCACGTTGGAATGGATATAGTTTCATTGGTTGAAGACCGTAATCTAGTGTTACAATCTTAATATATTTTTCGATAAAATATATTGGGTCTTCTTTACACTTTGTCCATTCTTGAACTTGATCCAATGTCCAGTCTTGTTGTGCACCAACGGTCTTGATTAATAAATTGCCGTTATAACCTTTATTATCCATTATTAGTTCCAGAAGTCTGTAACTGTTTTGTCATCTGGATCACCAATCGCAGTATGTGTAATATCGGCTAACCCAGCATCGATTCTTGCTCTAACTCCAACATCGGTTCTAGTAATCTCTTTGGCATTACCGATACCACCATAGAGATTAATCTTTACAGTAAAATCTAATTGGTGTGTTGTTAATGAGCGGGCCATAAAGTCGCCCTCGAACTCTGACTGTGAGGAAACAGAATTCAATATTACTGGAACATCCTGAACCAATCCCATTGTTGATAGACCTACAACAGGAAGCATATATTCGGGAATAAAGATTGGCAGGATCTGTTCGATGATATTAAGCCCATCCTCAGAGCCCTTTGTTAGAATATATAGAGATACTCCTAGATTATAAGGAACGGAAACAAACATTCCATTTATTGAACCATCCGGATTCTTGGATGTAATCTTATTTAGTTTACTTTGAAACCTAGACGGATCGTGTGAATAAGAAGTAATTTCAAAGGCCATACGCGGTAGGGTTACTGCAACTTGATTCTCAAAGTTGGTTTCCTGACGCAATCGAACAAAGATCTTTTCCTTGTTACCATATGTAATAGGCACTGCAATAGTTTGTGTAATCGCACCGGCAGCATTAGCGCGTTGTAATTTTAACTTCGAGAATAGATTACCAAACGAGATAATCGTATTCCGAATAGTGGCATGATAAAAGGGTTGTTCTAGCATTATAGATCACCAAATGGATTACCAGAATTCCAGTTTAGTGTAGCACCACGATCACGAAACTTTTGATTATCTGCACCTCGTGGTAATGTATCAATATCTGGTCTAATAGTGGTATCTTGTGTATGTTCGGCTTCAATCGCATCAAGTTCTGGTATACCAGTTTCAATTTTCTCACTAGAATAGTTGAATAATTCAATACTGAGTTTGTATGTATACTTTTGACCTAACTGATAGAAAGGCGACTTGTCGTTAACAAATGTAATACTAAACAACCCTTTGGTCATTGGTAGATAAACTAAATCTCCCTCGCACGGGCGATTCGGTAAAATAGTCGAACCAAATTGACCAACAGACCGTTCCCACGCAGCAGCCGATATGGTTAATGTGGTATTAGAGTCGATCTGTAAACCAAACTTTGATGCAAATGAATTCTGCCCCTGATAGCCGTCTACATCTTCAAGATAGGCTAAAATTGGATACGCTTCTCTGAATTGGCTTAGCCGATCCTCACCAAGAATTTTATCCTCAAAAACTAATGTACGTGGGATATAGAATGCATCAATTGACTGAATGGATATTGCTTCCTCATGCAATAGAGAAAGAATCATATTATCATTCGAGTAAGTACGGGGATTAATTCTTAGTGATGTTACCATTAACAGTGATCTCCAGTTGGATCAAATACATCTAATAAATTATCACAAATATATACTGCAATCTTTCGACGCCAGTCGTTTTTTCCAGCAACATATCTTTGTAGACGGTCGGTAACAAGATATTCTTTTGCTTTTGGTAGATCAAAAAATAATACAGTTGCAACTGTATATTGAAAAATAATATCAACGATGACCGCAAATATTACCAAGGGATAGGCTAGAATTTTTGTAATCCCAACCAACCGACCAGCCAGATGCGCCCTATAGCATCCCATAGTTGCTATATAAAGACACCAAAAAATGTATGATGCCAGTAGAAGATAACCAAAATGTATAAAATAGTCAACCATAATAAATTCCTGTTGGGCTACTATTATTCATAATATCATCAGCTAGTTCATCATATTCTGATTTGGCAGTAGCATAACTATCTCGTCCATCAATTTGTACACCACCAGGTAATTGAATGTTCATGAACTTGGAATAAGCCATAGCCCATTGCATTTTAAACCTAGCCGTAACAATTTCTTTAAATGCGTGATTATTCCAGAACTTACTGTTCTCGTTAGGATCAATAACCGCATAGCAATCAAGCATTATCCATGTGCCAATATTTACCCTACTATTCCAGTTCATGTCGATATAGATTTTATCACTATTACGGTTGAATCTGAATTGTTTCTTGACATTAAGAATTTCGTTCATCATGGATAGAGTAGTCATCATCTGGGTATAATAGACTAACCCACCAGAGCCAGTACTAATAGCCCTAAATTGATCGGACGCTCTCATTTGATATTCAACATCGAAAATGCTCATTTGAGAAGCACTTGTGTTGGTAACATTGAATACCTCATTAACACCCCAGATGTAGAGCGGTAACGTAATATACTTATTATCAATGTCGAGTTGTGTTACTTGATGACCATAGAAGAATCTATCTGACCCATCGAAATAATATTCCTGCATAAAGGACAGGCAGTCATCAATAGCATCATCCATTGACTCATCGGTAATGTCAATCTGCACTAATGGTGCGCCTAGGCGCCTTAGGCAGTATTCTTTTAAGTTTTGTCGTGATGCGATAATGGCCATTTGTGTACAAATTATTACAACTTAGAACCCAAGTTTATTTTAGGTTCTAAGTTTCTTGGATATAATAGACTATGTCTTCCAGTTGTTCGGTAAGTGGGTCATAAGCCGCTGGCAGTAATGAATAGATCATCTAGTTCAGTAGAATCTAGACCTAATGCCGTACCAATAGCGATTAGGCTAGGGCGGTTACGCTCAAATTCCTGACTATCGTCCCATTCAATTTGCATTATTGTTTTTTGAACCGGATCTGCAATAGCATCAAGTGCCGGTTGGACATTACCTAATAGACCTGCTAGTAGTAGTGCATGCTTGGCTTGTCTACGAGTGACTGAGTATGGGACAGCAGTCGGCTGTGTAGGCGGCTTGCTGAACACGCCATTAGCGTAGAGGTCGCCAATGGTGCCCTCAGTCGCAGCGATCAGGCCGGGAAGAAAGTCGAGTGATTCGACTTCGATGGTGTTGGCGACAATGCCGCCCGTAATGATGTGTGCGCGCATTATGCGACTCCCCAGATACGAACTTCACCGCGGGCGCCCGCGCCAGATAAAGGCCCTGTGCGCGTAACTCCACCTCCGCCGCCGGGAATAATTCCATCGGACCCACTTACCGCATTACCTGCTGAGCCCCCAGAACCGCCAAAATTACTAACTCCGGGTGGCACAATTGTGGTTGCATTTAAGTTAAATGAACCTCCAGCCCCACCGCCGAAAATACTGGACCCGGCCAAAGTCGTAGACCCGGTGCTGAACGTGGCTGAACGCCCCCCAGTAAACGTACCTTGAATGTCTGGATATGCTTGCCCCGGATTGCCCCCGCGCGAATCAGACACAGAGTCTGTGCTCACCAAGGTTCCTAGTGTGGATACGCCGCCAGCGGTGCCCGATGCAGTATTTACAGAAGCGGGTGTGCCGCCGGCTCCTACAGTTACAAGCACCGTCGGGGGGATAGTGCTGGCCATCACAGGTCGGGTCATATACGCGCCGCCGTTCCCAGCCGTCGTATAACTCGTACCTTTGCCGCCGCCGCCACCACCAGCCCATAGTTCGGTGAAAATGACGGAATAACCCGGTGGCTTAATAAACGTCCCCGAGGTAATAAACGTTCTGGCAAACGCCGTCAACACCACACTCCTCAGCGCCACCCCATCGCACTGCACCAGCCGCACTTCGCCGGGATACATCACATAACTGGTCAAGCCGTCAATTAACTCCGAAGCGTTCGGATCAAGCGTGATGTCACCTGTGCCTGAGTTGCGGATGTAGCAGAACCAACCGCTGCCCAGCGTTGCTGCGGCAGAGAATGTTTGCGTAAACGTGCCACTGGTGATATCAATTAAGGCAGAATTATCGGCTATACCTAATGCTGTATTAGCAGTACGAGCAGATCCTACTAGGGATGCACCAAGTTGCAAATTGCCAGCAGTCAATAATGATGCACCATTAACTGTGCGAATATTAGTACCAGAAACCAATGGAACTTGTACTGCAATATCACCAGAGCCAAGAAAAGTTACACCATTAACGGTCTTAATATCAGTACCAGATACTGCTGCAGTTAATGCACCAGTACCATTACCTTTTACAAGCCCAGTCAATGATGCCGTACCGGTGCCGCCCTTATTGACCGGAATAGGAGTGTTACCACCAGGCACCAATTGTGATAATTTTTGTGAATTGCTCATATGTTATTTATAGTGGATTGTACTTATTTATCATGTTAGTTAACAAGGTCAGTATGCAAACCTGTTACAATAGTATTTCTATCTTAAGTTATAGAATAATTATTGACTGATCGTAAAATGCAAGGATCCAATCTCCAAGAATCATTATAACCTAGCATTTCAGCACATGCCTCACTACACATTACCCGACCTGTCTTTTCTGGTATTACCCAGGCAATGAAACCAAAGATCAATTGCCAATCATAACGCATTCCCTGATTGTCAACAGCCCATAATGCAGCCTTTACAGGATCGGCCGTTGTCTCATCAATACGCCATTTGGCTGGGTCAAGTTTAATTCTCTTAAACCTAACTCCACCTAGTTTACCTGCACGAACTTTACTCCAGTCTGGGATAAAATCTAATCCGGTACTAGAGGCACACCATACTTCGCCTGACTCATTAGGTTCTGTGGTACCATCCGGCATGAACCCGTCAACATTATCACCGGGCTCAAATACTATCTCCGAATGAGAATACACGCCTTTAAGACGGTATCTTATTAAAACATTGCCGAGTCCCATTACGCCGGACTTGGTGCCATGGTAAGAGGCTAGTTTCATAGATTAATCTGCTTGATCTTCAATTGAGATAGGCCATCCAGAAGTGAACTCATAACTTTCTGGAGTAGAGCTTGCTTCCATTGCCAGTCTATGTGTCTCTGCTGCTTCAAATATAGCCGTATCACTTGCTGCCGTATTCTGAAAAATGCCTGCGGCAATCGCTTGTGTCATTGTTACAAATACAGATGATCCGTTCGGTGTGAGCGTTTTCCACTGCACCGCTGGGACTGATGTGCCCATGATAACCAAGCCCAATTGCTGAATGCGGCTGTCTGCGTCGCTGTGAAACCAATGCGCGCCGACTTTGACACCCAATACCTTGCGCCGGACGCGCTCGGTTTTAATGCGCTCCCATGCTGCGGCTTGGCGGGTGGCGAGTGGGATGGTGGGTGGGGTCGGATGGATAAATGCCGAGCCGTCCCATGTATCGCCAATGGCTGCGCCTGTGCCGTCAATCAGGCCGGGTATGACGTTGAGCGAATCAACAATGATGGTGTTTGTGACAAGGCCGGTAGAGTTAATTTGTGCTGCGATCATGTTGAGTCTTTCAGAATTCGATAACGATGACGCCGGCGGCACCAGCAAATGTCGTGGTGGCGTTGAATGGCGCAACGCCTCCCGCTCCGAACCCCTGCCCGGCCAGGCCCCCGCTACCGGGCTGCACAGTTCTTGGCGACAGAAGCGTTTCGCCGCCGTGCGGCGGCGGCGTGTTGTTATTTGTTGCTGATCCGTTGCCGCTGCCGCCAGGGATGTTGATTTGCCCCCCTGTGGCTGTGCCGCCCACGTTGCCCTGATAGCTTTGCCCACCACCACCTCCATTTGCTGTCATTGTTGTGATGCCACTGCCTGAAAATGAGCTTGCTCCGCCAGCATTCCCGTTTAGGTTGCCGCTTTGGGCGGCGGCTGCGCCGCCAGCACCAACTGTTGCAGTGTAGGTTGTTGCGCTGGAAACGGTCAACACGGAAACAGCGCTACCACCGCCCCCGCCCCCGCCGCCGACTTGAGATGTCGCGGTTCCACTCGCACCGCCACCACCGATCACAGTCAATTTCGCCCGTGTCACACCAACGGGCGGCGCCCATGTCTGGGTAGATGTGATGACAAGCATTTGCGGCACGCGGTCAATAGGCGCAACGGACACCACCCAGGCAGAGCCAGCGCGGAGGTAGTTTTCGCCGTCAGTTGGTGCGTCAAAGACAACGCCTTGGACCGGCCCGGTGGTACCGTTGACGCTGGACACACTATTAGCTACCAGCGAATAATTGGCCGCTAGTGTACCGCCTAGTGAAAGCGCATTTGTAGCTGTTGCAGCAAGAGTAGCATTGTTCGCTGTTACCGCATTGGTCGCTGTTGCCGCATTAGTAGCAAATGTGGCAGTAGTCGCAGTAACCACCTCACCATTAGCAACCGCATTACCAACAATAAATGTAAGTTCATCGCCTACAGTCGCACCGGTAACTAATGTAACAGAGGTCCCTGCATTTGTAGTATAATCAGAAAAAGGAACTAAAAGCGCGCCGTTCTGAAATACTGTAATAAAGCCAGGTGTATAGGCAATACTGAATACTGTCTGCAATGTGGTCGCAGTAATAGTAGTCGATGATGCCGGTCCGATCTGTGGGTTGTTTGGTCGATTGCCTATATAACTCATGTGTAGTCTCCTATTTTATTTATAAAAGTCATTTGAGTTTATCCAACAAATTTTTCTAGTTCAGTAATAGGTGTATCTAGAATTTCTAGGGCTCTATCAACTTCTAGTAGACCGGCAGCTTCTAGAAGTTCAACTCCTGCTCTGGTATCGGCTCGATCAAGATCAACAAACGTGGCAGCAGCTAAATCAGCTGCATCAGCTCGTAAAGCTGCTGCCTGTGTTCGTTGATCGGTAGTCATAGCTGGATCATCTAGCCCGGCTAATTCTAATGCGATCTTTTCTAGCCTAGTAAATCGGTTACGAAATGCTAGTCTAGTTATGCGCCGAATCTCAGGTGGTGCAGGTGGTTCGACATAAGGTGGAGCAACATAAGGCGGTGGCGGTGGCGGGTTTGTCCACACACCAGCTACTAGCGTTGCACCACCTACTGTGCCGTTGGGCACCTCGGTGTCGTAGAGCGCAGCAACGTCAGGATGATAATTTTCCTGTGGGTTGCCTTGGGCGATATCACGGACAGCGCCGTTTTCAATCCAGGCTTTCATTTAGTAGCCCTCGGTGTACGACAGAAGGACAAAACCGTCGCCGCCAAAACCGCCGCCACCGCCGCCGCCACCGCCAAAACCACCGTCACCGCCGCTGCCCATGCCGCCGCCACCACCGCCGCTGCCCATGCCGCCGCCACCACCGCCGCCAAAACCACCTGTGCCACCGGCGACGCCGCCGCCACCACCGCCGCCAAAACCACCTGAGCCACCGGCGAAGCCAGAACCGCCACCGCCGCCGCCACCGCCAAAACCACCGTCACCGCCGCTGCCCATGCCGCCGCCACCACCGCCGCTACCGGAATAAAGATTGCCGGTGAGTACCTGTGCAATCGAGACTGCATTAGTGTGCCCATTGGTCCCATTCGCTCCCGTATTATTGCCTAATGCAGCGGTAGCAAGTATTCCAGACCCACTGGCGCTAGATGAGCCGAGGCAAGTCTGCCCATTGCCTGCTGTACCCCCGCCGCCAGAGCCGCCTGCTGTGCTGCCATTTGCAATAGCACCACCGCTAAACCGCACACCACCGCCGCCCGTTCCGTTGTTACCCGCAGAGGTTGATACTATTGCCCCACCGTTCCCACCTGCCAAACCACCGCCGCCTGTTACTTGAGGTCCATTATTAGCGTTTAAAGCCACTGCGCCGCCAGCACCGCCAACTCCAAGAGCCGACCCCATGGCACCGCCACCGGTACCAAGGCTCGAGCTTGGGGACGTCCCACTTTTCGCGCCGCCAGCACCGCCAGCAAAAGCAACAGCCCCCCGCAAACCGGCGGCAACCGTTGGTATACCCCCTGCACCACCAGCAAGCGTAGCTGCAGCATTGGCCTGTACTAATCCACCTGCCCCACCGGTTACGCTGATAAGCGTGCCAAAGCTGGATGTACCACCGGCATTGCCTGCTATGTTACTTGAAAGTTGCGCAGTACCACCCATCCCAACGGTAATAGTAGGCAGCAGTTGCCCGGGTATCACATCAATAATTGCAGACCCATACCCGCCGCCGCCGCCGCCTGTAGCGATACCGCCGAACCTAGCCCCACCACCTGCCCCGCTAACAACATCAACTTTGATCTGAAAGACGTTCTGCGGCACAATCTTGCCGGAGACAGTTGCTGTTATAAATTCAGAACTACGCCACTCAGGCGGTGCAACCCGCGTGGATTGATTCGGTGGAAGGGAATAACCGTATGTACCTTTGTTCATCAGAAGTCTCCTGCCTGGGTGGTAATAATATTGAAGGCATCAGCATTATTTGTTGATGCACGAAGACTAAAGCCAGAACCTAGGACAATCGGAAAATTAGGATTGCTATTTGTACTCAAATGCACAGACCAAGCTGGAATCGCAGCACCTGGTGTGACCGCGATCACAGGAATTTCTGTCAGCAGAAATGCCGTAGTTCCATTGTGAACAAACAAGCGAACCATACCGGCAGTGGTTGTACCAACTGCCTGAATATCAAGGCCATCAATTCTAGAACCAGATGCTGGCGCTAATAGAACAGTGCCTAGAGTACCGGTACCATCCCTTGCTGTATTTGCCGTATCGATTACAACTACACCGGTTCTAGGTGTTGATGCATAATTACCCGTTGAAGCCATATTGTTCCCTTAAATTATTCCTGCCATATAATTGGCAATATCCGAGCCTGAAATTATCTCGTAGTTTCCTGAGCCAAGTAATGTGACTCCATTGATTGTCTTAATGTTAGTACCAGAAACCAATGGTACTTGCACTGTAATATTACCAGAACCAAGAACAGGCACATCGTTAACAGTCTTGATATCAGTACCAGATACTGCCTCTGTTAATGCACCAGTACCGTTACCTTTTACAAGCCCTGTCAATGATGCCGTACCGGTACCACCTTTGATTACTGGAATCGGGGTTACGCTTAGCTTATCTGCGGTAATAGAACCATCAGTAACAATGTTAACAGTACCTACTGAACCTAGTTGAACCCCGAAAAATGTAGACCCCGCACCTGGCGCCGAACTGAATGTGATATTAGAACCAGAAACATCATATGAAGTACCAGGCTCCTGTACCACACCATTAAGACTGATAATTAGATTGGTTGCCGTACCTGGTGATACAGCAACTCCACCAGCTATAAGCCCGAATGTAGCCGTACTTCCATTGAATACCAGAGTGTCTAGTTTTCTGAATGCACCACTTGATGGTTGATTACCGATATATGCCATGAAGTTCCTTTGGGTTATTTATAATCGGTTAACCAACGAACTTTTCTAGTTCAGTAACAGGTGTATCTAAGATTTCTAGTGCCCTACCTGCGTCTAGTAGACCAACTGTTTCCAGGCTGAGTACACCATTGCGAGTATCTTCGCGGGCAAGATCAACAAACGTAGCAGCGGCAAGATCGGCCTGATTGATACGAAGTGCAGCAGCATTAGTTCGTTCTGCGATTGTGGAGGCTGGGTTATCTAGTCCGGCTAATTCTAGTGCCATCTTTTCGGCGAGAGTAAAGCGGTTACGGAAAGCTAGTCTGGTAACTAATCTAGACGGTTCAGGCATAGGCATGATCACCGGCTCAGGTGCTGGTGGAGTAACAATTGAAGTGCCGTCCCACTCCCAACCTACTTGTGCTGTATCTGACTGAACAACTGCCTGATAGTCACTTAATAAGCTATCGGCAAAGATCTGATCTGCGGCAATAATATTGTCGACTTTGTTATTTTTTATAAGCGCAAAAATCATATTAAGCTCTCTTTATTCTTGCCACCAAATTTGTACATAACCGGAGGAGCCGGCGCCACCGGGGGTGCCGGGGGCGCCGGCACTAGCACCTCCACCTCCACCTCCACCGCCGGAGCTTGACGTACTGGCTCCGCCGGCGCCGCCTCCGAAGCCGCCGGAAACTCCTGCTCCCGCACCACCAAGGCCGCCGGTACCACCAATACCACCAATACCCAAGGAAACGGCACTGGCACCTCCACCGGAACCCCCCGTAGCTCCTACGCCATTACCGCCGCCGAAACTGCCCACACCGCCGGTAGTACCGCCGAGACCAGATAGCAATAAAAGAATACTTGTGCCACCGGGACCACCCACAGTAACTGTAGTAGGAACAATAATATTCAATGGTCCCTCAATAAAACCGCCGGCAGATCCGCCGCCGCCGCCGCCAACGGCACCACCGCCACCGCCGGCGGCGCCGCCATTACCACCGCCCCCAACAACTAATGCGTAACAATTGCCACCTGCGGCAATAAGGGCAGCAGATGGCGTAAAGGTACCGCTAGTAAGAAAGCGTTGTGTTCTAATTGGGCGACCAGCGGCACCAGGACCGATACCACCAGCATATAGACCAACGAATTGTGACAATGAACTCATTTTGTTTCCTTATTAAGTTAAAACCCAGCCACGTGTAGCATCAGCATACACAAGAGAGAAGCTAGCATTATTTTGATTGATAATTAAAGATTCAAGCAAGTCCATTATTCTTAGACCATTGTTAAGAATAGAATTAGTATATAGACCATTTCTAACGGTAATAGCAACTACATCACCGGAAACAGCACTACTTGGGAGTGTCACAGTTGTAGTCGCAGCATTGGTGAGGACATAATGAGTTCCTGCAACTGCTGCCTGGGTAGTGCCCGAAACTACAGCAACGGTAGTACCAGCAGTTATATTACCAGAGCCAAGTATTGATACACCACCAACTGTCTTAATGTTAGTGCCAGAAACAAGTGGCACCTGTGGTGTATACCCTAGTTTATCTGCTACTGCTGTACTAGATAATTTCGCTGAGGTGACTGACCCATCGGCAATTTTATTACTGGTAACAGAGTTATCAATAATTTTATCTGTGCTAACAGAACCATCTAAAATGCCACCAGAATTAACTCTCGTGACCATATTATGTTAGCTCCAGAACAGAAGTAATCACATCGCAACTTGCTGCAACACTTGAGGTAATACTAATAAGATTACCTGCCTCTAGTACAGTCTTTTGGTCGCCGCCGATAATAACAAGAGCACCACCAACCGGAATCGGAGCACCTTTAATTAGGAAGGCTACAACAGAGTCTTTTGTTAGGGTAGCATCAACTGTAATGCCAACACCCGATGTATTAGCCACACTCATTCCGATTACGGTAGACGTGGTTGCTGCCGGAGCAGTATAGGCTGTTACAGGAGTAACACCAACCGTAACTACTGCATTTGATTTGAAAACTGAAGCCATATTTAGTCCTTATCCTAGCGCGATTGCAAATGCAATGGCATCTCCGGAAATTGTTGAAACCGAATTATTTACATCTGCTTGAGAAGCCTTTAAATCAATTGCATCTGATAATGATTTAAAATTACCGTCCACCTGAATATGCGTTAACGGCACACCAGCCGCAGTAATAGAGGTGGGTGTAGTTGGATTAACACTTGTTCGATATGTTATATTAGTTGGCATTTAGTTTGTCCAGTAGTGCTAATAGTAGAGATTTTATTTCTACAATTTCGTTTTTCATATTACTTATATCATTTTTTTCTTGGGTAATTCTCAACTGAGACGCCAAACAACTCTGATATTGTAACTTATTGATATTGGTAAGTGCATGTGTTCTTGGGTCTCTTAAAATACCAGGAACTACATTACCCAGCTCATCTTTAATTTTTATCATGTGGCTAATATAATGGTACGATAATTCTTAATCCTAGGCACCTTAACCCGGTTGGTACTACGCATTACTATCTTCAAATCATAGACATCAAACGGCTTGATGTTATTTGCAAAAAATGTATAGTCCAAATATTCGCCATCAAAGGTTGATAGGTTTCTTTCAACATCACACTTTAACATCATCCAGTTTAATCCAGCATGAGAGGTTTCCTCCGAGGACAACGAGGTCCTAATATAGAAGTCAAAATTGCTTTCAAGCTCAGAGTATGCAGCGCAAATAATTTGAACACCAGTAGATACTGTCTCTAAGTTAATTTGTTGGGTGAAATATCGACTTTCTGCTGTACCGTGACCAGGAAGTACTTCTGTATTGAACGGAGTTAGGTTGGCAGATGATGCAGCGATTACGGTTATAGTTCCGGTTCCAGTAATGGTTACAGTTGGGAGTGTGACATACCCAATCCCAGGATTATCAATAGTAATATCAGTGATAGACCCTGCCGTGATAGTTGCAGTTGCAGTTGCCTGTATCCCGAACGATACATCGGGTGCGGATATTGTAACTGTCGCGGTAAGGTAACCTGCACCTGGATTGGTTATATTCAATTTTCCAGAAACCAAACCTGTTACAGTACCATAGCCCTCAGTCGCAGTCAGGGTCTCTATGGGGGTCTGGTTGTTGATGATAAATGCCGATGTGGCTAATCTTGGTCTTTCTGTCAGTGCAAAAATCGGGGACGTATTTTTGTTGGATGTAGATAGATTTACATTTACAGATAGGGGAGTCTGATTGGACAGATATGTATTGGCATTTGTTGCCGACACCAGGATACTTGGGATCTTGGGGCTATAGAATGTCCCCTGAGTGTAGTTGACATCATCCAATATACTATATTCGGATGATGTAGTACTAATGTTGGTTGTTATAGAAGTATTTGGTGATTCAGCAAAGGAACTTATGACTCTATAATCATTAGTAATCCTATTTGTCGATATAGTAAATAGTGCCTCACTGATAACAAATAATAAAGCGCCGATGCCTGTACTATCGGTAACACTTATTGTTGGGGCCGATAGGTACCCAGTACCTGAGTTTGTTATATTGATTTGGGTAATTACACCAGCGGTAACAACAGCGGTTGCCGACGCGCCTGTACCAGTACTGCTAGCAAAGGAGATAACTGGACTTATGTAGTTTGTGCCGCCTGAGTCAACCTGAATAGCATTCACTAATCCTGGTGTTGCTAATGTGCCGGTAGAGGTCGCCGCTGTGGGGCTAATGAAAGTAACAACATATTCATTAATTACGGTTACGGCAAAGTCTCCATTCAATGAAGCACTTGGAATTCCACGAAACAGACCCGTGGGAGAAAAAAGATTCAGAAAGTCATTATTCCTAAGCCCATGCTTGTAGCCACAGTTTAATCTAACCAGTGTAGAACCTGCCGTTACTCTAAATCTAGTACCATTCAATAGGACTGGTCTAGAATTTGCTCTCATTATAACGGTTGCTGGATTGACCGTATCATACTCAGCTTTGTACATCGTGAACTTAATATCTTCTGTTGGATCAGTGACCCATGTGATATTATTCTCCGACTTATACATAGAGCCAATGAATGGCTGTTCAAATACCTTTAACCCAGTTTCTACAGATAGTTCGCCAAGAACGCTTGTCCAAACGTTGTATGTATCGCAGTTCGTCTTTAGAACAAAACAGTACTCCTTATTTTCCTCCAACACCACGGCCGGGAAAAATTCAAAGGGTGTAGCTAAGGAGGAATCATCAGATAGAAGCACCTGACTTGGTTCTAGAGAAACCCATGATAATCTATCAATCAACTTAGGGCCCGGATATCCATTTGTCAATTCTCTAAGTTCAAGAATAACCGGCAACTCTTCATCCTTTGTTGCGAAATAGATATCAATTTTCGTAATAGCACAGCCACCTTTAACACCGTATGTGAAAAAAGACTGGGCAAGTGGATCACCTAGAGCAGCGACCACTGGAACGGCGAGTTCGGCCACCACAGGAATGTTTAGAGTGCCGATCACGTTATTTTCGATTATATTTAATTGATCGATATTAACAAAGTTTTGAACATCAACCACATTGGTCTGGAATACATCCGTGACCACAGTAATAGTATCCTGCAGTGTCCTCTGAACACGAGTGCTCATAAAATCTGCTTCAGCGCTGCTGACTGTTGATCCGATAATTGTATCAGAGGTGAATACCGGGCTATCCTGAAATTTTAATATTTTTCTTCCCGTATTGTAGGTGAATGCCTCAATGTTAAAAATACCAGTTGCAGTTCCCTGAGCATCTGTAACAACATTCCCACCTCTAATGCCGCCTTCTGGGGTAATGGCTGCAGCCACACTAACGCCATCGAAAAATGCAAACAATCGGGTCTTAGGTCTGGCTTCAGCTACCTCAAAACGAATACTATCCGGCTGAATAAAAAAGCCGCCGGCTATACCGTCTAAACTTAGAGTGTCTACTGTTCTAGTTGCCATGTTCGTCCTTGTTTTCTCATGTATTTTATTTATAATTAAGTTAGTTTTATCTATTGAAATAAAACTGACCTAACACTTTATTAAAGATGTCTTTGGCATTGCTCTACGAGATTTAATTTTTCTCGTAGCGTGTAATCTGTTAATTTGATTAATGTTGTCACTATATCAAGAAAAAATGTGGGCCATACGTCAAATCCGTGGGCGCCATCCGTCTCGGGTGAACGCAATTGAAAGCTGATTAAATACCTGTGGAGTACTAGGGACATTAATTATCTCCAAAAAAGTAGTCTCAACATCGCTTAAGGCGCCAAAAGACACTATTGCACCCGGTGGCGCTTCCCAACCCCATGCACGAGGCACATCTACCGTCTGATTTATTACATTGATCACCTCAGTCGTTATAACATTTGTCACAGTATTGACTATAACATTGGTCACATGGTTGAACAAAGGTGGAAGGACAATAATATCAGTAAAGGTTTGGAGTGATGGGACCAAACTTAATTTTCCAACCCATGATACAACATTGAATGGATTGATGTTGGTAATCTTTGTCGAAACTGGTTGCTTACAAAATTCAACTTCTGTAAAATTAGCCGTAATATATCCATTGGTAAGGGCACCATATAGCCGCCCTGTAGTAGAAACCACCTGAAGATTAGTTTCATGCTGCTCTGTAGCTGCAGTAATCTCACCAGCTATAGTATAGGTCACGGTAAACCCAGGGCGAAAAAAGTCAGCAATTATATCTAGATTATTGAAATTTTCGACTAAATACCCGCTTTTGAATCTATTTAAGCCAGATGCCGCGTCTATAACCTCTGTATTCAGAAGCAAAGATTCCTCATGTGTAATCTGTGCATACTTCTCTACATTGTTGATTCGTTTCTCCATTAGCCCAATATCCCGCATAGTGTAGACCTTATTATTAAGGATTCTTACATTAACGGATTCTAAGCTTTTAGTATATGGACCAATGGTAATCTCGGCCATTTTTATACTATCATCATTTATACTGGGGGCAACTGGTCTCAGACTTGGAATACCGCGTAAGACCTCAACAATACCGCTTTTTCCAACAATAACACTGTCTATTCTTCCGACATATATTCTCATTGATGTAGTTATACGAGAGTCGACTTGAACCAGATCTAGAGGCGCGGCGCTACCGGCTGTGTATGTGCCGTTATCCCCGATTCTAGCTCTAAAGTCAAGACAGTTACGGAGATCAAAACTCTCCGAGGTACTATTCGAAATATAAATTGGGATATTGTCATAGTAATCAGGTAGACCCGATAATGCATAAGAATCAACAGAGAAATAGTCGCCAGAACCCGAATGTGTAAAATAGCTATATGTTACAGTCAAGGTACCAGCTGGAAGAGTTCCCCTTAAATTTAGTCTGCCCCGTAGATATGCAAAATCCCTCTGCCCATTATCAAGAGTAAATCGAGAAGTCACATCACCGTCAATAGTCGAGACAACGGATATTACTCGATATACATCGGCTTTATTGAGTTGTACAATATTTGCCGGGGTTAGTCCTGTCTGAAAGAATGATGAGACGAATACCTTGCTTCTAGCGCTCTGGTTAAGTTTTGTTCCGGCACATACGATTCTCAACGTACCTGAGACCGGACCATCGGTAATCGATATGGACAGACCATTATTGGATAATGTCGCAATAGAATTAGAAAGAATGCCTGAGGCGCTGGAGATAATGAAGTTGCCAGCCTCGATTGGGTCTATAGTTAACCCAGAAACAGTAGCGGTTCCGGCCCCGGATGCATTAGTCGCAATTGTGACTTCTCTATAAACTTTATAGGATATGTCAACAGTGCCTGCGCCAGTTTTAACTTCAAAAGCATTTGTCGTCGGAAGTTTGATAATTGGGCTACTTGATAGATATGATCCAACAATCGTCTTATCTTGAACAACAGATGATGCACCGGATGGCGCGGTAAGCCCATCATTTATAATTGGGATCTCTAATGTATTCAGATGCTTAAGTAGATACAATGACGAAGTTGAACGGTCCCATTTCCCAACGGTAGCACGTCTGATAGAACCGAACGATACGATTTCACCAAGAATAAAATCCAAACCGGTAGCCCGTGCTGTAACCTTATGCAGCACCTCGGCTTTGCCACCAGAAAACCCAACCGAACCAACCGAACTAATCCCACCGGCGGTCATTAGGATATCGGAAACAAATAGCTTGTAGATTGCATTACTTGTTGTGGTATTTGGCTCATGATAATCAATCGCAATTACCGTGGCAGATCCTATCTTTACCTTATCACCAAGTGTCGAAATAGCATTGAAAAGATCAATATTCTCTCTGCCCCGAAAGTCTGGCATACCAGTCAAGTCAGTAACAAATAGATACTGCCCAAAGCTTGGAACCATACTAACGGTTGGTAGGGACTCTATATGATCTAAGGTACGTGCCTTATCAATAATGACTACAGATTCATTTAAGGTCTCGACTTCAAAGCCCTGTATGTATGCCTTGCCATTTGTAACTTTTGTCGCAATTCTATCCTTAGAGCCAGATAGACTATGCCCATTATTATATCGGGACTTAAAATCTTCTGTTACTCTGGGACTATAGCCAAATGAGATGTAATTTCCCGACTCATCAAAAGTTCTCCGTGCCAATGATCTTTCTAATTCATTATACTTTGGGTGTCTACTCTGCTCTAATAAAATACCGTCTTGGTATTTCATAATTTGTACAAAATCACTAGAAATTGGTGCGGTCAGAGGAAGAACAACCAGCTCTAGTGATATTTTTACTCGATCAGCACCTGGTGCTGCATAGTTAAATGACCCATTGGCAGGATCCAACAAAGATTCATCGGTATCGGATTCGACTAAGGTTTCAACAATCTTAAGTAAGATTGAAGCAGATGGTGTCGTGGTATATTTGGAAAGAATAGCAACCTGCTGATCTACCAACACGAATGACCCATTAACAAAATAGACACCACGGTTAACATATACCAGAGCTCCAAAGCCAGTGGAGTCAGTCTCTAACAATGTGGCTCTGATATTTGGCCTTGATTTTACAAATATTTCTTCTGAAGTTTCAAACTCATTTGACGGAAGACCATTGCTGCCTTTTGTATACACAATGTACAGAGTATCTGGATCAGATAATGTCGCGCCAGCGGTGGTCTTAACTATGGCTTCAATGCCTGTAGACGCGCCAATAACGGTTTGACCGTCAAAGGCCTTTGAATCAATATTAACAGAGTTAAAGGTCGGTTGTAATTTTACATAAGGTATATTTAACTCTGCCCTAGAATTTCCTGGAATTACAACAGAACCCTGTTGAAAAATATGATTACCGAATTTTTCAATCTGACCACGAAGAATTGTCTGAAGTTGAGTAAGCTCACGTGCCTGTACAGCAAAGCCTGGTTTAAACAGAATCTGCTGAAAGTTTTTATCTTCAGAAAAGTCGTCGAAATATGGGGGTATTGAATATGTTTTCATTAGACTTTAATTGCGGTTCTGACAGTAAGAATATTATTTTGTATCAAAATTTTAGATATGTTTTGATATTTATACCTTGCACCTCATCCACTATGAATGGTACCTCGTTGCTAACAAATAGTAAATCACCTGTATAACGATCAGTCGTTGGGTATGTTAATATGGCAGAACAACTCCATGAGGATACTGAATCAGCAGTTCTTAATATTCCAATTGGGGAAACCGGTTTCCTGGTTAGTGGTATTAGATGTACAGTTTTTCCATCTATATAAATCACCTTAAAAAAGTTAATATTATTTTGAATTACCATATCTGGTAATAGGTCTACAGTATTTTCGAACCGTGTTATAATAGCTTCGTAACTACTTAAAGCTGTCAATCTTTTGTTGGTATTAGATTTTCTAATATTTTTAGTAAGACCGTACTGTCTGAAATCCTGAGAGATTAATTTAAATTCTGGTATGTCCTGAAGAACTGCTGAAATACAAACCGAATCTACTCTTAATTCCCTAACGGCATTTCTACCATGCCCCCCTGCAGGCGCTAAAATTGCCCTAGCAGTTGCAAATTGTAATGTATTACTAGGATCATTTCTTGTAGGGTCATTAATCGTAACAACTGCCCGGGTGTATCCGGTGCCAGGTGCAATAATACTTATTTTGGTAATAATACCTTGGTCTATAATAGGGACTGCTATACATCCAATACCATCACCCGATATGGTTATATTGGTTTGGCTTGTATAAAGAACTCCACCAGTAATCAGGACAATATTATGAATAGCACCATCTATTGCAGATTGCTCTACAATAGACTGATCCGACACAATGTCAGAATCATTTAGGTTTATGGAAATAGATGCACCCGAACCGCCTATGCCAGATATATTTGCATTAGCAAAGGTATATCCTGTACCACCGGATTTAATAAAGATTTCTACAACTGCTCCAGTCGAATCAAGAATAGGAATTAATTCTGCTCCAGTTCCATCACCTACAACCAAAATACTTGTAGCATTATCCTTAACATAATCCAAACCAGGATCATTGATTGAAATAGTATCAATCTCACCATCAAGCATATTCAATACTATAATAGCACCGGAATTGCCAGGGTACTTGCCGGTTCCTGTACTATATCCTGGCTCTACCTCGATAATAACATTTGGTGCACCAACATAACCTTTGCCGGCGTTAATTACTTTAACTGAAACAATCGAACCAGAAACAGGATCAATTACAGGTAACAATATTGCGCCACCTACAGATGAGGTAATAGTATCTCCAATCACGTAGTTAGAACCCATTGCTGTTATGGTAATGTCAGTTATAACTCCTGATACAACCGTTGGCACAAGTACGGCTGATGCTCCGATTCCACTGGTCTCTAAGTTTAGTGAAGTATAATTCCCACCACCATCGTTAATAGTAATCTGAGTAATACCACCGTACTGGTCGACTTGGGTAATTACGGCATCTAGTCCCGACCCGGTAGTTGTACCATCTAATCTCAATGTTGTAATAGGTAAATTAGGATAACCTGTGCCACTGTCTAAAATGTTAATAGCACCTATAGTTCCTTGGCTGTAGAATGTTTCTGACAAGGCGGTCTGTACCGGCATTTTATCCAGACTATTAAACCGCTTACGTTTTGCCACTGGAATAGTGTACATATATTTCCAGATATACCCATCGGCTAGAGTAATTGGAACAAAGAAACCACCTGCAGGTTCAATTTCTGATAATGCACCGTTATTATTATCCAGACATTTATAGACCTGAAAATTAGAATTGACTACATGATAGTCATTAATAGAATTTGGCAGAATATCATCCCACTGAGTATATACTTTATACTCAGGTGCTTGTGCCCATTCATTCTTTTGAGCACACATGGAAATCTCGCCTGGCATTACCCGACGAAGGTATACCATATTATTTCTGACCTCCCGTTCTGTGACTAGATTTGAAATCTCTGACCCAGGTGTATCTAGCTGATTATCCCAACTATCAATTTTACCAAAATATAAATGGTAAATTTCTCTATTCAATTGAATACTATTGACAAAATCGGTTGCGGCAGCAATTGCTGCACCAGGTAGAGTTACAATTGGCATATTATGCTACTGTGATATTCCATGAGATGGTAAGTGTATCTGCTGCGTCTTTATTGATTACTGCAAAGGTTACTCGATTTAGCATAATACCAGAATTAAATAGGGCGTCATTAAAAACAGCAGCTTCTACAATAGCACCTGTACCAATACCAGGTAAGAATACACTTGTAAAGTTTGCTACGTTATTATTACTTGATGGTACTGCTACCTGGCGGCTTCCTGGGAGTTCTGCACCAAGCTGGGTATTACCGGCAGACTCTACAGTATTAGATGTGCCTATAGCCATCCACCCCATTAAAGGAGTTGTATTAAGGGAAATTCTCTGAGCAATATACGACTTACCTATAGTAGTAATAATATTATCCTCACAACGGTCAATCTTAACATTTTCACCCTTATCAGTTAGGGTTAGTCTAAGAGTACCTATTGCTTTAATGTTTTCGTTTATCATGTTATTTCCAAGGTTACATCATTTGTGGTATACGCAAAATCCCAATAATCAGGTTCGTCGGTTTCTTCAACGTAATAATGATTTATAATTGTATTTGTAGTTCCATCAATTATTGTCTGTGTATCACCTAGTAACTGCTTATCGACAATTTTACCAGTAATAACATCTACTGCACTAATAGAATCATCAAGTGTTTTTGCTATAAGTTTATTTATTGAGGACTCTACTAGAATTTCATCAAATAGATAGATTGTCTCTTTTGATAGAATCCTGGTAATTTCAGCAGCAAAATCAATATCTGTTCTTAGGTCTAATTTCTTAAAATATTTCATACCTGCCGGATGGGCAAGCTTGATCATTCTATCTTGAAGTGGGCTATTTACTTTGGATGCAATAATATAAGAAAATACCTGATAATAGAAGTTATCCTGTAGTCTGTAGGAATCATGTGAAACCTGCCCATCATCATTTTTCCAGGTGCCCCTATTCTTGGATGAAAGGGCATAAAGTAATCTAACTGTTACCCTTGAGGTCAGCCATTGCCCTAGAGAGATACCACCTTCTTGATCAAAATCTGTTATTACATCACTATCAGAGATATCCTCGGCTAGCAAGGATGTTTCTCCAAAATATCCTCTAATGGCATAAGGCGGGCCTACTGAAGGGAATCCACCTTCTGCAAATGTATCAAGGTCTACTACAGCATTTACTGTTTCATTAATATCATAGATGACATCTTGGATTATTAGAGAGTGATTAAATGGACCGCCACCAGTAACCGAATATTCAACGGCAGTGCCAATAGGAATATATTTGTACGGAGAAACAGTGTATAATTGTCCCTGCACGTGATACATACCGAAACTAATAGTTTCAAGTTTGGTAATAGCACCAGAACCATTTACCTTTGTTACTCTGGCATATGTATCACGGTCTGAACCAGGAATTACTATAAGACTACCAATTTTCCAATCAGCACCACCAGAAACTATTTCAATGCCAGAAACACAAGGCACATGATTGCCGGAGTATAAAATAATGTCATCAACAGTCTGAGTGATAACTCCTGTTGCAGCATAACGAGTATTGGCGCCTATGTATAATCTTAAAATATTACCAACCTGCTCGTACCTAACCGGCACCAGCGTATATTTTAGGTTATCTAGTTTTATTTCATAAACAATTGGTAAATCAGGATCAAATGTTCCGTACTGGGTTTCAATTTCAATAAAATACTCTTGATCCCATATTCCGGCCGATGCACGTAGCATGCTATCACCGGGATATTCAAACTGTATTTCCTCATTAAAAATTATTCTATACAGATATGCAAAAGATTCTGGTGAACCTCTAGACGCATAGAACTCCTTTGCGTGTCGTAAAAACTCTCTAATATTAATAGAATCTAGGTTGGGAAGACCTGCTGCAAAATCCCTTCTGTAGAATTCAATGAATCTGTCATCAACAAGATCAATATCCTTGATGGAAAATAGATCAATGTCTATGGTCTCAAGATAATTATAATATTCTTGTATAAAAGAGACAAATAGAGGGTATTCTTCCCGAATGTTCTCGGGAATATTCTTTTTAATATTAGCGGCTAGATAGGTCATGTTTCAGTGCTATTCGCCACCACGCGGATATAGGTCAACTCTGTGGGTAGAGTTATAATATATTGTCGCTTAGGAATAATATCATTTATTTCTGGTTGAAATACAAACTCAAGTTCAGGATCATAGAGGCCGACAATATTAAGTTGGGGTATAATAACAGACCCCTTTATATAGTCTATGGATCCAATGTCCTGTACATATGTTGCGATCCCACTAAAATCTTCTGAATATAATTCCAAGACGCCCCTGCCGTCGTCCTTGATATAACAACGATTGACCACACTGCTGACAAAAAATCTTGTACTTAAAAAGGTGGTATTTCCTGGACTATTTCTTATAGGATTATTGAACAGCGTGGTATATGTGTTATTGGTATTAAACAAGACACGCACCGGTTTTCTAACCCTAATGGTAGACAGGTTGCTAATGATACCTACGTCCGAGGCATCAATTCTAGAAGTTAATGCAGAGTATCTAAATGTCGAGTCAAATGTATTAAGAGTATTTGCATATTCTACTATACTATTACGGATAATAGTTTCAAGTTGACCAGAATTGAATCTGGAAACCAGTGGGTCATACTGTATGCTACTGGTAAATTCAATTCGTAGATATTCGGGATCTACAATTACCGGAGAGACTGTTACTACCTTTCGTTTCTGTAAGATACTGTTCAATAATAGGGCCTTTTCTGACTCAGAAACAATCTCACCATTAAAAGGCTTAACCGCAATAAACACCTTACCGAAAATAGGCGGAATATTATCCTGTCCACCCCAGACCCTTACGGTCTCAATGTTACTGTTAATGGATCGAATTAAGGCCTCATAATCAGAGGCAGTTACCGCTCTGTTCTGTGTTATAAAAGTTCTAGGCGCATTTGTCTTTATAGAAGCCAATGTTTCCTGAACTGCTCCACCAGAGGCTCCATCATTAGAAGTGGAGAGGGTGACATCATAGAATAGCTCTCCTCTAAAGCCTGCCGAATATGTAAAGGTACTTGCCATGTTGGCTTCTGGCCCATTACTATCCGTAAATGACATTATGACATTGTCACCTACATTTAATGCAACACCAATAATGCCGTCACCAAATGATAGTTCATAATACAAATCTTCTCTTTGCTTTAGAAAAAATGTTTTAGATGTAGGGGTAATTGATAATACACCATCTGCTAGGTTATATCTGGTAAAGGTAGACCCAGACTGAACCCTTACTGATAGGCTTGACATATCAGCCTTCAATGATGGAACAACATAGTAAGAATTATTGGTTACTGGAATGGTTACTGATCTCTGCTCACCTTCTATTAATTCTATACCAGTAAAAGAATAGGTACCCTGAAATAATTCGGCACTAGAATCAAGTCTGGTATTAAAATAGTATAATACATTATTAATCGATGTACTAAATCTAGTTCCAGTAGGAATAGTTAGAATAGGTGCAGGACTTAGTTCAGGGTCTGTTATTAATATGTCTACCATTACCCTAGGTGATAGAATACTCTTGGCGGTGTACCCCATCATTTTTGCCAGTGAAACCGCGCTGGAATACTTTGAGACCGAATCCATAAACATCTCATTAACGGCAAAGTTAGTGGTAAGACCGTTGTAGTGAGTATTATAGGCTAGTACACCGATTAGGGTATTAAGAGCAGAGCCCTCGAAGTTATAATCCTTAAAAACTTCCTGACCAGACAGAAATGTTTTAATGTTGGTAACAATAGCATCAAAGTCTAGTTCTGTGGTCTGAATCTTTTTATTATCTTTCATATCTTATCGAGTCCTGGTTAGAATGACTTCCATACTACTTGTTTCTAGTGTATTTTTTATAGTAAATGTAATACCGATAAACATTCTATTGTTATCTGGTGATACATCGACAGTAACATTATTAAGATCGACTCTGGGTTCGTATTCTTTTATTAGACCGGAAACGGCCTCTCTGATAGTAATATCCAACAGGGGAGTAATATTTTCAAATAACAGACTACGAATCGGTGAGCCTATTTCACTATGAAATGGTTTTTCAAAATAGTTCGTAAGTATCAAGGTCTTAATGGCAGATTTTACAGCAGACTCATTTGTTTTAATACCAATATCCCCAGTCAAAGGATTAGGTAAAAAATTAAAATCTATATCAGAGTATATTGCTTTCATAGTTTATTTATTAACCTAATAGAACAAATTTATCCCGAATTGTCCTTCCACCCTTACCTACATCCATGGTAAGAATAACTCTTCTATTCTTACCTTTATTTAAACCGACATGGATCCAGCAACTTCTGCCAGAGTATTCTAGAATAATTTGGTCATAGTCAGGTAACAATTTCTGAATTTCAATTGCTGCTTCATATTTTTGCTTATTATCGAAACCAATAAAGCCCATATCTAAGGCCAAACCCGACATATGTTTAGAAGTCGATGATGCTCCAGCTAGTCCTTTATTGGCTGCAGCCGACCTAAAGCAACTATTTATCTTCATATTAGGGTAACGAGCCTTAACAATTTCGGCCACGTTGGTGGCAATAAACTTCATGTTACAGCCAAGCTCTAATGTAGAAAACCCGGCCTGGGGCGCGCTAGGTATACCTCTGGCTACAGTAGATTCTCTAATAAAGTCACCCATAGTATAATTTGGGGATAGCCTGGTATTGGAATTAAATGGCAGGGTCAGACCCTCACATCCCTGCGGTAATGGTTTTGTTGGAATCGGCGGTTTAGGTGCCGCTGTTTCTTCCACGGTTACTGTTTTTGCTGCCACGTCTTCCTCTGAAATTTTTCCCGATGCGATCTGCGTATTAAGGAATTCTGTATTGTCGCCGTCCTCGGGTGAATCATACGCAGACTTGACATCTTCATGTCGACTAGGAGTGCTTAATTCTGAGAATTCTGGCGCGGCCTGAGCACCAGCACCTTTTGCGGCAACCTTTGCAAGTCCCGAATTAAGATGGATATTAGAACCGTCTAATGCAATCACACCACCGGCATTAATATTAATATTACCACTAACACCTAAATCCCAATTACCATGAATCGATGTATGCGAATTACCACCTACCTCAATGTTTGCATTATTATCTACTCTAATATTACTATTGCCGCGAATGGTGACATTACAATTACCTTTAATTAATATATTACCATGTCGCTCTAAGATTTCATAATCATCACCGATTATTCTGGTAACTCTGGTTCCATTAACATCTATTTCCTCATAGGTACCAGAGTTATGATATCTATGAAGTCTTTCATTGCCTGGAGTATCGTCCCATTCATCAATATGACCAGATTGAGTAACGTATGTATTGTTATAAGGGTATTTTGCATTATATGGAATCGGAGGTTGAGTCCAACTAGTCCCAGCCGATACAACTCCGCGGGCCCTTGCTGCCTCTTTGGTATAGACTACTGTTTTATCGATATCTTCGTTTCTTGCTAGCCTATGGGTATCGGGCTCATTTAACCATTCAGCCATTGGGTATTTTTTGTTTGGATCTTTAAAACCTTCCCAGGTACCTCCACTAGCATTTGATGGGTTAGCCGAGGTCTGACTGCTAACAGTGTTTTGATTAGATTCAACTGGTTTTGTTACTGGAGTAGGTCGAACTGCAGTGTTCTGCGTTGCGCCAGAATCTTGAGAAACTGCGGCAGTTTCTGATGTCGGTGCAACCTGATCAATACCATTCTGTTTATTGGGTATACCCCCAGCCCGAAAATGCGCGGCCTCTCGTATCCTTCTTGGACCGTTCCCACCACCAGTTCGTGTACTTGGAATTAAGGCTGCAGCCTCCTCATATTTTCCTGCATTTAATGAACTGAATGCGGCCGACCTCATCCAACCATATACACCCATATTATAGGCTAGAGATGCCATGGCATCAAACATATCCTGAGTAACAGGTGCTTTAATATTTCTGTTAAGAGGAATTTCTACTTCATTTAATAAGTGTACCTGTAACATTTGCTTTGCTACAGATACAGTTACCACACTATTCTCATTGACGCGAGACATATCAAGCATGAATGTAGAACCTACACCAATTGTCCAAATATTTCTGGTATCAAGATATGCATATAGTAAAGTATCGTCAGAGGGATATTTTTTTACTGCCCGGTTTCTTCCTTTTACTAGACTACTAATACCTTCTTCAAAGATGATAATATCAATTCCAGCTTGTGAAGTCTTCATTGCTCCGGCTTTTTTTGCAATAGACGCAGCCGCAGGTTTGTTTGGTGCTGGAACTGTGGCAGGGCGTTCAGATGCACTGGGATTATTTTCCTCACCTTGAAGAACTGGATTACCAGATGAGTCAGTAAGTACTGTACCTGAACCAGTTGTAACAGATGCTGGTCTAGTTGTTACAGGTTGGGCTTCAGTAACGAAAGCTGTTTCTGTTGGGGCATCTGCTTCAGGTATGCCACCGATAGTTCCAATTATAATAGGTTGCTGTTGTTCGGCATCTCTAAAAATCAGAATGCACCAGGTGCCCTCTAATATACCAGTGGGACTGTATCCGATACCATTCATGGAGGCAGAATTAACCGGCATCATTGGATACGCCCACGGTAGATCCTTGGTCGGTAGGATGGTATTATCCTCTGTATGTACCCCAACAATTCTAACCCTACAGCGACCCAATTTTAGCGGGTCCTCGGTTCTTTCCTCTACTACCCCATAGTATACATTTGAACTTTTCATTACATTAGATCCGTGGAATTTTTACTCAACTCAAGCACACACAGGTGTCGATCTCTATTTATTTTATGGGTAATAGCCGTAATAATATACACACCGGAATAAATCTTATCTGTATAGTCATCCTCAGTGTCGGTTTTGATAAGAGGGACTAATCGATTAACAAAAACATTTACCTTTTTGCCTACTGTATAATCTGTTCTGCCGAAAACATCTATTTCAATAGTCTGAGAATACATTTGTCTTAGTCTGATAATGCGTTTCTGTTTAATATTAAAATCCGTAGAATCGCCTTTGTCATGTGAATTGTTATGCTGTGTCATAAACATCAGTACAGGATCCACGTTAGAAACAATTTCGTCCCTGTATGGTCTATTGGTATTAAGTCTAGGACCAGTATCCTGAATCATCTCATATTTTTTAATATTCAATCTCTTGGTGCTTATGTCATGACTATACATCTTTGTCTTAATCATACCAGCGGCGTAATCATCAAAAAAGTTAAAAATCTTGTCGACTCTAATATCTTGTATGATTTGAAAATCCTTGGATGGATCTCGTTGAGCCTGACCATATGATAACTGATTGTCGGAATTACTTTCCATGTTTATTGAATAATCTGAGCTCATAAAACTCTGAATCGGTGGGCTATTTGTCTTGTCAATTAGGTGATCTAGGGAGTGGAGATTAAAGCCATATCTATTTTCAAAAAATAATAAAGACGGAGACCCTTTATCATCTACTGCATGATCTGTAATGTATCTAAAATTCTTTGATGGGCTCCAAAAGTTAGATGTGTATTTGATTACACTTGAATCCCCAGTAGTATTAAACTTCTTTGTTGAGCTCAAGGTATCTGTCAATATATTGCTGACAATCTTATTAGCATTATCAGAATAGGTTTTGCTTATTCTTTTAGATGTGTCTTGAAAGTATTCTTCTGACACAATGAAAAGAGTATAATGCTGAAACCTTTCTGCGGAGTTAAATCTATCACCGATTTTATAAATCATAAAAAAGGCTTCAATATAGTTCTCCTTATTAATGGTAGGAGTATATAATTTTAATTTAAGAATATCCTTGCCGCCACGCCCGATAAGATTAGGGATATCGCCGGTATCTGATAATATGACCTGACCAGTAATAAACGGTGAATACAAATCCTCATATAAAGTTATTGAGGCCAATTGCTGAATGATATTCACACCATCTTGCCCTGGCTTTAGGATCATGCATTCTTCTACTGTGATAAGGCCAGCCTGGGATAATATGGTCTCCATTGTAACTCAATCTTTATTAAAATAGTTTATTAAATTGGGAAACTACTTGCTCTATCATCTGTGGACTTACTACACGAATTTTTTTCTTACTCTCGTTTAGATAGAGTTCGTATTCAATATTGGTAACGCTTCTGGTAAATGGTTCGTCCTCGGCGCGAATATCATTTTTATAGTCCCAAGTCAGCGGTTGACCGAATAACATTTTTCTTGAAGTTAGAACAGTCTGTTTGTCATCATTAGGCGTAAGTCGGTATTTTTTAAATGTATACTCTTCTAACTCTAGTCCACCTATTGGAAAATCTTCCATACTCAACATATTATTGGCTAGCATAACCACCCAATGATACAGCGGTGTCCCATATAATTTTTCAGAGATAATCTCAGGTGTATCACCTTCTTTGATAAACAACTCATTGAAAATATCTATATTTTCAAGAATATCGTCCCGGACTCTGGTATTAAATGCTAGGTCGGTAATTATTTTTAGTTCTGACCTATTGCCTACATTGAACTGATAAAATATTTTTGGAAAGTTCTGAAAATAACTCATGATTTAACCTTAGATACCAACCGAATCTGCTGGGCTTGTTTCCTTGGTGGTAATTCCAATTTCCCTAAAATTCAATGCCATATTAATCTGTGTCGGCGCACCGTTGGCAAATGTCGTGAATTGACCATTGGGGGTATAGTCAACAGACATTTGTGTAAGAACTGCAGTCATTTGTTTTTCAATATTTTGGTTTTCAATCGAACCAAAATAGTACTTAATATTAAACTGGGATGGATAGATAAACATGAATTCGGTATTATTTTTGAATTCTGGTAGCATATGATGTCTAAATGATCTAATAATCTTTAATACGTTTTCTGCCTCTGTAGCGCTTTTTGGAAAAAAGCTATAGCTAAATTCAAATTCTCTAAACGTAACCTGTTTAAACAATTGCTCAGATTTGGCATTAGATGCGGTTGTTTTAGTGGCGATTTGAGTATATAAATTATTACTTATTTTTTTAGCTATTGATAGTCCAGCAGTAACACCAGCTGCAATACCAGCAACACCAACCGCCGCATTGGAAAACCGCGAGCTACCTGCCATGGTAGCAGCACCACCAATCAAAGCACCAACACCGGCCACACCCTCTGCGGCATTCATGGCGAAATCTTCTGCTGTTGTTTCACCATACTGAACACCCCAACTGGTTCTAAGAGAGTTAGGCATATGTAAACAAATCGCCGTCGTCAACCGCTTCATCGAATCGGACCCGATTGATTTATCCGCATCTAAAATACCTGTTGTGGTACTAGAATCGGCCGTCACTGATCCACCAATAGAGCCAGCTATTCTTCCTAAACCAAGACCTGCAGTTATTGTACTGAGCCCACTTAGTCTTCTTTGATCTTCTAAGGGTACATCAAATAGAGACGAACCGACACCGAATGCCCCGGCGGCTCCTCTAGCCTGTCTACTACCTACAGGTACATTAATAAAAAACACCACCTTATGGGAACCGTATTGGGCAGAACCTTCAATATCCTCTGGGTATGAGTGATTGGTAATATCGTATTTTTTACCATTGGAATCGCTGAAGTCACTTAGCGATGTAATACGATTTCTGTCTGCTTGGGTTGCCATGTTTATTTTTATAGGTAGATAAATAATTATTTATATCTGACAATATGGCACGCCCTAAACCAAGACTATGGTCTCCCACCAATCCAGAAAAATACATCGGCGATTATCAAAAAATTATAGCCCGTAGTTCGTGGGAGGTAAAGATGTTTAATTGGTGTGATAGAAATCCACAGGTAATAAAATGGGTAAGTGAAGAGCTTGTAATCCCGTATTTATCCCCCGTCGACAATAAGATACATCGTTATTTTCCAGATATTATTATGGAAATAAAAGACAATGCCGGAGTTGTGACTCGTTATGTAGCCGAGATTAAACCGTTTAAGGAAACCATACCGCCCGCCAATATACGAAAGACCAAATATCTACTTGAGGCTACTAAGACCTACGCGGTCAATAGTTCCAAATGGAAGGCTGCGGAGGCTTGGTGTGTAAAGAATAATATGGTCTTTATTATTCTAACAGAAAAAGAATTGAATTGCTGATGGAAAAAGATAAAAAACAAACGGCTTTTGATCTATATAGAGTAACACCATCAGAAATAAAAAATAGTTCTGCATGGTTTAATGAAAAGATTGCTGGTATTAATAAGCAGAAAATAAAACCCAATACACTTATTTCCGAGAGTAAAGGTTTGACCAATGTTATAGTACCCGGTAGAATGTATGCATTTCTTTATGATCCAAAAACCAAGGAAACCTTACCGTATTATGATACATTTCCTTTAATACTGCCATACGATAAATCAGCCACACACTTTATCGGTTTGAATTTACACTATCTTGACTACCCTATACGGTTCGAATTGTTAAAGGCGCTAATAAAAACCACCGGCATGAATATCAATAATCCAAGGGCTAAAATGCAATATGATTGGGGTCTAATTAAAAGTGTGGCTAAATTAGGCCCTGCTAAGGCATGTATCAAATCATATTTGATCGATCAAGTTAGATCACCTTTTATGGAAATAGCCACCAAGGATTGGTATACCGCAAGTATACTCCCATTTCATAGCTTTCAAAAGTCTTCTGCAAAAAGTGTTTGGAAAGATTCAAGAGGTAAATTTTAATGTCATATGCATCATATAACGAATTTATTGGCACAGTAAAAAGCCAGGGTATTTTAGGTGGTTCTCACTTTTCTATCATTCTACCTACAGTAGGTTCAACTGGCACCACTGAAGTATCAATGCTTTGCGAAATGGCCGCATTACCAGGTATTAATATAATGACTTCTGAGTTAAGGGCTTTTGGTGAGGTGACCGAATATTCCTATGGCATTACATATCCACCGGTGTCATTATCATTCTATTTGACTGGCAATTTTGATACCAGAGCATACTTTCGTAATTGGATGAATCAGGTATATCAACCCATTGATAGAACTGCTGGGTTTTATAGGGATTATGTTAAACCACTTAAAATCATTTTGCAGGATAGGGCTGGTAAGGAAGTATACAGTGTGGTACTTCATGAAGCATTCCCTAAAACAGTCTCAGATATATCTCTATCCTACTCAGATCATAGCCCATTAAAGCTAAATGTCACCATTCAATATAAATGGTGGAGTAATAATAGCCAGGATCCGCAAAGTTCCATACAGAAAAAATTATCATCATCATTAGGCGGACTTTCTAATGAAGGACTAAGTAATTTTACTGGAATAGCACGTGGTTTAAATGTTGGTGGTCTAGCCTCATTTGCTTCAAACATAGGTCTATCTTTACCTACTTCGATAAGTACAGCCTTATCAGATGCTACTAATCTATTTAATTCAAATCCATTTTTAGGTATAGGTGCCGCCATGGCACAGAATGGACCAACAATTGGAGGCAATATATTATCAGAAGTGAATTCATGTGTTAACGCAATTAAAGAATCAAATATTGTTATACCAGGTCAGGGCCCCAGATCAGGATCTATAGAGTTATCTACTATCACCAGAAAACTAGGTACTGGTTTCGGTGAGTTTGGTGGAAATTTAGCCATGTTAGGTAAAAATCTTCAGCAATTAACTGCTCCCGCCGCTGCTCTACGAGGATCAATTAACAGTATTGCTAATACTACGAATCAATTAAATAGTCTTGCCAATGCATTAGGTATTAAGAATTCTGGGTTATCAAAGGTTTCTAGTCAATTACTAGGGGCAAGTGCACAATTGAACAAGCCTTTAATTAAATTAGGTGATGTTACTGGTAGTCTAACTGGTATGGGCACTGGTATGATTGGGATTGATACAGGTCTAACAGTCATTTCCAACTCTATTGAAGCCTTACCAGGTGCTACACGGGCTGTTTCTGATACACTGGCCAGATTAGGTAACATAATTGGTATTCATAGTAATAATATTAACAATACTGCATCGGAATTATCCAATTTGGACGGTCTATGAAAAACACACTATCCTCGACATTTAATGTCAATCCAGTCAAATATAATTTTACTCCGGCGGTTCGTGATGATGTTAATGCCACAGTAGTAACTGATAGTGCAGAATCCCGGTCTAATATAAAAGATCTACTAGAGGTAGGTGGAGTAGCCCTTCGGGAAGCATTAAGTGTAGCAATTGCAGCAGAAGATCCTAAAGCTTTTGAAGTAGTAGCCACATTAATGTCCACAATGGCAGACTTAAATAGTAAAATAATGGCAATGCATGCCATGGAACAAAAGCTGACTTCTCTGGCTGGAATAACAAAAGCCGTTCAGAATAACAGTACTACTAACAATATTGTATTCAGTGGTACCACAGCCGAATTATCTGCACTCCTATCAAACAAGGAAACTAAATCATGAGTATTTTAAATATTGTAACAACACCAATATATGGTTGTGTCATTCCATCGACCAACGAAAGAGTTAGTTTTAGACCGTTTTTGGTTTCAGAAGAGCGTTCTCTGCTAGGTGCCCAAGAATCTGAAGATGTTGTTACCATGGTGAATACCATTGGTGCGGTGGTTAGGGCATGTATTCAACCTTTATCGGCTACAGAAAATCTCACCACATTTGATATCGAATATCTTTTTGTTAAGATTAGAATGAAATCTATTGGAGAAGAATCTCTAATAGAAATTACATGCCCAGCATGTGAGAAGGCCACACCTATTTCTATTCCCCTAGAAAAAGTAGAGGTATATACTGCGCCCGATCATAATAAGATTATCAAATTGACTACAACTCTAGCGGTAAAAATGAGATATCCATCACTAGAAGAAATGACAACAACTGTTGTAGACGGAGACGATGCAGACGCTACAAAATTACAGTTGGTAGCCCTTTCAATCGAAACCGCATTCGATGGTGATAATCAATATCATGCCAAAGAAGAGTCTCGTGAGACAATGATAAAGTTTGTACAGAAGTTCACTACTGCTCAATATAATAAGCTAGCAAGTTTCTTTGATTCTATGCCGGAAACCAGACTTTCATTCGACTGGACCTGCCCCAGTTGTAAAACTGAGCATAAAAAGACATTACGGGGTCTTAATAATTTTTTTTAATATGCCTTAGTTCTGATAACCTTATTAATCATCTTCAGATGAATTTTGCATTAATGCAACACCACGGTTATACAATGGGCGATCTAAACAGCATGATTCCTTATGAACGGGAAGTTTATGTTATATTATTGAAACAATATCTAGAAGAGAAAAAACAAAAATTGCAGAGCTAATATGATTCAAGATAACAGACCAAAAAATCCAGATTTAATTTCTGCAATACAGAACCCCGCACTCTTAGCACAGGGGGATCTATCTGAGCCGATAGCAAATAATGACAATGAAACTTCTGAAAATACTCAAACTGGGTTTTTTAGGGATAGGCAATTGGCGATTGAGGAAAGGGTGTTACTGCTGGCCAAAGATGAGTTAAGGAAAAAAGATCTTTTAATTACAGCAATAGAAAGACTTTCCAGCAATCTTAAAACTTCATTCGGACAAAAGAGTCCAAATGAGTTATCTAGGCTTAGAGTAGCAGCAGACATAGGTTCTACTATTGGTAATAACTATAACCCTGTTGGTTTATCTGGAATGATGACCAATCAACAGGGACAGTCGCCGGCAAATTTAAGACCCGTATTAGGTAACACAAGTAATAATTTTTCTGTTTCCAATGCTATCTCACAAGAGTCTGATAGACTTGCCATAACACCATCTAGTATACCATCTAATACAATAACTAGTTCTAGCACTAATCTAGCACCAGTAACTAATTCTAGCACCAATTCTAGTAATTCTAGCACTAATCTAGCACCAGTAACTAATCTAGCACCAGTAACTAATACCAATTCTAGCACTAATCTAGCACCAGTAACTAATACCAATTCTAGCACTAATCTAGCACCAGTAAGTAATTCTAGTAGCGCGCTTGGCAATATTGACATACTTCCACTAAAAACATTATTAGAACAACAGTTAATAGAACTTAAAAAAATAGTAGGGGCAGGTATTAACACTCAGCCGCCACAGAATAGAGCATCCGATATTAATTCTATTGCAAAAACAAACGAATTAATTGCCGAGGAAGAAAGATTAGAGGCTAAAAAAAATGAACCACTATTCGACCAAGATGTATCTCAGATTTTTAACACGTTTAATATATCTGGCTCAGGCTCGTTAGTAGACTCCTTAATAGATAGTAGCCCAGAAAGAAAACAAAGAACAAGAAGACAACCAAGCAATAGATCGCGCGGAAATAGATCGCCTGGTGCACCGTCATCACCTAGAATAAGCCCATCAGGTCCAGCATCATCTATACCAGGTCCTGTTCAATTACCAGATATTGAGAATTCGATGCCGTCGAATTCTAATACCAGACGCTCTCCAGTAGTGCCATCTACAATAAAGTCAGCACCACCGTCTATACCAGGTCCTGTTCAATTACCAGGAGTGCTACCATCGAATTCTGGAATTCAATCGCCAGCTCCACCGCCTATGGCAGGAGTGCCATCATCGAATTCTGATACGAGACGACCATCATCAGCACCATCTATACCAGGTCCCGCTCAATTACCGGGGGCTCAACCAGCGCCAGTTAGCTCAAGACTTTCTAGGGCATTTACTGGAATAAAGTCAGGTGTAGCCGCAAATGCCCCAGGTCTACTTCGGGGAGCAGCAGGCGGAATTGCGGGAATGTTAGGTGGCGCGGCCTTAAATGCTGGGGGGAATGCTCTTGAGGATGCTGGATATAATAAATCAGCAGCAGGTGCAAGAATCGGCTCACAGGCAGTTAGTTTTGCCGGCACCGGCGCCATGTTAGGAAGTATGCTAGGTCCAGTCGGAGCCGCTGTAGGCGCAGGCGTAGGCGGGCTTGCCGGTGGTGCGATGGGTTTATATGAGAACTTCGACCAGTTGACTGGACGGGGGTCTGAGCAACCTGTTGGTACCGTCCCTTCTTTGAGGAGTGCGGATCTAGCCAAGATAGATAATAAAAAACTTGATCCAGTGACATTAGCCGATAGCCTAAATGCAAATGAAGTACTACTGATTGGCAAAAAATCTATTGCACCAACTGCTGTAGCAAATTCAATAACCGCAGATAGTATGGCTATCGAAAATGCCAGAGAGCAAACTAATACAGGAGCAGCCACAAACATAGTGAATGCTCCCGTGTCCAATGTCAATAATAGTACTGAAATAAAAGAGAGAACTGCGATAAGAAATCAGGACCCTTTTATAATGCAGAGTCTACGTTACAATATGATTTAATCTAACCGGCAAAAACATTCGAACTACCTTGTGTAATTGTATTATTGCCATATTTGTCACCGATTCTGCCTACTCCGTCATTTCCAATAAAGACTGTGGTCGAGTTTACTGAAAGAGTAGATTCATCGGGTGAACATCCTGCCTTAGGGTGTGCGGCTATTTGGTCGCCAGCGGCGACTATAAGAATACCATTTGCAAATACATTTACCGTATTCACCTCGTCCACAGAGGTTTTCATTGGTGATCTACATTTTCTTCTGGCTCCGTCTGGACTCATGACGGAATCACCTTGACGGGAAATAGCAGGCATTATAATCCTTCCGACACATATAGTTTAATATTTTTTTCAGCCTCTAATACAGTCCAATATACCCACTGATATAATTCTGTATGAATGGTGGTTTCTGGTCCTGACCCAAAGGGACTAGATGGCATTGTTATGGTAAATGGTAGCGGTATAAGTTGTAATATATCAGGTGGCATTATATATTCTATAAGGCTTCGCACCTTGTCGACCTTTCTATTGATAACATATTTAGGATTATCAATAAAAATATAATTATCATCAAAGCTAGAAATATGATTACCACTAAGTGTGATTACATTAGAATTAATAACGGCTGTTAATCCGATTATTGGGTTAACCTCAACAATCTTGGCTGGTAAAACCCTAGTCCCCAACACTTCGTCAAAGTATATTACATTTACAGTAATGTCAATAGAAAAGTAATCAGCATAAAGTACAGACGGCAGATACAAGGCTAGTTCTAGTGGGTCAATAATAGTTTCTAACATATCATCAACAATAGGGCCTATGCCGTCGATATTACTGTAACTGAATGATGGTAGCATGATTTATATAAAATATTTTTGTATTTACCATAACAAAAAGGGAGCCGAAGCTCCCTGGTTTATCCTAGTAGGATAATTTTACCGTCAATAGTAGTACTTGATTCATTCTGAGTTTTTAAGTCAGAAAGTTTCAGTAACACTGCCTGCGCTCTATCATAACTTCCTAGACTAATTAGTTTTTTGTACATCAATTCTAGTTCAGTAATAAGTTCTTGATTATTCATTGTTAAGTTCAAAGTAGGGGTTGAATTACTGGGTCACCTGACCCAGTAGCTTTTACAACTTAGCTTTTTGCCATACTTGCAAAATATGCATTTAGATCTTCATCTTCATCAACAGCTGACAAAGGTGCAGTCTTAGCAGGTGTATCAATAGCCTTAGCGGGTTTGGTTGGCTCAGAGCGCATCTGTTCAACAATCTTTTCTGCGGTCGAACCGCCACCGCCATCTGCATCAATACTGGCTAGTTTAGTTGCTAGTTCAGCGTATGACTTGAAATTAGAAGGTGCTATAATAGGACGCAGAGAGGTAACCTGATTCATAATCTTTAGAATAGCATCATCGGAATCAGCAATTTCAGATGGCGACTCAAAATTGCTCTGATCGTAGTTAGGATAACCTTCTACTTTACGCATGCGTAGTTTGAATGCAGCACCTTCCCAAAGATCGAAGATATTAACTGGGGTATCATCTTCAAAGGTTGGTTGAATTGCACCCATCATCTTTTCAAAGATCTTTTTGCCGAATTTGAATGGAGCAACCTTTCCGTTATTTTCTGGATTTTTTGGGTCAGAAATAACCAACACGTTGGCTACATAAGATTGGCGGCGTTTGCGCTTTGCACCAATTTTTTTATCATCCTCAGAACCCTGATATAGTTTGCGGGTGGCTTCACAGACGGGGCATGGTTGACCAATAGAGGTTGGGCAATTATCGATTAGCCATTTGCCATTGTCACCCTGAATACCATGGGTGTAGTATGTGACCCAAGGTAGTTCATCATCGACGTGCTTAGGTAGGAATCGAATGACAGCAGAGGAATTACCAGCCTTGTCAGCCGTTAATTTAAAGTAGCCTTCGTCATCCTTGGCATATTCACTTTTTTTGTTTAATGCGGCGGTTACATCACCGAAACCTTTAGAGCGTAGAGCGCGTAGGTCTGCAATTGATAAGGACATGAGTTTCTTTCCGGTACATTAAGTACCTATTGTTGTAGGCCACAAGGACCTGGATAAACTACCGACCAGGATGGTTGTGGTAGTCGTTTTATTTATACACCTTGAGTCAATTATACCATGGCTCTTAAAATATAAAAATAAACTTTATTCTTTTTCATCGTCCTTAATTTCATCTGACATCAACTGATAAATTTCATAGTCATCATCAATAACATAAAACCGTTTGTCACGGATAGACTTTCGACTTTCCAGATTACTATGTTCAGTAATCTTTTCACGGCGATGCTCTGCGGATTTGAATTCAGGACGATTTTTCACTTGTTTTCTCTAGGATAATGGATTCGATACGGGACTTGTTGTACTTACAAAAGCGGGACAACTTGGACAATTTTACTACATTTTGGTGGAACCCAAAATAAACTTTAGAATTCCATTCATCCAAGAATGGAATTATCTCATTTAAAGCGACTGCGGTCTGTGGGATAATCTGGTTTGACACAATCATCTTCAGAAGATTTGGCATAGTTTCATCATGCAAGTCAACCTCAAAGTCTAACTTCTCTAGGTCATCTGAGATGAGTTTGGTTAAGGATTCTTTTTCCCGGATCCACCTTTTATTATTATCCCATGCAGTAGCAGTAAATGCTTCGTCCGAAGAGGTATAGATTAAGTTTGAAACAAAGTACTCTACCGAGTCATAAGGACGCTCAAACTTTGAAGACATAAACTCATAGGTATTCCGGCGAGATACTTTTCCAAAGGCATATTCATTATCCCGATTGAACCGACCGTTATATTTGAATAGGTCATAATTCTTATCGGTGAAGTGCATGCCTACCGCCCGATGAATCTTCCACAGTGCAAATCCATTCATACTATTAGAAGTTGTCTAGTGTATTGTGGGCGCTCATTAAGCCGCTCTGAATCATTTCGTTTTCTAGTTTGCCCTTTAGTGAGCTATTTACTAGCTTTGCGATAGCATCAGGATCAATATCTTTAGAGTCACAATATGCAAGAATCACATCGGTGCAAGACATATCTTGTTTATTGGCTTCAGTCTCAACAAATTGACTAAAATCTGAAGCCGTCTTGAAAAGAATGTTATCGGTCATTTTAACCTCGCCACCAGCAAAAACCTCAGGGGTCATTACTACAAAGGTTTCATTTTTCATACGCTGCAATGACTCTGAGTAACCGGGTAATTGATGAATATTCTTCATTTTGGTTTTTTAGAAATTTGGTATATTTGGTTGGGGTTTCTGAGTCGACTTTTGGGCCGTATTGGTCAATAAAGCGATGGCAATTATAATCTAGCTGCCTTTTATAATTCATCAGTTGAGCAATTACGTCATCCACATATGTAGGTTCTGTATACCGTTTATACAGAATATTTTTTTCGATTTCAGAGAAATTAATCATTAACCAACACGTTTAATATAGAGAGGAATAAAACAAAATAGAAACCAACCAGAATAATAGTAGTAAAATTTACGTTCGGATGAAACGAAGATTAAACTTTTACTAGGTTTTTCTGTTTGCCATTCTCGGTAATAAATCATGAAAAATTTTCCTTTATAAAATATTCAATTATTAGATATGCACCCCAGATTGGTAGGATTGATGCCAGTAGTGTACTTAGGGACGCATTAAAAACTATTATGATCGCAATGTAAACAACCAAAACCGCCTTAAGTATCATACTGTAGAATTGACTTTATTAATATACCAACGGCGGGCAGCGTTGGCAATTGGACCACCTAATTTCTTAGGGTCAAGTTGATTAGCTACCAGTTCTTCCTGGGATTCCTTGATACAATCTTGAAAAACCATTCGGATCCATGTCCCCATAGACTTCATATCGAAAGGTAGGAGCTTCTCACGAACCATAACATCCAACATTTGCTCAAGACGGTTTTCAGTCACAAACATTTCAACATAGTCGTTGATTGTGTCGAAAGTTTCTGAGTCAACAGCCGATATTGTCTTGACCTTGGAAGCAGAATGTTTTGATCCCTTGCTTTTGAACCAGGTACCAGGGTCGCCGCCGTTCAACAGTGGCTTCCAGACCAGACCTTCACCTGTAGAATCCACACCAAAAGCCACACCTACGGGGCAACTATTTTCAACGGCGGTGACCAGATTCACAAGTTCATTCTGAGCTAGGTCAGGACGCTCGAAGTCGATTTCCAAGAAATATGTAGGAAAATGTAGGATGCTGTAAATACCGCTCTCTGGATAATTACCCACTTCCCCTAGAATCAGATCATCGAGCCAGTAGTCATCCGAACCATCTTTCTTGGGCATGATTACCTTGACGCCAAACATTACCATCATTTTTGAGAGACCGGTAATGGCAACACCCTTTTGGATATTCCCACCACACCATTCACCAAATAGAACAATCTTAGTTGCATCAGGATTTACATGTTTATTCAGCTTAGCAAAGATGGTCTTCAGAACATCTAGATTTGCCAGCTGGGCAAGCATAAAACCAGCATTATCCTGCTCGATGGTTAGGACACGTTCACGAGATTGAAATGTGAAATCACCGGTATACAGATCAAGCACAATTCCCGAATTAGTGCCATGCAATTTTACCGTCCCGCGGTACAAAACCTTTGGAAGAGGCTTGTTATTGAAGATAGGCTCACCAGAGTCCGTTAGACCTTCGAAGCGACACTTGTCCTTTGTGTGGCGAATGGCATTAGCAAATTGACCGGTGGATGGGTAAGAGAAGAAATTTCGCATGATGTTTTTCGATTTGATAGGTTATTATATCATAGACTAAAATAAAAGTAAATCTATACTGATACTGCTTCAACCGAGAGAATTTTCAATTTCTCTCCCCGCCGGCAATATTGGGCTATAGCATGTCCTTTACCTTTCGCCCAAATAGTTCCACCAAGTCTCTCAGAGCCGTCAGTATCTTGTATCCAGACTTTAAAATCCTGGTAGATGGGTTTTTGTGTTTTCATAAGTTATTATACCACACCACAGAATAAAAGTAAAATTAAAGATCTATCAGGTCAAGAAGGTCGAGAGCTGCGTTATACACATATTCAAGCCCGTTATCGTCACCACGTTCCTGGGCAAGTTCGAAAAGACGTTCCCGCTTTGGGTGATCGGAAATTCCAAGATCATCGAAGAGGTCATTCTTGAATTTTTCGCGAAGGCGAGTAGTCTCAGCTCGGTACGCTATTTTAGTTTCCTTAACCACATGAGCCGAACCCATTGGATAGCGGAGCTTGTAAGTGTAAGAGTCGAAGTTCATGATGTTTCCAAGTGGGTGTTGGTTGGTAGGTGTGGTATAATACCACACCACAGAATAAAAGTAAAATTCTACACCTTACCAGGTCCCCACAACTCGACACGGAATACAGCTTCCTTAGCGTGGGCTGGTATCGGAGCCGAGGTCAACCAGCGAATACGTTTGATCAGTTGACCAGTAAATGGGTCAGGTAAAGCATCAGTAAATCTACCGTATTCCCAGTTTAATTTATTATTCAGATCATTAATTGTCTTTTTCTGATCTGCATCTAACTCGGTGACTAAAAGAAAATATCCTTTGAAAATTTTCTTTTTTAGAGCTTTATTGATACGACACACAGAAGTATGATACCCATAACCTACTGAATAAAGAGCATCAGACATTATCAAAATCCTTTGCGACTAGTCGAGCAATATAATCCTTAATGCTACGTTTAGCACTCCAACCTAACTCCTCGGTCAGGGTAGTCATTAGTTCTGCAGCCATTCTATTACCACGAACCTCGGGCTGATAATCAATATCGAGACCAAACATATCCGCGATTTCAATAATAGAATATGCTTCAGGTGCACCGATACCATATCCATCTCCGTAACCATGGGCCCCAACTAGAATCAACCCATCGACAATATCGTCCACATGGGTGAAGTTTCGTTTTTGAGTTCCTGGTAATGTAACTGGTAAAGATTTACCTTCTGAGTATAGTTTGGCAAACTTTGCAATCACAGTGGCATATTTACCATCTGCAATCTCATTCTTACCTACCACATTATAGAAGTAGGTAATAGCATATTTTAGACCATACCAAGAACCGTAATTTTTTACCAATTCAGTATTTTTCGCTTTTGTAAATGCGTATGGAGAAGAATTGGCCCCAATATCACCAAACTTAGTTGATGATCCAGCATACACGAGTTTGGCATTATGTTTAAGGGCATATTCTAAGACTTCAAATGTGCCAGTTGAATTAGAATCCCATACAGTTCGCATATCACTGAATGATTGCTCGACTCTGGCATATTCCGCTAGGTGAAATATCAAGTCTGGTTTAAACTCAAGATCATGAATATCCTTTGTGTTTATATTGCAATACCCAACACCAGGAACATGATTTAATCTAGTTCCTGTAGAATAATTATCCACACTTAAAACATTATGGCCTTCAGATATTAGACGAGCACAGAGATTAGAGCCAATGAAACCGGCTCCACCGAGACAAAGTACATTCTTAATGTGTTCCATAAGTTTTTCAAAATAAAATTTACATAAATAAATTATAACACATCTTGTTATAAAAGTAAAAATGGTGATCACGATGCTCTAACATCTATCACCTCTAGACTAACCCAGAAAGGCTACTATGTCCAGCAAAATTATTTATCAGCGCACTCCATATTTTTATGTTATTAGACACATTCAGTCTCAAAAACTTTATGCTGGAGCTAAATGGGCCGTTGGTTGTTATCCAGATACTTTTATGACAGAAGATGGCTATCAAACATCTTCTACAAAGGTTAAAGCTCTTATACAACACAGTGGATTAGAATCATTCGAAGTAGTTCAGATACTTACTAAAGAGGAATGTGGTATAAATGTTCTAGATTACGAATCATTATTTCTTCAGAAGAATGATTGCGCGGGATCAGATGACTGGTTGAATGGACACAACAATTTTGGTCATATGGCATTCGGAACAAAATATTTTTCAGATTTAATGTTAGAAAAATATGGTGTTACAGATGGTATGAAATTACAATCAACTAAACAAAAAATTGAGAAAACCAATTTAAAAAGATACGGATTTGCAAATCCGGGTCAAGTACCAGAATTTAAACAAAAAATAGAAGAAACTAATTTAGAAAGGTATGGGTTTGAAAATCCTTTTCAGGTACCTGAATTCAAATCAAAAGCGGAAGAAACTAATTTAGAAAGGTATGGAGTTAACAATGCCATGAAATCACCAGTCATTCAACTAAAATTTGAGAAAAATATAATTTTAAAATATGGTGTCAAAAATGTATCACAGATTCCTGCTTCTAGATTAAAAATCTCTAAAGCCCTTAAAGGGGTTCCTAAACCAGCTGGCACTGGTGCAAAAGTTTCAGCAACTAAAAAATTGACTGGCTCAAGTATTGGTCATAGAAACCCGAGTTTCAAGTACTGGTTTCATACCCCATTTGGTATCACAGATACCACAGATAATTTCGAGCCAGGCAAGATAATACAGCAACTTAGATATTGGTGTGTCAAATGTGATCGAAAAATATGTAAAATAACTTATAATAGATCAGAATATCTTCTATCAAATTATACCTTTGAAGAACTTAAGGATAAAACATATAGAGACATAGGTTTTTATACTCTAACAAAAGAAGAGTATTCTAACTTAAAACTCTAGTTGCATATTTTTTCCTAAAAAATTATTATAACACACTACAGAATAAAAGTAAAGTCTGTGGTAATCCTAGACGTAGCCACAGACTTAGCTATATGAACTTACTTACCGAACAACTTGATTTTATAATCTATTATAATCGTGAAACCGGGGGCGGGAAATAAACACTGACCTACTCGGTGTAACTCTTTGTACATAGATTAATAGCAAAAGCCAACTAAAAATGCCCCGAAGGGCAATTGTTTTTTACCACACCATCTTAAATTTTATTGAATGAGACATGTTGTTCTACTTCACGGGGCAGCGGCTCGCCATAATTGTTACGAATATCTACATTATAGTTCCAAGCTTCTCTTAGGATACTCAACTTATTTTTTGAAAAGTGAATGAATGCCGAACTGTCCTTAGAAAAACAGGGGCCGGCGGCGCCGCGCCGCCCATCGGGCCCGGGAACCATTGTATGACTCTTACCAATACGCGGATCATTTCCTACTGCTTCAATTACTCTATTATAATCAGCAGAATGTTTTGAACACAATTCGTTGATCTGATTAAAGAACAGGACCTTGGCTGCTAGGAATGAATTCATTGTATATTTTACAAACGAAGCCTCAACAGCAGTCATATAGAGAATTCGACAGCCTTTTTTACACTCCGAATAGTCATCGTAGATATCCATTAGATCTTTACAATTTTCCCAACTACCACCCATTACATGCATGATAGGATCTACAAAATCTTTTAGTGCATTGGCTTCAGTTAGAAACTCTGGGTTGTACACAAAATTGCTGTATTTTTCTGCCAATACCTTGATGATGTCTGGTGTGACTGTTGACTTTAGAACCAATAAGGTATCTAGATCCTTAAGTTCTTCTAGCACCTTTTCGACAATGCTAGAATCAATTTTACCATCCTCACCCATGGGAGTAGGAACTGCGATAAAGATCGCATCAAACTTAATGTTTGCCACGACTAAATCTTTACATGAGGTACCTAAAGCTGGATCGGCAATCACCGGATCACAGCCAATAAAGCCGTGTGCAATTGCCTTTCCTACAAAGCCATAGCCCACGATTCCGATATTTGCGTTGTTTTTTTTCATGTTATTTCTATTTTATAAAGGGTCATTGTAACATATTCATGAATAAAAGTAAACTTACATGAAGTCGCCTAGTGGATTATTTTTCTGAGTATCAGCAGACCATTTAATCTTATGTGAGCCTTTTTTGAAGGCTTTAATATGTGGAATTTCTAGGATATCAGCAAATTTGTCCAGGTCTGCCTTGTTTCGAAAGCGGACCATAACAAATCGACCCTCGCCACGACGCATTCGGTCGATATGGGGTGAAGGTTTAGTATTATCTTCTGGTTCATCAAATAGCATATTATTTCCTTATTGGTTATTCTAGGTGAAAATTGGGTAGGTAAATCCACATTAGAATTAGATTTTTATGTGAGCAAGATAGCCTAGACTAACACCCAAATATACTGAGCATTAGAGCCGCGTTCACCTGTAAACAACTTAGGGTACCAGATACATTTTACTGATCTAGCTCCATCATCAAGAATTGACTCAGAGCCAACAGCAACCAGTTCAACAAACTTTTTGAGATCGGCCTCAGTATCCATTTGGATTTCTAAAATATACGGCGCATCATATTTAGGCTGATCATATTCTGGAAAGGCATGATAACTGGTTGGGTCAAGTTTTTCCTCGACACCGATATATTCTGATAAGGCATTAGTCATAGTTTATTCCAAGTCAATACGAACATCCGATATTGTAGCGTCAGTATAGGATCCCATCATGTTTTTTGGATCATCCAGTTTAACCAGTTTTAGTTTATGCTCATAGACTTCTGGCCAAGTTAGACCTGGCTTCAGGATTAATTTATTATGTTTCATAAAATGACTGAAATCCACATGATGATGGTGACGCCCCCATTTTTGGGCGATGGTTACACAATCTGGATGTGCTTTATGTAGTGATGCTACAAATGAATACCGATTATCAAATTCTTCTTTGTTACCAACTTTGTAAACTGCTTCAGTATTACCACCTTTCATTGTATGTGTGCCGGCCTTGCCAACAGTAAAAGAGTTTAGTAGAATAGTACAGTAACCTTTTTTCAGAATCTGTAAAGATAGATCAGTATCCTCATTGAACGGCGCAGGCTTTCCATCCCACTCAAGTACACGCCAGCGTTCGTCAATGGTATTGTCTAGTAGAATACAGCTGTAAATTCTGGTATTAAAGTAGGCTGGCTCTTTATTTAGAAAATTAGGCACGAAAAAGTGATAGTTCAGTCCACTCATAGCAACATTGGTGAATCTGTCACTATAATCTTCTGCTACTTTAAGTGCGATCATAGACTTAACACGCATTCGAGTATTACGATATACCCGATAAAAATATCGCATATTATCGTCAAGAATCCAATGCCTTTTAGCACCTAAGGAAATTGAGTGTTCCCAGACCCAATTTCTAACTGGAATACTACCAAGCCCTAGGTTACTGAAAGGTAATAGAAGAAGTTTAGCAGGATCAAAGCCACGCTCAAGCATACCTACTTTATAATCTTCGTATTGATGCGGTTCAATTACCAATCGATAGTTGGTGCAGCCGCATTCTTCAAGTGTACGAACAGTCCATAAGGTACTGGCTCTGGATTTTGAAATTACATAAATTGGGTATTTTGTCTGAACAGGTTCTGTCATTTTTGTTTCCTTGTATACTATATTTTATCCTAGTACTTAGTAAGCAAAAATAAATTATCGCTCGGTGTAGTAGCCAAGAGGCTCAAAGCGACGCTTCATATCCTCGACAGTGACAGGAAAGATAAAGTCTGATTCTCGATAATGAGTCAGCACATGGGTTTTGTAACTGGTTTTAGGTATCCACTCATTACACACATGGCAGAGAAATTCTGTTGCTTCTTGACTCATAACATCTCCATTAGTTGTGCCAAACTAATAACCTTGATACCCATAGCTTTGGCCTTTCCCATTTTACCTGAAGTCGAGCTCGGGTCTTTAGCGATCAACATTGTTGTTGATTTGTTAAATGCATCTGTTACCGTACCGCCTAGGACCTGAATTTTCTCGATCAACTCGGGAGACAACCGTACCCCGGTAGCAACCAGAATCTGATTATTGAATGCGCCCGAACCTTTAGTTTCAAGTTTATCGACCGTGAAAGTAACCGATGATTTAATCTGCGAATATACTGTGTGGGCTTTAAATGCATTCAGCATAATAAGTTTTGCTGATTTGACATCGAAGCCATCTAGTTGGCACAATTGACTCTCTGTTAGTTTTCCACCAAGAACTTCTTCGACCGAGAATCGAGTGAATAGGACCTTTAGTTTTCGCTCACCCATCCCGCGCCCGAATACACCTAGTGCTGCGAATAGTCGTTGTGGAGTTACACTGGTTAGAATTTTATTCATAATCAGTTCTGCCTTACGACCATTTTCGCCAATTACATCTCTCAATATGGACTGATTAGTAATAATTTGTGTGGGTTCAATGTAACCGGCTTCGATTAACTTTGAAACTGCGCCAGGACCAACGAAGTCGATTTCCAGTTTATGAAAAAAGTATTCAAGTTGTTTGACTTTCTGAGCCATTAACCCTGCCCCAGAGGCATGAATTAGATCGACTTTTGTCTCATTCCACTCTACATTATCATCAAATTGAGAATAGAACCATTCATCGTATAGCTCAAGGTCGATACCGGAACTGATAAACCCAACAATTTTCGGGATTACTTGCCCACTGCGAACAATTTTAATGATAGACCCTGGACAAAGTTTGTTATCCTTTACAAACTTGGCATTATATGCCGTACATCTTGAAATAGTGACACCGTCTAATTGAACAGGCTCAATTAGAACTACTGGCTTAAGTAGACCGTCCTTCGATGCAGACCACTCAATTTCTCGAATAGTGGTTTCTACACCCTCGGAGACAAGCTTGATCTTAACTGAAAATGGTGGATTTAGGTCATCTTCAGTAGGGGTAAAAATACGATATTTTGCAGATTCGACCTCTACCACAAGCCCGTCTAGTTCATATTTACTATCTTGCAACATTTTGCTAATGAACTTTTCCAGATCGGCATAAGAACAAGTTTCTGAGATATGGCTGTATTCTGGTGTATCGAAGCCATAGAGGTTCATCAATTGTAACTGTTGAGTCTTTGAAAGCTTTTGGTCATTAATCAACTCGAATGCGACAAAAACAAAGTATTTGTAAAGTTCTTTTTGACCTTCTGTCTTGTTAAGAAAACCAGCTACAAAGTTGCGGGCATTGGCATAATCACGGTCTGCTTCTGAAAGTAGATTTTTCCAATCAGCAGTAGGAACTACAAGTTCACCGCGAATAAACCCAGTGAACCGGCTTTCTATATACTGTGGCAATTGCATTTTGCTTGTATGTCGAATGTTAGATGCGCCTGATACACCGTCGCCGCGTGACCATGAGTTGACTAGAATTCCATTTTTATATTGCATCAGACAAGAGTTACCATCAATTTTTTCGGTAATAACAAAGCCAAGCTCGCCTGGGAATTTAGTTTTCCAGTTTACCCATTCTTTTTGATTGTGGAGTTGATCCAGAGAGCCCATCATAACAGGTAGTTTTTCTGCTCCGGTGCGATCATTAAAACCAACTCGCTTTAGAATATCGGGGTTGGTTTTTGCCAACTCAACTTCTAGCGTGTCAAACTCGTAATCCGAAAGAATAGGCTCGCCGGAGTAATAGGCACTTTTGGCATCGAAGTAGAGCTGTAGATCTTTTTTCATGAGTTGCCCTGAATACCGCGAACGCGAAGAATGTGATCTTGTACTTTACCGAGTTGGTATCGGCAATTTGCCGCATCGTACCATGTATTGCTTCCCGGAGGAAACTTATTCTGAACTTCGGACAGTTCCATTAGCAAGGAATTCACTCGTACATTAAGAGCACAGTAATCCAATCCCGGCACGAAGCCGGGAGTATTTTCTTTGTTTTGCATTTTATTTAGTTCCAAATACGGTGGGCTTCTTCAATTGTTTCCACACCATCATAATCGGTGATAATCCATTCGACATCATCTGGAATTTCCACGACTTTTAAGCATGCTTGCATATCATTCGCCTTTACACCCAATTTCTCTACGATTTCGATTAAATCAGGGTGGCCACGGAGTTCGTGGCAATTGCTAAATGATGCCAAAAAATTATTGAATGGAATCACTTCGTCTGTGTGATTGTCTCCAACTGCCTGTTTGCGCACATCTTCAACAATCGGACACCCTTTTAAATAGAGTTCATAGAGGGCTTCAATTGAAAGCCCGAAGCCGCCATAGCAGGTATTGATCACAATTTTCATAATATTTTAAAAGTATTAAAGGGGTGGTTTTTTGTTCGTAATTTATTATACCACAGACCAGAATAAAAGTAAAATTTACGGTGCGGCTAAAAATTCATCAGTGACATTTTGAAGCACAATTGTATTTGGTAAGTATTCGACTAGAATAGACTGTGTCACACGAGTGAAGTAGTCGCAACTGACCAAACCCAAAGTATCCTTAGCATCATTACACATATCTTTTATTTTTTCATCGTCAAAATCTTTCCAATGAACAGGTAATTTAAAAGCTTCTAATTTCTCACGAACCATTTTAACGCAAGCTGCATTAAACTCGACACGCTCTGGTTCACTTGGGTCATACATATTACCCCATCCTTCTTCACACAATTGAGCTAATCCTACATAGAAATGGGCCATTTCTGAGCCAAGCCCTGATATAGTTTTATTTGCGTGATTATCGCCATCATTTTCCCACGACATAATTGTCAATCGGTAACCAAAGGGAATAGTAGTAGTTTTCATTTTGTTTCTTTCAATTTAATTCCGAACCTGAGGGCAGAAATAGTCACTTGCATACTTGCCGGTCGCGGCAGATCCTCAACGAGATCGGCCAGAATATTTTTCACGAATTCTTCTAGCATTTCTTGTCGATCCACCACCGGCGAACCAAAGGCATCAATTCGTATTCCTGCATTAAATGCATGGCGTTGTAAGTTTGTGTTCATTGTTTATCCTCTGTCGTATAAAATTGTCTACGGATCTTTATTAGCACTCTCGCGCGGTCCTCTACAGCAAGGCTGTACGCTGGCCCGTAGGAAATGTTTCTTTCATCGATGGTGCATACAGACAGCGAGCTATGTGCTTCCTTGAGTAAGGTTTCCATCTTTTCAACTTCCTTGATTACCCATGGTGATGCCTGGTCTACAGAGTTGAGAATACGGAATGACAATGATTTCATAGTTTTATTTCCTTTAGAATTTTTGCGACCCGCTCGGCAACGGTGCCATAAAGATCAGTCCATGGTTGCCGAAGTTTTTTCATATAAAAGGTTTCTTGCTCTTCGGCGAACTCGACACCAGAACGACCGATCTCTTGTTTGTATTCAAAATCTCGATGGGTAAGAAATACATAATCATATTTCCTAAGAGATAGAATCTCTAGCATAGGATCGACCGAACCAAACCATTTCTGGCTGTAAAACTTGGTAACCAGAGGAGAAGTATCACACACAATAACGGTGTGTTGGTAATATAGCATGTGATTTTCCTCATCCTTAACCTGGGTTTTTGCAATGTGTGACATCGAGGAAAATGTGTATTGCTGATCGGTTGCTTCCCCGTAGGTCCGTCCAAATTCCTCTACCATTCCCCATGCCCCCCGAGCTCGAAGAAGGGCCCGGGCCAGAGTTGTTTTTCCTGATGCTTCCCCGCCGATCAACAAAATTCTCTTTGCTGGTGTCGTGTAAACAATAGGATCAGTCCAATCCTCGATTAACGCACTACCACGTCGAATGGCTGTTCCCGATATAGGAAAGCGCAGCCTATCTACGTCCACGAGAACGGGCTTAACTTTGGTCCTGTCACCGTTTTTTTCAAAGTAACCACAGAGATATTCTGCAAAGCCCAATATGTAATCTTCACTACCAAATACAGCACCTGGTTCTAGATTTAGTGATAGCAATAACTGAGCACAATAGTGACGATGAATATCTTCATGTGCATTGTCGGCAGGGAACCCAGATTCTGGCACGATTACGATTGCTTTTGGGTACGTGGAGGCGAGCCAGAGACGCCGATTGGCGGCAGGGTAGTAATTTTTGCTTGTGTAGGAGATAATTACTACTTTTTCACTCTGAGCAAAGGCTGTATCAATAACATACTTGTGCCCAAGGTGAAGCGGGCAGAATTTTCCAACAACTAACCCAAGTTTATACATTTTTATTTCTCAATGTGCCTCGGCGAACCAACGCCCTTTGAACGCGTCTCCATTTGCTTTTTCCAGTGGCCTGCTGCCCAGATAGCGTGTACCAAAAAGACTGAATACAGACCAGCAGTCATGTAAAGTTCTCGACTGAAGTACAATGGCACAGATAGAATGTTCACGAAAATCCAAAAGTACCATGTTTCCAGCCGTCGCGTCATTAGCAAATACTGCGCAAGAATACTGAAGGTTAATACACCGCTATCAATGAATGGCGCCCATGCGTTAGTGAATTCATGCAGGATCAATCCGTATGCGCCAGCTGCCAATAGAGCCGCAACAAAGTAAATCAAGAGAACTTGTCGGCTTGTTCTGACAATCGGAGTGACATTTACTCCACATTTTCGCCAGATATACCAACCGATCAAACTTGTTCCGACAAAGAATACCTGAAGTAGAACTTCGGCGTATAGTTGAACTGAGTAGAAAAGAGTACCAAAAAGCACGCAGGCGATAATACCGACCCACCAGGTATGAATAGAGTTCTTACCAGCCAGGAAAATACATGCAGTAGTAAAGGCAATCGCAAAAGTCTCAAGAGGGGTCCAAGTAAAGTAGTCCATTATATTTTAGGTTTTCAAAGTTTAGCAAATTTTAGAACATTTGGCGTGACTGCCATCGATGGGCAGACAACTGCACAAGACTTTTTTCCTCCCAAAGTGGTATTTTCATGTCCCAGATAAACACTCGGGAGAAGAGCAATTTTATCAAACTCTTTTTGATTCACCCGGAGCACGCACTTTTTGAAGGACCTGTTTAGCCAAGCTTTATAATCCAGATTTTCCTGGAGCATAATATGAGCCGACAAGACGGCATGGGGCCACCAAGGTTGGCGTCATAAAATCTGGGAACTCATCGAGAACTGCAATATAGAGTTTTGCAGAATCACTCTGGCTCAGATTGTCAGTGAATACCTTAAGGGCTTCGATGCGGGTAAGGTGTGCGTAGCTCCGAGTGGAGGCTTCATCGCGGGCCAGAAAGTCGGCAAACGAATCCAAGAGTTGGTCAGTGGTCATGTTTATTCCGGAAAATAGTTGCAACGGGGATGGCAGTAGATTCTGCCGGGGTTAGGGTATCCACCAAAACCAATATTTGACTCAATCAGCATAGTGCTTTTGGGGGAGAACCCATAATTCTTCATACAGTATGTATCAATCTCAGTAGCGGTCGGAGTTTCTCTATCAAATACGAGCATGACCTGCCGGACATGTGATCTTTTGAGCAGTCAGTAATCATGCTGTTTCCTAATGGAGTTGGTTGGTACACATTTATTATGCCACAAGCTTAGATAAAAGTAAACCTACTCTTCAAAAACTTCGAACCAAACATCTCTCCAGGGTGACGAAGCTTCTTCTTGCTCTACAAATGCATCTGCCTCCTCTTCTGTAGGAAATTCGGCGACGGTGTTTTTGTACACCTCGTCATAATCTTGAACACATCGTTGAACATTAAACATTTTGGTCTTTCGGTTGGTATGTGTTTATTATAACACACCTAGGAATAAAAGTAAAATCTTACGGGCCTAACGCCCACATCTTAATTTCAGCGTGATCCTCAAAGCATTATGAACCGGTTGGCATCTACAAATAAAAACTAAGGTATCATATTTTTTTATTATTTTATACTTATCTCACTAATGCACACATAGATAGCGCTTCATTGGTGGAGATATTAAGTTCATTACACCTGTGAATAATCTTTTTTGCCTTACCTAAGTACTTCCCATGGGCATAACCATCCCAGTTATCTTTGGCATAACTACCCGAGTTATCTTTATTATTTTTAATTTCATGGAACCAACCACAACCATCTATGTGATTTGCCGTACATAGCAGAGAATGTAATTCTCTGGCTAAATCCTCCTCTGGGGATTCTTTTTTTAATGCTTCTAGACGAAGTTTTAACTCCTCCATAATAGAAGATTGCTTTTCAATTTGTTCTTGAATAGAGGAAATAGTATATTTTGACATATTGATCCTTACAGGTAAGATGCTGCGGTTGCTCGGACTTCTTCGAATGTAGATTTGTTTATAAGTTCGCCATTAACAAATACATTCCTAATTGCTTTTTCCATTCGAAACCATTATTATTCCAACGATTAGGTCGGGTGCTGTGTCATGAGAGAGTCACGCATGACCTGGTTAAGCTGCTCAGCGGTCTTATTTTCGATGCTTTGATTAGAAGGTGCGGAGATTTCGGGGACTAGGGTTATTTTGAATCCTTGGTTGGTATGAGTTTATTATAACACTCCCAGGAATAAAAGTAAACCAGTGTCAATCCTTACGGATCATTTTGATGGGATAGTCAAATGTGCTTCCGTCCCGATCAGTAACACGAAGGCACACCCACCATCCGTTATGATTCAGGCTCATCCCGCCAGGAATATAGTTGATCTGGAATTGATCCATCATATTTTTCTGGGCGGGGATTTTAGAAGTCTTGGTCATTTTGAATCCTTGTTTGGTATGAGTTTATTATACCACAAGGTTGGATAAAAGTAAACCACCTTCTTCTGTGTGCTTGCACTTGGCCCGAAAAACAAAGCCTGGGCAGCTGCAACGGAGAACACCATTTTTCTTGGTAACATGATATACAGCTCCTTTGCTACCCATGATCTTGGCAGTCGGTTCAGAATCTGGAAGTTTGTAGCCGAAGGTATTCTGCACTTGAACAAAAGTTCTACCACGAACGTAGAATGGAATTGGCTTCTTAAAAGTTTTTACTTCTGTTTGGCCAGATGAAACAAAAGCGATCATCTTGGATTTATCCTGGGTAAGCAAATAAATATGATTTTTACCGTTGCCATCCCAAACTGTAGTTTCTTGAAAGAAATTCATTCTACTTCTACCACATAATAAAAGTCATTATCTGCACAAGTTGCGCCATTATTCAAACGATCAGCAGCTTGTTGGGCTTCGGACCGGGTTAGATAAAACATAACAAATTCAATGCGGTAATTTTTATCATTGCTATAGATTTCTTTTAATAATTTATACATAAAATTTACTCTTCGGCGAACTCAAACCAAGTGAAAATATCCATACTGGCTTGCTCCATGTCGCTAGCGAACTGTCGAGCTTCTTCTTAGGTACTAAATTCTGCGATCAACTGCTTTGGCTCTAGGAAAAGATCGTTGCGGCATTTGAAGACTAAAAACATTTTATTTCCTTGGTGGTCTTGTCGGGGGTATGTGTTTATTATACCACACCACAGAATAAAAGTAAAATTTTACACGCCTAGTTTGGCCACATGAATCCAGTTGATCCGGCACATAATCTGACGATTGTAGAATTGGTCCAGGTTCTCAAGCACCCGCAGGTCCATCTGGGTCCTAGCTTCCGTGTACGACAACTCTCCCTTGCTTTTACAGAAGAACAAAATCTCACGCTTAAAATTATCTATTCCTAATAGCTCAATATCAGCAATTAGGCGTTCAGAACTGCCCCAATATTCACGCCAATCCGAATGAACTAAACTAGTGGTCTTTTTCTTATACTTCTGGCCTTTACCGGTTTCACCCCTTTTCAGTTTACGGTAGAGAGTCTTAACCGATGTTTTCTTGAAGTATATTAACTTTCTTCCGATATAGGCTTTACCGTCGGAAATTCGGCTTATTTTATAGATAAAACCAAGTGCAGTTTCGGGTATCAGTGAATCATCGAATGGTACACCATTATAGATCCAACCGGGCTCACTCATCTAAATCATCATCCCCATCATCAAGATCTAATGGGTCACCACAGACTGGGCACACTGTAACTTTAGCATCATCGAAGTCGTCTCCGAGTCTAATAGTTCCTCGGGTTTCACAATTGGAGCAATCGAAAGTAATTTTTTGTGACATATATAGCCTTGTTTGTTAAGTCAACCTATTTAACAAACTAAAAAAGGATCCGAAGATCCCTTTGTTCAGGCGCTTGTTAATAGTTCAACAAGTTCAGTATAACCACCTATATATTTATTGTCTCTTAGGATAATAGGGACAGTTCTAGCCGAGGGGGCTAATAACTTGGCGTGACTTAATGCAATATATGATTGAGTAAGATCCTTGTCCTGCCCAACTTCAATGTGAAGTTCCTTGTAGTCAATATTTTTAAGAAACAAAAGATTTTTAGCCTTAACGCAAAACCCACAATTTGGTTTTGAAATAACAGTGTACATTAAAAGTCCGTTTCAAAGGTTGTCTGACTATCATCGCGCACAAGAACATTTACCTTGTATGCATTTGCATTCTGCTCTTGCGGAGCAGGTTGTGTATTACCAATATTAATCCAGTTTTCCATGAAGGGCATAGGATTGGTTTTTGGAAACTTGTGTTCTGATTTTACATCAAGAAACTGAAATACTTCCTTGGCATTATAAAGTACCCAAGCAGATACTGTATTGGCATTTACACCAACCAGTTCTCTGCCTTCGCTGAATAGATACTCAACCCATTTTAATTCTGAAGCTACCACCTCGTTGGCTAATTCCTCAATTCTTGGCTTCAGTCTTTTGTATGCTGCCTTACCACGTTCTGTCGCTAGTTCAACCCTTAACACTTCCTTATCTAATTCTGAATGAACTTCTAATTCGTCCTGGGCAATTTTTTGAACTGCCTTACCGATAGATTGAAATGGACCTGTACTGCAAATAGCAAATGTAATACTAAAACTAGCCATGAATTGAAGACGTTCTAATAATAGAAGTGCGACAATTGCCATGAATAGGTCATCATACACATCATCAGTATAATTACGATCTAGTGCATACTGGTGACTGGTTTTATATAACTTAGAAAATACCTTATTGACTGTATTCATTCTAATGATGGATTCACGAACACTTAGAATATCAGCAAAAACCTTTTCTGGGTCATTGAATGAGGTTCGGATAATTTCAGAATATGTTGCTGAATGAATAACCTCATTGTCACTAACCCTCTGATATGCTGCCCATAGTGAACTATCAGTAATAAATGGCGCCAGCAGAGGCGCAATTGAACGAGAAGCAACAGAATCTGCTTCCCATTGCCAGGCCAGTGTTCGGATCATCATATCATAAACTGACTTCGAACAGTTATTAAAATCCATATTGCATTGGGTAAAGTCGAACTCGGTCTCTTCCCAATCTAAAGATTTCATTAATTTATACAGTCCCCAAATCTTAGGGTATGGTTTATGCGCGGTATTAAAAAGGCCAGGTGCCGCACCAAAAAATAATGGTGACTTAGATTCCATGTAAGACTCAATGGTCTTATCTTCATTAAAAACTTCCATAATTCCTTAAATTTATTTTTACAAACTACACGATTCGCATATCTCTGATTCAGAGCTTAGCGCGTTTTCGCCAGTGTCTAGATTGACTCCATTACTGGTCTTACTATTAATATAATATCTGCTCTTAAGCCCGTATTTGACAATGTCAAGATAATCCTTAATCATTTCTGAAGATGTAATCTTTTGTTCGCCTAAAATTTTGACAAATAAATCAGCAGAGATACCCTGATCGGTCCATTTCTGAATGATGGCATAAACCTTAATCATATCAGTGGTAGAAATACCCCAGGCAGACTGATATTTATGCTTTAATTTTGAGCCTTCTGGAGCACACCAATAGTTAGGAACAGAAGAATCCGTGGTTTTCATAATGTTAAGCTCACGAATAGGATAGAGTCCGTTGGTGGTACCTGACCCGAGCGATGACGATTCAGCGGGCATGTGCGCGTTCAATACGGAATTTCTAATTCCACCATTTGCTACAATGGCAGAACGTAAGAATTCCCAATCACGCTTATTTTCAACAGTGACTAATTCATCTACACGCTTTTCATATGTATCAGTTGGTAACCAGCCATCTACCCATTTGGTTTTATGCATCCATGGCGCATTACCTAGTTCCTTACCTAGTCTTAATGAGGCATTGATTAAATGCCACATATGAGTTTCAGATAGTGTATGAATAAAATCTCGGCCATCCTGATCATCATACTTTTTATTTTCTTTAGCGAGTAAATGTGCAAGACCAATCATACCAACACCAGCGGACAGTCTGGCCTTTGCAGTATGAGCTAATGCTTTGAATGCATAATCTGATTTATGAATACAAACATCAATCATTTTTAGTGCATAATATGCTGCGTCAGCATATTGCTCATCTGACTCGATATTAGACACCACCACCGCACCCAATGAGCATAAACCAATTTCGCCGTCACCCTCTTTATAGTCACTATATAGATCAGCCACAGACTCAAAACCAGCTGTAGGAATTGCAATTTCCGCACACAAGTTGGAACTATAAATTTTCTGTTTGAATGGAGTATGCTTATTTGCCGCGTCAGTCATAAACAAATACTGCACCCCGGTTTCATATGATTGAGTCAATACACCAATAGCAATTTCCCTGGCGTTTAGTTTAAATGGCGCGGTTTTTTCATAGACCGAGTACAATGCTTCGAAGTTGGCTTGATCGCTATCATATTGGGCTTCATACAGTTCAGCATTACCGGCATAGGAAAACGGTGCATATTCCTCATTACGAGCAACCTTTCTTGCAAATGTCCGATTGGAACTAAACGAGTAATGACACCCATCAATTTTCTTTGTAGCTACAGACATTGGGTGGCGCAACTTTTGAATCACCTCTACCTCAGGATCATATGCGCTATAAAACATTGTAGAAGCACCACCGCGACCATTTTGTAAATTGGCGCCAATAGCACCTACCATTGCCCGAATATATGGCAACTTACCCTGATGTTGAATAACTCCACTACGAACTGCATCACCTAAAGATCGAGTTTTTAGGTGGGTTCCAATACCTGCACTTGCACAGGTCATCATATATGCGATGTGATCTCCGGCGGCAAGACTTGCAGCTGTATCATTTGTTGTATATACGCAGCAAGAGGCATAGCCATTTAGCTTGGTACCTAGATTGACATAGTTAGGTGTAGGTGCATTAATTCGACCCTGCGAAAAGTGATCATACCATTTTTTGACATGAATCATCTTATCGACTGCCTCATTTTCTGCTAGAGCCATGGCCATTCGCATGTACACAAATTGTGCTGACTCATACTCTTTTTTTGCTATCTTATTTCTAAGCGCATACTTATAACGAATCTGGTTTAGTTGGTAATGGGGGTATTTTAGATCAAGCTTATGGTTAATGATCTTTTCAGCTTCAGAGTATTCATCATTGCTATAGTTTAACTCAGCCATAATGTCAGCATCAAATAGGGCCTTATGGACCTGCTTAATGGTTGGCTTACCGGCGGGGTAAAGTTCCCGGTCGATTAGGGCGGTATATAGGCGCCCGGCCATACGATTGTATTCCCAGGTTTTTTTGTTTAGACATGCTTCGATTAGCTTTTTCTGTAGCTCAAGAGAGGTGCATTCTACAGGACAGATATTGACTGCCTCAATTACAACTGATGACCAATCTACATAACCCCCCAGGGTTTTTGAGGCCCACTCACCCCACATGTTAACTTTGGACGGATTAAAATCTTCTTTTGTACCGTTGCGCTTGATAATAACTTTAATCATTTTTTCTTTCTTTTGGGTAATACTTGTTCAGGCTCATCAGTTAGGTATTCCGCAATCGGGGATTCGATAGGCTTTATGTGATATGATTTAATGAATTCTACCACAACATCTCCGACAATGAGTTTGTTCTGCATGGATAGTAATTTATCCATTACAGTATCCTGATTATCTGGATCACCTAATATAACAAATGGAATTATAGGACCAAGATCTTTGGCGATTCTATAGAGATTAACAAAGAATAGATCATTGTTAATCCAGTCCATATATGTATCTGCGTTAATGTCTATTGTTCGACGATCCCCAAGACTACCTATTTTAATCCAATTATTTTCCTTATATCTTTCCATTAGCATCTTTTTTCCAGTGCAAGTTCTAGCAGAGCTGCTGCCCCACTCTTTTTGTTTTTAAATACATATTGCTCAATTTCACGCGCTGTAATACCGCTTCGCACTATATCATTAATATCTTTTTTCCACGAATCGGGAAGAATACATATTGTGAAACCGTTTGAAATAGCTTTTTTCAGTTGGTTACACACGTGAAGATTTCTGCGGAAGTCATTATCAGGTATGATGATTACATTATGTTTGTGAGTTTCAAGGAACCTTGATTTGTAATCTGCTCTTCCAATTGCCAGACAATTATCAAGAAATAAACTATCAAGTTGACCCTCAACAACCAGTAGGGTCTTATTTATATCGACATGATTCTGACCATATATGAACTCTTGTTCCTTGTCGATTCTAAGATGAATATATTTAGGCAGCTCCTTACCGAATGCCCTACATGTGAAACCTAATAACTTTTTGGACGAATCATAGCAGGGAATGATCAGTCGCGGAACATCAGTCTTGAACTTTTCAAAAATAGGATCAATTCTAGAAGCCCATTTATAGAATTTTGGGACCAGGTATAGTTCTTTATATCTAGCTTCTGGTATCTGCCTATTAGAAATATATTTAAGAGCCGGATTGCCGGGAGGTAAGGATGCGTATGAGATTAGATCTGTAAAATGATTTTTAGTCTGAGTAGTTTCCTCTTTTTTGATAGGTTCGGGGTTAGGTTGCTTAAAGTCATTCTTTGATTCCCAGATACCTTCCTTAAAATTTTCAAGACAATACCCTCGATATAATGATGGGTCAATATCTTGAATAAACTTGGATAATGGCAGGGATTCACTGCAATTGAAGCAGCGCATAAAAACGCCATCTGGATAGAGTAGAAAGTGGCCGCGCTTTTTTCTGGAGTCAGATCGCTCGCAACTATGAGTAAAGCTGGCAAGAACATTACCAGCGCCTTTATAAGTTACATTTTTTAGCCTAGAGGAAATAAATCCAACATATTTTTTATCAATAATTAGAGATGACATTATTCAGTGTATACCACGTGTTTAATTCCAAAGTGTTTGATAGCTCTTGCACAACCACAGCATGGAGCAGCAAGGCCAGAAACTGTAATTCCATCAACGATCTTAGTTCGTGCAATGTAGAGGGTTGACTTACTCAGGTCCTTATCCGATAGGCGTTTCCTAGCATTATGGATGGCAGCAATCTCGGCATGAATTTGAACTGCCTCAGGATGTTTATTGAAGAAGTGCATTAGGGTACTAGTTTTGGTAGAGTTTATACCAAACGCGACAATGCCCTTTTTCAAGACAATACAAGCAGCTAATCGACCAGAGCCTACTCTGGGGATATCCTCACACATAAGCATGAGTTGTTTCAAGATCTTGTTATCAAAAGCAGAGAGGATCATTTGTGGGCCATGGTCTATTATACCATTATTGTCGTGTGACTATAATAAACAAAAAAGTGAAGTTTATTTCGGGGAAAAGTTTTTCTGGATATAATAGACTATGTACCCCAGTTGCTGGTTGTTCGTAATGTAACTTGGTTTGATTAGCTGTAACTTAAAAGGAGACCTAGGTCTCCTTTTTTACTCTTCGATGAAATCGAACCAGGTGAAAATATCCAGACTGGCTTGTTCCATGTCGCTTGCGAACTGTCGAGCTTCTTCTTCTGTTTCAAATTCTGCGATCAGTTGCTTTGGCTCCAAGAAAAGATCATGCCGGCATTTGAAGACTAAAAACATTTTATTTTTCCTAGTGGGTGTTGGATGGTATGTGTTTATTATACCACAACCTGGAATAAAAGTAAAATTTTACATGTCGACTATTTTTGTGCCCAGCGTACCCAGCATGAGTTTGGTATGAGCATGCCCGGCGATCATCCGAACGTAGAAATTGTTTTTCAGTTCGGGGTGTCGAACTACCTCAGGGTCAGTATCTTCTGGTTTGGTTACAGTTTTGTCCTTACTAGCATGATATGCTTTAGCATCTTCGAAACTGTGCACATAATTCTTTAAATCAATCTGTTTCTTCAAAAAGGAAAGGGATTTACCACTAACCTCGGCATGAGCACGTTCCTGTTTTAGGTCATCGCTTACGATCTTACCTAATGCTTTTTTGCCATGCTCAGAACCGTCCGATGCAATTGCAATTCGTTTACGGCCTTTACCACCATCAATATATAATGCGACTGCCGTAATGGTTCCGCCATTCTTACTTACTTTCCAGAATGGAATTTCATTAACCATCGACTCTGGTGTAGCTAATTCGGGACTTTTGTTACCGCCCTGAGATACATATGCATCATGAATCATTTTATGAATGACCACAGCATCCTTTTCTTTCTTATCCTTGTTATTAGGCAGATAGTTATAATAAGATTCTGAAAGAAAGTCTCTGAAGCTCATAGTTGTGTCTGCTCGTAATGGTATGCTGTAATAAGTTTATTTATATTGGTATCAGTCATACGATGGCCGCCAGAACTGATAATAAGATTATAGTCTTTATAAAGGTTTAGGGCTAACTCAGGGTGCACCGTGGTATCATCGGTACAAACACAAACAGTTCGATTAGTCGGAGCTAGTTCTTCGAGTTTGTCATATTCGGCTGTAATAGTTGGGTCGATACCATATTTTAGTAACGAGTTAGCAGGGTCGGTACTTGGGTTATAAAGAAATAAGGAACAGGGAATTAAACCTGCTAGCTTTTCAGCATACCACCCACCGAGACTTGAAGCAAAGATATTAATGTGATTACTACTTGGGCATTTATCCATAAGATAATCTGCCATTGTGGTAAGTGATTCAATGGGATCAAGTGCATTATATTTCAGTATAGAAATATCAATATGTTTTTGATATTTTTTTAATGTTGATGATTCAGCACCAGAACCCAATCCCGGAATATAGAAGTTCATTATTTCCAGCCTTGTGGTTTAGGCATTTCGGTACTAAGAAAATAGGCTAGTAAAAACCACCAACCACTGTGCCCTAATCCGAACACAGCATATCCAGTGCCACCTAGAACTAGGGCCTGATAGATAATTACATAAATCATTATTCACCATAATATTTAATGAGAAGATTAATTGCCTTTATATATTTTTTGTTGTTAGCATAATCCTCGGGGTGCATATAGGAAGCTTCCTTCTCATGGCCCTTCATATCTTTTTTAAGAAGTGCACGACTAGCTTTGAGAGTTTCAAGAGTAATTAAATCAGCAACTTCATATGGAATTTGAAGGCCCGGGATTTTAAATTCAGATGTCATGTTTAGCTTTCGTTATTAAGAATTTATTATAACACAGTATAGAATAAAAGTAAAGTTATTCTGCCACGAAGTCTTTTAGCAACTTGATCGTGTCTGGGTGCATGAGAACCTCAAAGTGGTTTGCTTTCACCTCTACTTGGCGCGCGTGTAGCATCGCTCTCTGGCTAGCCACGGTTACCACACTGTCGTTTGGCTCAAACGCAGTAGGCAGCGATCCTGACGTGCTATAGATCGACAAAACTGGGCACGGAGCAGGCAGGTTAGAGAGCGGCTTGATATAGACTGAGGAAGGGACCAGATCCCGCAAGACCTCTAAAGAACGTAGAGCCCACTGAGCATAAATTGCGCACTTCGATCCCCCGAGTGGGGAGGAGATTGTAACTACTTTTTCGATATTACGAAGTCTAAGATGGGCAATATTCATTGCAATGACCCCACCAAGAGAATGGCCCACAAGAATAACCGGTTCCTTTTTCGGAATCTGTTTAAGAACTTCCTCAATAGAAAGACGTAGAGGCTGTCTAGAGCTATAGTTAACCGTCGATCCATTTTCACTATAATTCTGAATCATATAGTTAAAGGATAGATGGCTCGAATTCAAGCCATGAATAAAGATAATCTTTGCCATTAGAACTCCAGCCTACCAATTCGGTCGGCTAAGTTGAATTCTACTACCTGTTCTGGAGATAGATATACATCATGGTCAGTTACTAAGAAACTACGAATGGTATCTTCATCTAGTCCAGTGTGTTGAATATAATGATCAAGAATCATTAAATCTAACCTATCGTATTCCTTTTGCAGATTTTTTAATTCTGAGTATGATCCTTCTGAGCCTGTATTAAAATGATGAGTCATTGCCATGCACGTGGGGGTGATGGTTCGATGACCTTTGGCTCCGGCCATAAAAATTAATAGTCCAGCACTTTGGATTTGACCAACACCATATGTCTTAATGGGAATTTTAGATGCAATGACGGCCTCAATAATTGCCATGCCTGCTGCTAAGTCACCGCCTTCGGAGTTAATCATTAAAGATAAATCTTTAGGTGGATTATCTAGCATATTCATTGCCACAATCCATTGGACTACTTCTAGGGCAGAATCTGCTGTAATATCTGAAAACAAAAGAGCCGGACCAAATTTCTCTGTCGGCTCTAATTCTTCTAGTTCGATTTTTTTTGATTTTGCCATATATTACCTATAAAAAATATGTTCACCGATCACAACTCTAGGTTTTTTGCCCCATGCAGGGTTAACGGTATGATTGTGAAAAAATAATGATCCTTTTGTGTTATCCTTATATGTTTTTAGGACTACTAATTTATATGTGATTTCTCTGATACGTTTGGGAACTTTTGTTTTATTTGCTTTTTTCTTGGTGCGTACCCATGAAAATTGGTGCTTCTGATAAACTACGTTACATATGGTATTAGAAAATCTACGATCAGATACTCTATTTAAAGTAACATGGCCAACGGCCAGAATGCCGGCCTTAGACTCACCCCGAGCCTCGTGGTAAAGATTAAGTTCCATACATCTAAGCTCAGCTGATAGTTCGGAACTGTGTTCTTTTTTTGGGTTTCCATTCGCTGTCGATATTGTTACAGACACCAACGAACCGATGATGAGAAGAGTTGTCCTTTTCATATGTGCTCCAAAATAGGTTAAGCATACATACTTATGAATTTTTAGATCGTATACTGGCAAGCAAATGGTTCATCGTCAATTTTTCAAAAGTTTCATCTGCTTTGGTATATGAAATTTTCATATGAAGATTATTTTTTTCGGTATAATTGCGGCGCATATCGGGTGCATAAATCCCCTTCCCGATATGACATCTATAGTTAAGTTTGTCGGACTCAAAAATCATATCTTCGTAAGTCCAAACATGTTGAAAAAATACCCAACGGTCGTCAGCTAATTTATCAAAAAGTACAAATCTACGGAAACCGTGAGCTCGGTTTTTTAAGTCTCGCTGAATTGCTTCATTCTTTTCTGAAATAGTTTTTCCAAAAATCATATATTATCCCATATTCCATCCATCATGAAACAAAGAAATCCATCCATCATGAAACAAAAAAAACCGATAACAAATGCCCACCAGGGGGCTCCTAATGCTATACAAATAAAGAAAGCGAAAAAAACTACCATATAATATTCCAAAAATTTAGGGGGCGGAAACAAGCTTAGGACGGTTGATTACAGTCTGCTTGGCATTATTGTAGATTTTGTGGGCCTTAATCGTGCAAAGAATATCCGCGGTTTCGCCTTCCTTGGGCATTTCAGAATTGCCGATGTAGGTAATCTTGTTGCCGGCAGCATCTTCGCAGATATACAGGTTAGAAACACCTGAATCGTAGTAAGAGAAAGAAGCGCCCTGAATCTGGACGATCTTTTTGACCGTGAGTTTAATAGCTACTTTTTTATCACCAACAGAGGCAATATAGCTAAGGCCCTCATTCTTTTTCAGAATTGCAGCATCCCGGGCAATTTTGTATTCAGCCTGCCGCACCATAGAGTTGCGGATAGCCTGACATTGTTTTTCGGTCAATTTACCGAAGTTGGCGTAGGCAGCTACCAGGGACGCCATGAACTGATCGCCGCGATACTCCGAGTCAAACATAAATGCCACCAAAGCCTGGGCATCGACTACAGTTTTAAAAAATGTAATGGAAGCATTTTGAATGATACGACGCTTGGTGGCGGCTTCATATGCAGCCGGGTGGTGAATGACATTTTGCACGATGATCCTTGGTTGGTATATGTTTATTATACCACACCGCAGAATAAAAGTAAAATTTTACTTACCGGTGCGCCACTCACTCAATTACGGCAGATTTCAACCCACCATTTCGCTCAGTGACTGTTTGTCTGATGCTGGGTGGGTGAATAGCTTGTCACCCATCTTAATGGGGGCGCCTTGATGCAGTAGCCAATTAACGTAACCACCAGTTGAGTCAGTGTTAGTAATTTCTGCTACAGGCCCCTGCCCGCTGGCAAGCTTTGCCCATCCTTCGCGCTGCTGCTGCTGCTTGAGCACGATGCACGCCGCGCTGACTGTTTCAAGCGATGCGGTGAGATGGGCAAGCTGCACCTCAAGCTCTGCGATGCGTGCTTGCAACGGCTCAATGCACACCTTGGCGTAGGCGAAGGCTTGCTTGTCCATCGTCAGCCTGTCATACAGATAAATCCCACCAGTCGGGTCTTTGAACATGGTTGATGGACGTGTCGGCAGTGGTGACAGTTCGTGTTTCATGACTCTCCCTCGTTCAATGTCTTGATTCCATTCGGGCCAGGGTTTGTTGCTCATTTCAATTCTCCGATTCAGTTCTGAGGTGCAGTTGAGAATATGGCTAACAGCTTCATCTGTTAGTATCATTGCTATTCTTTACGTTTTATGTTTACCCAATTCTGTGTATGCCTTCGACTGCTCTTACTATTTCCATTATCAGGTCCATGGATATTCCGGCTCCTGTCATAGCGTTACATGCCATAATTTTATCGCTTTCCCATACTTGATCGACTGTTAATGGTTTTTGCCCGGGGTCGGCCTCGGCTTTGGGGTTCGGCATTACTGGACAATAGCGGCTGCGTACGCAGTCACCGTATTCATTGCAACAATTCATTCTGGAGCACCTTGACTAATAATTTTCAAGTCATAATCACTTAATCCAAGATCGGAGGCCCTTTTTCGGGCGAAATGATAAGCTAGTTGCTTAACTTCCTTATCTGGGACCTTACTGTCCTCTAGCGAAGGTTTGGTAACTTCGAAAAGATCTTTTGGAAGTAAATACAGATCATTTTTGAAGTGATAAACCTTTACTTCTCTAATTTCCGCATTACTCCCTTGTGGCCCTCGGTTTTTAGCGAGTCGAACTGCGGTGGCCAGATTCTGGTATGTACCAACTCTTATTTCCATACCCCGACCTTCGTTTAGGTCACTGTTAGAGTACACTCCGTACACAATTTTTATCTCTGTCATAATTATTTCAAGTTAGCGTTTGTAATGAACGGCGCGTTCATATTTTCCATTTTCGTTTCTGTAGATACTGACAAAATGTCCGTTCTTTGAACCGTCATCCCATGTCCACATTCTGGTCTCGTTATAAGCAATGGGTGAGTAATGCATTTCCCATGCGTCTAGCAAGTTTTCTGACTCGAGGGCAGCATTTAGGGTTTCAAAGAAGTTTTTCATTTACATTCCTAGAGCCAACATCACACCGATGCAAGCAAAGATAAGAACTGTGGCTACCGCGTACATAAAATCATTCACAAGATCACTCCATGAAGATAAGGAGGGTGACACCAAGAATCGCCAGAGTAGCAAGACAGCTGATGATAGAGGATTTAATAAAGATTCGAAGATTGTTCATTTTATTTAAATGGGTTTGTTGTGGTGTGAGTTTATTATAACACGACTCAGGATAAAAGTAAAACTTAAACCACAGGAAGTTGTTGTTAAGTTACTTTCACACCATTCAAGTACCACTCCGTGTGACCATTGGTATACTCAACGGCTGGTCCATCGGCACGATGGAGTTTACCATTCAAGTACCACTCCTTGTCGCCGACATACTCAATAGCTGGTCCATCGGTCCGATGGAGTACGCCATGCAAGTACCACATCTTGGAGCCAGCAGCATACTCAATAGCTGGTCCTTCGGTACGGTGGCGCTTACCATTCAGGAACCACTGGGTTTTGTGTGCATCGACTTGTACTGTGTATTCGGTGGTGTTGTTCATGATGTTACCTTGCTTCCGCCAGTTCTAGGGCCCGTTTCACATACATGTCTTTGGTTTTTCCAACTGAATCGATAAGATTCTGCTTTTGCTTTTTTGAAAGCATCTCGAACATCTGCACAACCTGAGACCCAAAATAACCCGAGGAGTAGGAATGACTGCCATAAACTGCATGAGTGGAGTCAGTCAGCGCGTTGACGGTTTCTTGGAATTCTTGAGTAAGGTTGCTAGTAAACATTTTGATTATACCATGTTGTTGAGTCGGAGGATGATCTTTTGGTATTCTTCACGAATTTCCAGAGATCTTCCGTGAAGATTGGTGTGTGCATCCGCGTCACCACGATCCATGGCGTTACCCAGGTCATCCTGGTTTATGATGAGCTCTTTCTCGAGGGCCGTAAGCTTGTTGTGAAGACGGTTTACAAGGGCGCTGTTGTGTTGTGATTTCATGGTATTTCCGTGTTGATAAGTTATTATACCACACCAAGGAATAAAAGTAAAATGTACTAAAAGCCCTTGAGCGCTCGGAATCTTTCCCGCGTGGCCAAGAAGGCGGGCAGCCAGGTTTTTACTTTCTCCTTGAACACGACTAGCCCAATATCCTGAACAGTCATTGCAATAGTAATATTCGGGACAAGAACTCCTGTGCGTTCAAAAAATGCATATGCATAATAGGCAGTTTGTGTAAAATAACTATGAATATCATCCCGCGTTTTATATCGCGTAGATGTTTTCCAATCCAGTATTGTTAATTCGCCGTCTATACGCGCAATAAGATCGACTGTACCAGCAGTTTCTAACCTATCAGAGTATAACTTAGTTTCCATTGCATGTACTTCCTCAATAGACTCAATGACGGGTATTAGACACTCAAACATTTCACGATTACCCGCATCAAACATTCCCCATTCATATTGTTCGCCGACTATCATTTTTTCACATGCTTTATGAATTATAGTTCCTCTACTCGCGGCCTTTCTGCTAATCTCATTGGCTGCGGCATGACCAATTCGATTCCGCCATTCAGTAATGTATTGAATAGATTCGATTCCAAGAATTGTAGTTATACTTGGATATTTTGCACCAGATGGGGTTTCGTATAAGCGTCCTTCGGGGCCATTAATCTGCTTTATCTTAGCGATATCGTAAGGTATAAATAGTTTAGGTTTCATAATAAGGCTTCTATGGAAATTAAATTTGAACAACTACAAAGTATCTTACCCACATGTAATGATATTATAGGATGGACAGTTCTTCTTAATAAGTATTTGCCAGCGGCTGGAATAGATAGCCCCGAAGAAATATCTAGATTTCTAGCCCAGCTTGGTCACGAATCTGCGGATCTTAATACATTAACTGAGAATCTTAACTATTCGGCTCCAGGTCTATTAAAAACTTTTGGTAAGTATTTCGATCACGATCTCGCGATTCAATATGCTCGCCAACCCCAACGAATCGCCAATCGTGTATATGCTAATCGAATGAGTAATGGTAGTGAGGCATCCGGCGATGGATGGAAATTCAGGGGAGCTGGACCCCTTCAGTTAACCGGTAAAAGTAATTTTCTCGAATGTAGTGAGGATCTATTTAAGGATCAACGGCTAATTGCCAATCCAGAATTTGTACGTTTACCAGATATGGGTTTACAGGCTGCCCTATGGTTCTGGAATAAAAATAAGTTAAATAGCATAACCGACATGATTCTTCTCACCCGAAGAATAAATGGGGGGAAAAATGGTTTGAATGACAGACTGGCTAGGTATGACATTGCAATAAAAATTTTAAAGGATTAGGTCGGTAGATAGTTTGGTTTAATAACAGAAGGAAACTTATGGCAAGAAAATCTCAGACATTTAGTAAACGCACTCGATATGACCGATTCGAGGAAACAGTCCGAACAAAAACAGAGGCTATAGTTTCATACGAAACACCCAGAAAAAAGTTTACTACCCATGATCTGAAGAATATTCATCCTAAAACATACGCACAGGAAAGAGTATTTGAAGCCTACCAACAAGGTGGTAACTCACTGGTTCTAACTGGATCGGCTGGAACAGGTAAAACATTCCTAGCAGTCTATCTTGCACTTCAGGAGATTCTATCCGGCGAAACACCTTTTAAGAAACTAATTATTATTAGATCAACTGCACCGTTGCGAGAAATTGGTCACCTACCAGGTACTGTGGAAGAAAAAATCGCCATTTATGAACTGCCATATAAACAGTTATGTGATGATATCTTTACCCGCTCTGGTCAATATGAAAAGCTAAAGGAATCTGGTATTATCGAATTTGTTTCTACTTCATTCGTTCGCGGACTTACCTTCAAGGATTGTATTGTTGTAATGGATGAGATCCAAAACTTTAATTTTCAAGAATTGTCAAGCTGTATTACACGCGCTGGCAATAACTGCAAATATTTTGCATGTGGTGATACCAAACAAAGTGATCTATTGTACAGAAAGACTGATATATCGGGCTTACCAGAATTTTTGGAAATTCTAAAAATGATTCCATCATTTAGAGGAGTCACATTCGGTATTGAAGATATTGTTAGATCAGGGTTGGTTCGCGAGTTTCTAGTAGCCGAGGAACGATTTGCTGAAATTCAGGCCAGAAGAGAATCATTAAAAATGGTGTAAACTAAAGGGGCCAGATCGATCTGGCCTTTTTTAATCCATTGCGAGTTCTCCACTATTACGCCCAGTCGCCAAATTGGTCCTAGCATGGCGTTCGCTTATACGGGAGAGTACTTGGCCAAACCCGCCAGTATCAGCCTTATGAGTCATTAGTCTTTCTGAATGACGTGATAAAGTTGGAGCAGATAACATATATGTTGAATCTGTTCCGCCGCAATATGGGCATTCCTTTAGTTCATCTTTTTCTGCAATACGACAGCGAACTTCAAAAAGTTCATCACAGTCATTGCATTTTTTGTCCCATGTTGGCATAGTAATTCCTTAATACAACTAGATGGCAGCCGCGAACCGCCAAGTTCCGCTACCTTTACTCAACCCACGAAAGGCCCATATGAGCAACAAAATTATTTAGTGTAGCAGTTTTGAATGCTCAAAACTGACATTACCCTGATACAGAAGGTCAGTAATTGTTTTTTCATATGTAAAAGTTTCATCACTATCGTCAGAAATAGTAATCGAATTGCTAAAGCCATCTGCTAAAAGTACGGCAATTGTAAGTGCTGATTTAATCGCCTCATCAATATCCTCGTTAATAATATTTGTGACAACTAAAACATTATCCGGTGTGTCATTCGCAATTAATCCTACTGCAGGATTATATGTGGTAATTCCCTCATTATCATGCTTATAAACAGTAATGAAAAAGTAGTCGGCAATAACAACGGCTAAATCAGTTTTATCGCTCATTTGATATCCTTAAATGGTAGAACTTTTGAAAGTTCTTTGAAGCAATATTGCTTTTCTTTATCAGAATCCGCACTATTCGCAAATACCACATTGTCGGTGATTGTATTTTTATAGGTATTAAAGTTCATGAGTTTGTCCATTTCTTATAGAATTTGCAGACCGTGGCTGCCTGGGTGAAAAATAATCTCATCATCAGTTAACACATGACCGAATGTTCCAAGTCCAGTTTGTTTAGAATAATTTCCATCTGGCATTTTGCAGAAAATATCATCTGTGTATAAATTAAACAATCTATTCGTGTCTGCTTTACATGGCCATGGATATTTTCCATCTTTTTTAACTGTGTAGTACCCTGTCACTTGAAAACTATAGCCCATTTTATAGCCCATTTGTCCATTCCTTGTTTTGGCGGATGCAGCGGTTAATTGATCGGCTGTATAGTAGCTCTGGAGTTGTAGGATCTTCGATCTCGGAAATAGAAGGTTTTACTGGGTAAAAAACATCTGGCAATGATCCAAATGAATATGCACTATAGTCCATATAGCCGGCATGATAACTCATAATGTAGTAATCAATGTCTACATTATGTAGACCAGAAACTACTCGGGAACCTTTTTTCATAACGGTATTAAGATCTTTCGAGCCATTTTCGATTTTTCGCATAACGGCTACTTTTCGCATTGCACTCTTAATGTGGCCGATAATTACATTTCGAAGTAAGTTATCGACAAACATCAATTCATCTGGACCGACAGCACCAACAGTTAGTTCAAGTTTGGTAGCTTCCTCACGCAAGAGTCGTAACAGATTTGCTGCTACTTTTGCATCCATACTCTCAGAACCAACAGCCGACACGATACCAGCCACATTTGTATTAAAGGCATTAATGCGAACTGTACATGATCGTGTTAATTTTTTGTTATCGAGCTCAACTAAACGCCGCGCCAAATAATGTGCGGCAGGAGTTCGACCAAAGGTATTAATATCAAACATTTTCTTCTTTCGTGATCGGAACCAAGAGCCCATATTCGTTGGGCTCAAGAATTTTCGGGCCGATATTAGCAATATCCGAGACCATCGGTTTTCCCGCATTAATTGTATCCTTAACAAAAATTCTACGGATATTGGCTTCCGGTAAACCGCTGGCCACACAAAATGCTACAGCCTCAGTTTTTCTGGCAGAGTAGTTAACTACCCTCACCATATTGTCATACACAAGGTAGCCTGCAAATTTAAACATTAGAATTCCCTAAAGCTAGGTCCGATAAAGTGTCGAATGTATTCTACAGTCGTGCCTGTAGAACAATTCTTGATTAGATATTCTAGAAAACCACTAGCTCCTTTTTTATGTCGAAGAAGCAAGAACCTGGTGTAAAGTGAATTTTGCTTAGCCCACATCGCAAACTCTTTATCAGTCTGAAAACTCTGAGATTTGTATAAACCCTCAATCTCTAGGATATGCTTGCTAATACTATTACGGACTGACTTTTCATAATTTACAAGCCGCATCTTTCGATCTTCAGATACAAGGGGTAGCAGATCATCAAGCTTATTGGTCAGAATAAGCTCAAGAACATTCTTTTCATGCTGAATTACATCGAGACTTCGGTGTAATAGAACGTATTGGTCCGCTTTGATTTTAACTCGGAAGCCACTATCAAAGGTAATTACCACACCCTCAGAATCATCCCACAGTTTTACTGCCGCTGCAATCTCCTGAATGGTAGATGTGTTGTCCAGAACTTCTTTTACAATGGGAATAAGACCGCTCGTATATAACTCAAGTTCATTATAATTACAATA